CCAGCTTGGACTTATCGTATCCAACGGATGAGTTACGGACGCTCTAACCGGAACGACACGGACCTAAGGTAGGGTTTTGTAGCACTAGGTAATTGCTAGAGCCTGAGATACTCGATGCCAGGGTAGTACTCAACTAGCTAATGCAATTTGGCGGTCTTAAGGGGTAACGATCCCCTTCTACAGCAGTGACAGTGCTGTGTGCGTCCATGAACACTTTAAGACCAGATAAATTGTCTAGCCGGTGAGGTATCTAGCTTGCGCTTTAGAGTGCGCTTACTTGCCCATTCTCCGTTTACTTTCCTTACTAGACTAAACTGATATGATTGGTGGCAGTTTCTATAGCACCCATTGAAACTACCAAACGTTGAGTACCGCCACTACAGCAATACTATTTGCCTTGGTACGACTGAAGGGACTTGAACCCTTAATCAATTAAGCGGCAGATTTTAAGTCTGCTGTGTATACCATTCCACCACAGTCGCATAAATTGGTGGAGAAGGAGGGGATCGAACCCACTTGCCTCGTGAGGCCACGGATTTACAATCCGCTGTCCTACCATTAGAACATCTTCTCCGTTTAAAAGATAATTATATCAAGTTTTGATTGATACAACAAGTCTAAATTTATTCAACCCTAATCATCGAAGTAACTAAGTCAATCCAAACTGAACTGCAACCTAATTTTGCTAGATCTCTGATCGAACAGTAAGGGCCGCCAACAACCTTGAAATCTTTTCCAGACTTCCAGGCTTCAACAACTTCTTCTCGGTTTTTGTAAGTTCTACCATATGCTGGCATGATTACAAGAGGTTTGGAAATTGAATCTAATGCTGTCATTGCTATTCCTTGCTGTAAAGAATAATTATAACCCATATTGCAAACAGATTCAAATTTAAATTTTGGCACGCCCCCAGAGATTCGAACTCTGACTAACGGTTTTGGAGACCGCCGTGCTGCCATTACACCAGGGACGCATGGAATAAAATGCTTGGAATTAGTCGTTACAGAGTTTGCCGGGGTTTAACACCCGGTGCCATACCACTTGGCGAATAACGAAATGCTCGTAATATAAGAATCGAACTTATGATGAAACTGTAACTATCGCCAAAGCAATAAAAAGTAGCCCTTGAATAAGTATTATCGGCGATTTGGTTAGATTAAAAGTCTAGAAGTAACCGATAAAAGCGCAAAGGGCTTAGAATAACATAGGAAAAATTAAGTACAGTGTGTTTTCAAACCAAATAGAAGTAACTGTACTAGAGCACCATATGCTATTCTAAGCCCTTAGCTTAGAGCCCCACCTTTATAACACCTGACTGGCTACAGGCTTGGGTCGTGGGTAAGTAACTTAAGCAGCTTCCTGCTCCAATGCTTGGATGTAATCAATTACAGCTTCTGAGAAACCATTGATCTCAGTCCATGCTTGGTGGTTAACTCCGTTTTGGTAGCTGGCCACATTAACAATGTAACCTTTGCCACGAGGAGCACCTGGGCGATCATAGCTTTGTTCATCAGTAAACACAATGCAACGGTCATATTGACTGATGCCGTCTACAGTCTTCATGGAAGCGCCCAGGGCGGTTCCACCATGACTTTGAGAACTAGAGATTGCTTCGCGGAGAGCAAATCCACGACGAGGTGCTACACGCACAGCATTATTACTAAAGCTATAAATCTCAACAGTCTCACATACTTCACGGCACAACATAGCAAGTGCTGCTGCCGCATCAAATCGTTCTAGATCTGATTTTTGTGAGATTGGAGTACCGAACATTGAGCCACTTACGTCGATCAATAACACGGTTTTACCAGGAATTTTTTGATGATTCGCAAGACTGCGAAACATCATTGATTCTAGCATGTCTTCGTATTGTGGGACAATACGAGCCGCCGCAATATAGCGGAAAGGCAAAACACGGCTAACGTCAACAGTTTGTGCATAAGCTCGGATAAGGGAATCCGATACACCACTGTCGCGCATATTTCGCAGATTACGCAAGAAAGCTAGAGCACCTAGTTTCTTCTCAGTCATAAGACGAGTAAACGTACCACACTTATCTGCACCCGCACTAAGTTGAGTTTCCCAGGTATCTGGTGTTTCCAACTGATCTGAGGCAATACGCTTAAAAAGTGCAGCTTGGTCAGCATTTTGCGGTTTAGGGTGGCTCAAGAACATCACATCGCGCAAACGAATTGCGTTAGAGTTCTTGTTCCATTTGGCAAGCTGGTATTCGTTGAACTTGTTAAAACAAGCTGCCAAGCCTTTTTTGACTTGGTTGGATACAGCAGTTTTGCCTTCTTGCCAATAAATTGACAAGAACTCAGACATTTCGTCTGGACGCTGAATAACCGAAGTTAGAGCGTTTGCTTGCATTTTACCGTGACGTGCAAGTTCACGAACAAGCAGCAGAGGAATGTGACGAAGTTTGAATTTCGTACGGGCTTCCTCAGCTAAAGCAGAAACCTTTTCAGGCGACACTTTAGCAACAAGGTCCTTTACCAATTCTGCATGAGTTTTACCGTCCATATAAAACTGCTTTTCCCACAGCATAGCTGCAAGAGTAACACGCTTTAGCTGGCGTTCTGCATTAACATTGGACACTTGCGTACCCACTGAATTAAAAGCAGGCTTACGCACAACACGATTGATAGAAGACATTTGATTCCTTGTAAATAAGTAAGAAAGATACTATACCTAAATTAAACACACTGGCTAAGAACCTGCGAAAGCAGTTTCTGGAATTGTTTAGCGTCTACATCACCTAAGACGTTTGCACGGTTTAAAGTGTGTGGCTACCACCTTTTGTGTGCCACAAGGGCATACAGCTCGAGTTATGAAGTAACTGGCTTCTATCACTATAGCCAAAGTGTTTAATTTAAGTATAAATTATACTTGAAAATAGTGGCAAGAACAAGTACAAATTTCAGAATCTGTTCATTGTATTATTGTTCTTGCCGCTAAAACATTAATTATACAGACTTTTGATATACAAAACAAGTCTGAATTTTTAGTGGTGGACATAGCTAGATTCGAACTAGCGACCAACGCCGTATGAAGACGCTGCACTACCGCTGTGCTATATGTCCGTGCAATCTTAATCATTGCAACTGCACTGGTACCTGTGTGTTATTTTTGTGTCAGGAAACATCAAACCCCGTGAGAGCAGCCCATCTTGTTTTCGCTTCAACGGACGCAGGACAGTGGTATTGGCACTGATTTGTTTACAAGCCTGCAATGACAATGTAGCATGGTGCTTATATCCACACATAGACGGGATACACCGGCGAGTTTCCTCAGATAAGCAATCGTATCTATTGTCAAAATATGGTGGCAGGCCAACCGCCGTTTTTACTAGCTCAACCGAAGTTGCTAGAGGGCCATACTGGTTGCGGGGGAAGGACTCGAACCTTCCAGGCGGAGCTTATGAGGCTTGCCTCTACCCTGACTCCCCGCGTTAATACATTTTCTTAAAGTCGTCCTTGGCACGATACCAAGTACGCTCTAGTTCTTTTAATTCTGACCAAGTTTGTGGGTTTTGATCTTGAATAAAATCTTCAAATGTGTATGGTCTAAACACATCCTGAAGTTTCTTCATTAAATCACTTAGCATTTACAAACTCGTAAAACTTCTTTGACTTTTCCAGCATTTCTTGGAAGTCAAAAGGCTTGGGCATGAATTTTTCAATCATAGCCTGGGTGTTCATACCCTTGTCAGCCAGGTTTTCTTGCATTTCGGTAATGAACTCCATGTTGGATTCATACTCAGCTTGCATAAGCTCTGCGGTCATCTTGAGGATTTCAAGACGAATTTCAAAAGGTGATTTGGACATTATAGTCTCCGTGTTGTGTGTGTAAAGGTGTGGGGCTTCCACCCACTTCCACATCGTTTATAGTCCTCGTGTTCTGACTGTAACTTCGGGAGAAGTTATTTGGTACTGAGGGAGGATTCCGAGACCTCGACCTATCGCTTATCAAGCGAGTGCTCTGCCGCTGAGCTACCCCAGCGTGTGTGGTACTGCTAAGGGGAATCGAACCCCTCTTATCGGGTTGAAAACCCGGTGTCCTAACCGATAGACGATAGCAGTGGTATTTAAAGAATAATTATACAACAAATAGGCTGTACAATCAAGTCTATATTTATAAGTTTAACCCCAAACTACGGTTCGCTTTCGGGGGAATAGCGTAGCCTATATAACTACTAGGGTGATTAAGCCGTTTGTAAAGGATTGGAGAATCACTCCAACTTAGGGTCAAACTTATAAATACTTGGTGCCGAAGACTGGGGTTGAACCAGTGACACACGGATTTTCAATCCGCTGCTCTACCACCTGAGCTACATCGGCATGGGGTGAATCCGGGAATCGAACCCTGGCTTACTGTTTCACAGACAGCAGTGCTGCCACTACACTAGAAACACCGTAATCTGGCGGAAGATATAGGAATCGAACCTATCAGCCCATTTCTGAACGAAGGCTTAGCAAGCCTCTGTCGCACCTTGCGACACATCTTCCGTATTTGGTAGCTCCACCGGGACTCGAACCCAGATGAACCAATTATCTGTTGCTTACGGGATATAAATCCGCCGTTTTACCATTAAACTATAGAGCCGTAAAAAATTGTATAGAATAAGTTAATATAGTGTATTGCCCTGGGAGTCGAACCCTGCTTGCAGCCTTCCTGCGGTACTCGGAGTTTTGGTGAGTGAAGTATCTATATTATTCGCTAATACCATATTTAAACACACTACGCGGGCAAGATGTTCGGTCTCCCCTCTATCATCCGACAATGACGAGTGTGTTTAAATATGGTAGACGCACAGAGAATCGAACTCTGATTTGTAGGTTAAAAGCCCACTACTTTAGCCGTTAAGTTATACGTCCATATTGCGCTTCCATTGGCCACGAAGCTGCTTGTGGCTTTTTTGATGTGAACCACTGCCGCCACGCTTCATCAAAGCTAAGGCAACGTGGTTCCTAGGTTTTCGTGTTTTCATAAAATTCTTCTTTGGCTTTGCGGAACTTATAGTCCCATCTAAAATCAATCATCATACAGCAAAAACAAGACATTAGTTTTGTCTTTTTGCCACGGCATTTAACATTGCCAGCTCTGACTACTGGTGATTTCATAAACTTTTCTGTTATATTCGTTGACTTCTTTACCTTGCATTTCAACAATCTTATACCCGCCACCTAGTTTAACAAGGATTGGATACCAGAGATTGTCTATATATCGTGGAGTAATTTTTAAAGAAGTCATATTAGTTTTTGGTGGAGGATACAGGGTTCGAACCTGCGACCTACTGCTTGCAAAGCAGCCGCTCTCCCAGCTGAGCTAATCCCCCAAATTAGTTCAGAGAAGACCATTAGCGAACGTTTAAATACGTAGTCAGACTACGCCGCTGGGTTTGTTCTTATCGCTAGTTCTCATGAATGGAACCTCGCTATCTCTAAATTGTGGTGCGTCAAGAGAGACTCGAACTCTCAATCCTTTCGGCATTGGCTTCTAAGACCAACGTGTATACCATTCCACCACTGACGCATTATACTACTAAATCTACATATAAGCCCTTGCCGTTTCCAGCCACAGGGAACTTACTGTAAGTAACAGACTGCTCAACAACTTGTCTGACTATTTCATGACCTTTAGTATCTTTATATGTTATATAAGATGTTTTCTTCATGTGGTCTGCGTATAGACTTTGAACTATTGAGATAGACTTAATTACCATATTGTTGTAACCTTTGTTTACTACCATGCCCGCTAAGGCATCGACTTAGTTTTACATAGATCAATTACTTCTTGCTATTTACTAAATTCAAGGTATAGACAATGCTTATCTAGAAAGCAAGGCCAATTCTTCTTGTAAAGCTCCGCGACTGAACCGGAATCTAGCAAAGGTCACAACAATATGGTCTCGATGGCAAGAATCGAACTTGCGCTTCATGCTCCCAAAGCACGGGTGATGCCATTTCACTACACCGAGATGTGTTAGTTTATTGAAACAAACTAACAAAATTTACTGGAGTACGTAACTCTGTCCAGTGCAACAAGAAATCGTTAGCTTTTTGATAACTCAGAGCTGCTGATCTGAGGTTCCAACCAGTGCTTCTGCCTCACCTTAGGTTCTGCTACTTAAAGCAATATCTTGATTGGCTACTACGGCTCGCATTGTTCTGGTCTATCAACGTAGCCTTTGTCAAGAACAGTACTATCGTTGAATAAGATTTAATTATACAGCATTTAAGCTACACAATCAAGTCAATATTTTACAAGGGCTAACACAGCGCCGCGATGTTGAACACTTAATTCGCCGCTAACCAGTTTAATGGCTTCTGCGTAATCGTTGCCTTCAAATTGCCATACAGCAATCTTTCCGTCAATTTTGGTAAAAACTCGCATGGTTGCCTTTGTTTGAAAGAATAACAATTATACTTGATTTATAAAACAAAAACAAGTATAAATTTTTAAAGCCATATTTAAACTTACTAAAGCCCAACTACCGGCACGCAATGACACTAGACTAAAAGTCTGCGCGAGGATTAGCACTCGTTGGTTTTACAAACTATAGTAAGTTTAAATATGGTGGATCGGGCAGGGCTCGAACCTGCTTCCATAAATTATACTTCCCAAAACCATGTATTCGAATTCAGGCCACTAGTAACTTCGTGCTTGCGGCAGAGGAGAGTCTTGAGTGAGAGGGAAGTATGCCGGCTTTGTGCTTTAACCATGTTAAGCTACCGATCCATATAAAAACACATTTAAACCGTCCTTCAACGCTAGTCGCTATCTCCCTTACTAGAGGGCGGAACAGTATGTGTTTTTATATGGTCTCCCTTGCGGGAGCCATAATTTTAAAAATCGCTGTAGCCAACTTTGCCAACACACGATTTGTAGTAGGCAAGTACGCCTGACTTAGTTTTGGGAAATTCGCCTGACTTTTCTACAACAACGGTATCAGCAGGCTTGCTAGAAGCTTTGGTAGTTGCCTTTTGGTATACACCCAGCTTTACCAGTTTCATACGCACACTAGGTACGCTTTTGTTATAGTCTTTGGCAAGCACTTCAAGTTCTACACCAGCTTGATACTTTGCTACAATTTCTTGTGTTTCGGTTTCTGTGTATGTGAACTTGACTGCCATAACTTCCCTTTAAAGAACAAATTATACAGTATAAACCACGATCAGTCAACTGTGTTTTTATAGACTCGGATTGCATCAGCATCTAAGCTGGCATAACTACGAAAGCTATCGCGACCTACTCGATCATAAAGATCATTTGCCATTTGTTCTAGCCGTACCAGTTGCTCGATGGTAATTTTCGTGCAATGAATATAACGGCTCATGAAGGCACCGATTAAAAAGTCGCGTGAATAGCCTGCCATAATATCTCCAAATCAGCCTATATTATATCAATAAACAGTGGCTTCGTCAAATGTTAAAATTCTGATCTGAGTATCACCACGCTCTTCAGCTTGTTTTAGCCAGTTTGAGTAGACACCTTGCATTAGCGAACTCATGTGGTAATTGTCAGGATGACAGCGATATGTGCTACCTGAATACCCATCAAACTCCCACCAGCCATCTACTAGACGTACTTCAGTAATACCGGAATTAAGTTTCCAGGAGTTCGACCCAGCAAAACCACCGTACCAGCCTGCAAAAACTTTGCGTAGTGGTCGCTCAAGTTGTGGGGCGTCAAATTCTAAAACTACCCAAACATCTGGTGTGTACTTACTCATCTTCACTCCAACCAGTAAGATTGGACTCAATGGTCTGTTCGTGAATAGCGTACTGGCCTTCTGGAAAGCATTTGCGCAGTTCGTCAGTATCTACATCTTCGAAAACACCAACAACACAATCCCAGCCTAGCTCAAGGCCTGTTACAACATATACTGTTTTGTTCATAGATTCACCTTGATATAAAACTCTGCTTGGCCAGGGTCTTGGTAAAATTCCCAAGATTTGTGTTCAGGGCCAAAAGGTTCAACAGATATAGTAGTGGCAAAAGTCATGCCTTCTAGGTCATGGTCTTCTTCTTCAAGCTGGTCTCGGTCTTGTTCGCAAAAGTATTCTTCTGAAGGCTCTAGAACCAAATCTTCTGCCTCAGCTTCGTCTTGGGCTTCAACAACAAAATGTTGACCGTAGCCACAATAGTTGGCCGATTCACAATAAACAATGTATAGCATATTAATTCTCCAAATCAGCCTATATTATAAGCCGATTCAGGCAATCAATCAAGATTAAAATTTGGCCCGTCTGGCAGGAATCGAACCCACATCTAAGGGTGTAGAAGACCCTTGTCTTATCCATTAGACCACAGACGGCTATGTTTATTTGGTTACTGGGCCGTATACATCAAACAGTTCGGTTTCAAAGTGTTTGACCAAACCACGCTCCATGTACTCGTAGTTGTCTGGAATATCAAGCACAATTTGTTTTTGCTCAATTTGTTTCAGCAGTTCCTTATGGCCCAGGAAGTTATCTTCCAATTGCCACAGGTTTTCACGATTAACGAACACAATCTTTTCAGCCCAGTTAATCAAGTTGGCCGAGCAAGGTACTAGCGCATAGTTAAAGTTTGATCCACAACTGCGAGCATTAATACCACGCTGAACGGCCAAAGCAGCACCAGTAGGACTGCGAAGTAGTCCAGCACTGCAAACAAATAACCAGCGAGGAGCTTGGCCTTGATATTGGTTGGCATAAGGTGCTGAAGTCTTGAAGATCGAATCATTTTTAGTGCCAGCTGCAAATGGTGTGTTATTAGTCATTTTGTTTGAATTTAAGTAGCTGTTTGAATAAGGCATTGGGTGAATACCTTCTGTGTAGTTTTTGAGTATGCTAGGTCGATGTGGCTGTTTAACAGCCGTAATTATTGCGCTGCGTCTGGTTCCAGCATTGCACTCTGCATAGTAACTAGCCGTAGCTTTGTCATATTGTTCGAGTGTTGTTAAGTGCATTGTTTAACAAGCTGTGTGCTTGCCAGATTTTTTTGTTTTGATTCACACATTATATCGGCAAATGGACTAAATGTCAAGGCCCAGTCATTTACTGCTGAATTCCAGTAGTAGTCACTGTGAGCACGTAATTTAGCAGCTGTAAAACCGCTAGACTTTAGCGCCTTAAGGTCTGGTCGAACGGTTGGGTCGTGGTCAACCAAGCAATCTTCGCGGCTAACACTATAGTGAATCACTGGACGTACACCGCGCCACGAGTCTACAACACGCTTGAAACGAGGATCTGTAGGTTCAATGTACTCACCTGAATTAATCCAGTGATGATGAATGTCAAGAACAAGTGCACAGGTATCTACCAGTTCTAGAGAGGCATCAAGACCCCAGGTGAACTCGGCATTTTCGATTGTTAGGGTGTTGCGTGCTTCGGGTGAGAGTCTACGCATGGCAGCTTTGATACCATTGGGGCCTAGCTTACCGCCAACGTGCACATTGCACTTGAAGTCTTGAAACTTCTGGCCGTAACCCATATAACGAATCAAGTCTGCATGATACTCGAACTCGGTAATTGAATTCTCAACAACGCCAGGATTTTCTGATGCAAGCACGCAAAACTGACCTGGGTGGAAGCTAAGGCGAATATCGTGAAGACGAGCAAACTCGCCACACATACTCAGGTGAGCTTCAATCTTGGCAACAACATCAGACTGGAAATAAAACGGCATATAGTCATCATGAGTATACGCTGGCAGCAAGTCTGATGTGATACGAAACATACGCTGATTGTGCGGCAGTTTAGCAACATATTTAAGCTGACGATAGAACGCATTAAGATTGTGGTCAAGCAAACCCCACAGCTTGGCACGAGCAGCGTCCGGAGTCTGACGAGCAAGATAGCTGATAGTTGTAGACTTGGTATTCAGGTCTGAATTAGCTGTATCATGGTCAGATTGAATTTTGCAGGCAAAGCCAACGCGATTGATAGTTTGATTAAAATATGTCATAGCCACAATTATAACAAAACTAACTCACACAATCAAATATAAATTTATCGGCCTACTAAGCCAAAGCAGATTCGGCACACAGGAAACTCATCACTATCAGTTTTGTGGTCAGTACCCCAAATACCGCAATGTGAACATTCTTTACAGTATTCTTCTAGTAGGTAGTCGTCTATATCTTCAATATCAATGCCTGCGTCTTGACAGGCTTCTGTGAGAGTTTTACGGGTTCCTGACAAGCGTTTAGTTAGTCGCTTGTACATCTGGTTTGTATCGGTCATCTAGGTGTTGGTGGGTTTTCTCAAATTCAAGAAGGAACATAATACAGCAGGCTGCGTGAGCAAGGTGCGATAGGCCCGATTCAGGGTCACGATCTTCACCATTATTGAAAGCTGTAATATGTCGCATTGCTGCGGCTAAGGGTCGGCTCCAGGCAAAGCCCTTGCGCCAGTTGTGTTCTGCGTACTTTTGTGCACCAAACTTTAGCACTGCGGCTGTTTGATTCATTGCTTCAGTACTAAGCAAGTTAAGTGGAAGCTTCTCACCATCAAACTTTAGTGCTGTACCAAACTGTTTTTGGATTGCTGCAATTGTTTCTGGTGGGATTTGTACATTGTCTGGAATTGGTTTAATTGCTGCTCTATCAGCATTTGTGGGAAATTCCCCAAATACTGTTTGATGTTCTAGTGTTTGTGTTAGGTCTTCGGTTTTAGGCATTGTGTTAGCTTTGTATCGGGCAATTTGACTTGGCCCTGGTTTATAGGGTCGGCGAACATTCATTATAAGTGATTTAACCGGTTTTGTCAACAGGAGATTTTACCAATGCACATAGCTTTGGCTCCGTAAGTTTAATGTCTACTTCAGGTTTTAAATAGTTTTGTCTGCAATACTCTAAGTACGAGTAGTAAGCATGACGTGCAATGTATTCGCTAAATGTCATAAAACACCTATAATATTCGATGGTTTATTATAGCACCCAAGTAGCTTTCCGTCAACGCCAAAATTTTTTGTGGTATTGGCGCAGATCATATAAATTTTGACTTGTCGTGGAGTACTGTTTGAGTTATAATGTAACTTCGACTATAAATTTAAAAGAAAATTATGGATATTAATCTGCTTGTACAACGTTTACGGCACGGAGATAGTTATACTGTGCAAGATGGGGACAACGACCCTTACCAAGTAAACAATCCACCCAATCGTTTGATGATAAAAGCTGCTGATGTTATCGTACAGCTATCCCATGCGGTTCAGCGAGCCAATGAAGCTACTAATAACTTACAAAGTCAATTAAATGAACTTGCCCAACAATATGAAACGCTTCGAAATTCTAGTTCTACTACAACATCTAGCTGAAAAGCTTGATACAGGCAAAGGTACTGTCTTAGAACAACAGAGTTTCGACACAATAATGGAGATCTTAAATGAAGACATTAAAACTCGGAATAGCGGCCCTAGCACTATTGACAACTATAACATTAGGGACGGCCTGGGTAAATCGCCCACAAAACTTATATGCTAAGCAAATTCCAATCACACAAGTGCCCAAAGCAGAGATATTTTGCTTAGCCAAGAACATATACCACGAAGCCCGAGGTGAACCGTTTGAGGGTCAGATTGCAGTTGCACAGGTTACATTAAACCGTGTTGCTGCGGGTACTTTCAACAAGACTGTTTGCGGTGTTGTTTATGCACACAGTCAATTTTCTTGGACACTGGAATCTCGCAGACGAGTAACGGACGTTAAAGCCTGGGAATCAGCAGTGGATATTGCAGCCGCAGTATTAACTGGATCGGTTAGGTTGCCGGACTTTAAAGCCCTTTACTTCCACACAAAACAAGTAAACCCACGCTGGAATCGCAAAAAGCGGGTGGTGGCCGTAATTGGAAACCATATTTTTTACAGTTGAATTCCTTAGCTCAATCTGTTATAATAAAGGCTTAAGGAAAAAATTATGAAGATCAGACTACTATCAGACCTACACACAGAATTTCGTCTGCCATACAAAACTCAGAGCTTTGCCGAATATCGTGGCGAAGACGTGCTTGTGCTTGCAGGTGATATTGCTAGCGGAAGCACCAACACCATGGACGTTATCAAATTCTTTCGTGACCAAGGCTTTCCACAAATTGTGTATGTGCCTGGCAACCACGAGTACTATGGCACCGGCTTTGACGAGTTCAATGCCAAAATGGAAAACAAGTGCTTGGAGTTTGACAACGTGCACTTTTTAAATCCAGGAAGTGTGACCATTGACGGTGTCAACTTTGTTGGTGGTACACTGTGGACTAACTTTGATGAAAATCCCTTTAGTCAAAGTGCAGCCAAGCGCGGTATCAACGATTTTCGCATGATTCGTGACTTTGATGTTAACCGTTGCGCTAAAACTTACTACGAGCACTTTGACTATATCAAAGATCAGTACGAACAGCGCGGCGACAGCAAAGTTGTGGTTGTCACACACTTTTTACCAGCTCGTGAGTGCATTGCACCCAGATTCCGTGCAGCAACCCTAATCAATGACTACTTTGCTAACAATCTTGGTGAGTACATCGCCACTATGTCTAATACTACTTGGTTGTTTGGACACACCCATGATGCTACTGATATCGTGCTTGGTGATACTCGTGTGGTTGCGAATCCTCACGGTTACTACACTGCTATGAACGATGGCATTGGTTTTGATCCATTTAAAACGATTGAGGTTTAATATGGCTAAAGTAATTGGATTTGATGAAACTAAAATGAAACGATTTACTTGTTATGCCTGTACTGCCATTGTGTTGTACGCTCCTAATGAGGACCAATATACCAGTCGTACAGATGAAGGCACTAAAATCAAAGGCCTTTGTTGTCCAAATTGTGGAACGTTTCATCGTACTAACCCATGAAAAACATAACCGATTACATGAACGCAATGCTAATGTCACTGATAGGCGATCGTGAGTTAGTAACGCAATGGTGGGATTCGCCCAATCTGGCATTTGATGGGCAGTGTCCACGCGATGTGCCAGAAGCCCAAGTCAAAGCGTATTTGGAAGGGCACTGTTTTGGCTAATCAAAGTTATTATGAAATTCGTGAAAACTGTGAGCTGGTTGCCTGTGGCTACAAACTTGCTGGTAAAGCACAGCTTTTTGTAGAACACTACTTGGACACTTTTCACAAGCGCGAGCACTTTGCCCTGTTTTCAAACACACCAAATTCTTATTTACCACTAACTATTACAACCAATGAACTTTAAAGACAACATTACTGCCAGAATCGTTGCCGACAGCATTTCACCAGACGGCGTACGCATGACCACCATGGAAATTGAGTATCCACGGTTTATCTTAGCAGAACTCAATACTCACCGTATGCTTTCAAAGAACTCGGCAAGTTCACGCGCCATTCCTGTAAAAGCCATGCACGAGCAAATCAAAGCAGCACCTGCAGGCCCTGTGTTTTGGGGCAAGAATCAAGCAGGTATGCAGGCTAAAACCGAACTCACAGACAACGACTTGGGTGATGTTAAGTTTATGTGGACGCGTGCTATGCAAGACGCACTACATTGGGCTTGGGCAATGAGTGATCGTGCTGGCCTGCACAAACAAATTGCCAATCGCGTGACCGAACCCTGGATGACCATGAAAACTGTTATCTCTGGCACTGAATGGGCAAACTTCTTTTGGTTGCGTGACCATGCAGACGCACAGCCTGAGATTGCTGAACTGGCACGTAAGATGCGTGAAGCTTATGATAGCAGCACACCACAACTGTTACACCCTGGAGAATGGCATGTACCTTATGTTCGTACTGATCGCAGCATTGTTGATGGTAGTCTTTGCTACTACGATAATCATGGTGACGACCTCACCGCAGATGAAGCCCATGTTATCAGCGCTAGCTGCTGTGCTCAAGTGTCGTATCGTAAGAACGATGATACACTGGAAAAGGCTCAGAAAATTTTCCATCAACTGATTGAATCTACTCCAGCACACGCCAGCCCTGTTGAGCATCAAGCTACTCCTATGAACCCTTATAGCACATATGGCTATAACCCAGAGTATTGGGAAGAAGGTACTACCCATATTAGTCGTAACGGTGACTTGTGGTCTGGTAACCTGCGTGGCTGGATTCAACATCGTAAGCTAATCCCAAACGAGGCACAGTGGTAATGGAAATAAACTATACACTTATGCCCACGCCAAATTACGGGCAATTAACTGTAGCAGCTAATCCAGACATACTAACCATGCAAGCTAATAACCGTGAAATTATCAAGATTACTCCACAAGGAGAAATTTACTGGCACGGTAGGCTTGTAGAAACTGATGATGATTTCAAAGCCAGTATGTTGGAACTAGCTGAGCATTTTAAACGAAAATATTGGTAATATGAACGTAGTACTCTACACCCAAGACTTTGAACCAATCACGGTATTGGATCTTCCGCTATGGTTGCTGGAACAAATGGAACGCCAAGGTGCTGTGCGTGTGGCAGTACAACAACCACTCAAGCTTACTCCACCTGAGGGTCCAATTGATTTTGAACCACCACCAATCGTTACCATTTACTGTGAACGATTGCGCTGGAAAGACGGCACAGTTAAACCTGTGTTGATTACCAATGACGATGAACTTGCACTGGCACTGCGACCAGCATGGTTGCCAGGCCAAAATGCCAGTATTCAAAGCTATAAGGCAGTTATTCGTGGTTTAACAGACCAACTTGTCAAGGCAATGCGAAAATAAACTCTTGATCTCGTGTCCAAGACATTATATAATAATTTATTGGATAGGAGATCAACTATGTATTTTTGCGTAAAATGTTCAGATGACGTAAACCCCAAGCGCTGGGCATTGGGCAAACATACCTGCTTGCCGTGTGGTGAGCGTGTGGCTCGTGAGTTCAAACATTGCATTGTGCCAATGGCCAAGAGCAATTACCAGCCTGTTACTGATCTCGCAACACTCAAACAACTAAACAAATATGCTAGAACTTAAAATTTCCTGTGAAAACGCCGAAGAAGCACGCATTTATCTTAATGCAGTGCAATATCACAACTTGCTAGACGACTTGCGTAATGCACTTCGCAATGCCTACAAACATGGCGATGATAAAGATGCACTTGTAGTGTTGTCAAACTTCTACACAGATATTACCAGTGCTTGCGACAACCATCAAGGAGCTTACTAATGAACGAACGAATCAAAGAACTTGCTGAACAGTGCTGGGAGAATGTGCCCTGTTTGCCTTACTGGGTTGGAATTGCCGGCAAGCGTGAACTTCTTTCTACAGAGAAAGTGTTCAATAAAGAAAAGTTCGCCGAGTTGATTGTGAAAGAATGTATGGGGCTGGTTGATGGATACACCTACCCTGTGCAGACACAACCATATACAATCTATCATATTGCAAGTGAAACGATCAAACAACATTTTGGAATAGAAGCATGAACCGTGAAAAATTTAACTTAGACCGCGAATTCAATCGTTGGTTTTTTGACGAACAGTATCCTGAAATGGGATCAAATCGTGCACAAGTTTATATGTACGGCAATCCACAAAATGGTTCAAATCGTGACTACTGGATGAAACAAGCGTTTCGCCAAGGTGCTCAAGCTATGTTTTCAGAAATAGACAATATCTTTTTGGACTGGGCTTGTGCGGTTGAGGGTCTAGACCCCGAGCTGATTGAGCCTTCGGAAGTTTACGATCGTGCCAGGCAAAACTTGCACTACTACATCAACCAACAACTAAGGCTATTTCCATGAAATTACGTAAGATGCGCCGTCGTGCAAATCAACGTCGTGGCTTTGGTTATGGCAAGCGTTGTCCAGAATACTTTCGTGGATGTATAGTCTGCGAAGCATATCACTACTACGACGAGCACAAGCGGTGGCCTACATTTGAAGAAGTAAGTGAAGTTTGCAGACAACATAATTTAGAGGATGATTTATGCAAGTAAAACTAGGCCCCTACACCAACTGGATTGGACCTTATCAGATTGCTGAAAAGATTCTTTGGTGGATGGACAAGTATTCCGACGATCGTGTACACAAGTTTGGCACTTGGCTTAGTGAAAACCGTGATGGAACCGATAGCTGGCTGACCAAAGCGTGTAACTGGGTACACAAACACAAGCGTCGCCAAGAGTACGTTCGCATTGATCGTTACGACCACTGGAATGTAGATCACACTCTTAGCCTAATCATTGCGCCGCTGTTAATTGAGTTGAAAAAGCACAAGCATGGTAGTGGTTATATTGACGACTGTGATGTGCCAGAACATCTTCGCTCAACTGCACTAGGTGCTCGTGATGGTTGCGAACATGAGTGGGATTCAGATGCCAACTTGCACAAGCGTTACGAGTGGTTCCTAGACGAACTAATCTGGGCTTTTACACAGCACAAGTCTGATGACGAAACCGACAAGTTTTATGACCACGGTGAAAAAGTTCCTGGTGAAGACCTGATGCAGTCTATTGGCCGTATTAAAGTTGATTATCCTGGGCTAGAGGCACACAATGCTCGCAAGCAGCACGCTTTTATGATGTTTGGCAAATATTACGAAACTCTGTGGGATTAAACATGACTAATTTATTTATTATTGTACTGGTTGTTGCGGCCATTGTTTGGTGGGCCTGGAAAGTAGCGGATTACTACTCTGAGCACGACTCACTTTGTACTCAAGACTGTGAACAAGGTCGCCAATGTACTTGTGGCAGTTTACCAGAGGATAATCCCAGCTGGCCATTTCCAAGGAACCGTCCATGAAACAATTTTGGCATGAATTTTGCGTTCAAGCGTATGTGCAACGATTTGAACTTTGGGCACTGGTCTTGGTCAGCGCACTTTGGATTGTGTTAGCTGAATGGGTTATTCCCAGAAATTGGCTAGACACTATTGTTTATGTTTGCTTTGGTTGGTTTGTCCTAGGCAAAATATTTGTTCCTTGGATGGAGCAGAAATTACAGAAACTCTTTAACTAATGTTGCGTTTTAGCAACACTTTTAAGCCACATTTGCAGAAATGCACTTGTGGCTTTTTGCTTTTTGGGCTATAATATTTATATTGATTAGGAAAGATATACTATGATTAAACCTGGAACACTTTGTATGATTCGTGGCGTACCAGCCAACGTTATTGGTGGTGACTGCAATGGCAAAATTATTACGGTTGAGGGTATTAAATTTGATGACATTTATCTTATTAGCCCCGAACTTAATAGCCAGTATAGCTATAATAAACTCAACGGCTGCCCTGAAAAGTACCTGTGGCCATTTAGTGACCCAGATACCCTATTGACTTCGGCCCTAGACAAAATCTTGGAGACTGTATGAAACGCGGCGAAATGCTTGACAAAGCCATTCACTTGGCAACTAATGCACATCATGGTCAGTTTGACAAAGGTGGCAAGCCTTATATCTTGCACCCATTGCGAGTCATGAGTTTTTTGAAGTCTGATGACGAAGAATTGCAGTGCATGGCACTGCTACACGATGTAATCGAAGATACTGATACTACATACAGCGACCTACTAGAAGCTGGTATGAGTATGCGAGTTTGTGAAGGCATCATGGCACTAACCAAAGAACGTGGTTACACTTATGAACAGTACAAAACCAAGGTATTTGCCAATCGTGATGCCATGCAAGTAAAAATGGCTGACTTGCGTCACAACACTGATATTCGCAGACTCAAGGGTGTGGCTGCCAAAGACTTGGAACGCATGGCCAAGTATCACACATTTTATCTTGAATTGCGACAAAAACTGGAAGCTGTATGACACAAATTGTAATTAATACCAGACATGGCGGATTTGGCCTAAGCGACGAAGCCATGGAAATGTATCGTGGCTTTTGTCAGGAACACGGTGCGGAACCATGTGAATACGATTCGGACATTCCACGAGATTGTTCGTGGCTTGTTGCCACAGTTAAAGCACTAGGCGAAGAGGCCAATGGAGATTGTGCACATCTTAAAATTGTTATAATCCCAGATGATGTAATCTGGACAGTACACGAATATGATGGAACAGAGTGGGTTGCTGAAGCCCACAGAACTTGGAACTAATATGAAACTACTTTTAACTATTCTTAGCGGCTTGTGCTGCGTGTCTTTTGCGTATCAATGGTACTTGGGTCAACAAATTCCAGCATGGCACGCACTAGTCTGGTGTGTGAGTGTATTCTTGCACCAACTGCGTGAGTACCTGGAGTCATGATGCAACTAAATATGCGACAAAAACTTGGTATTCGTATCGCGGTCATGGAACAGTTTGGAGAGGCGACTCCTTACGAGCAGTTAATCGAAGAAATCTGTGAGCTGCGATTTAGGGTCGCGGAGCTGCAAAAAGCTAACAGTGACCTAGGCTGGCAACTATACCCAGAGTCAATGGGCCGATAAAATAGTTTGCTTTTGCTAAGTGTTGTTTTTATGCAACAATCTCAAGCCCCTCAGTGTTTGCGCACTTGAGGGGCTTTGGCTTTTGTGTTATAATATATACATATTAAAGGAAATAACTATGGCTTACATTTTGATGATTTATACTATCGTGGCTGGTGGTGGTCACTTGGATTGGCGTCCTATTGGTGAGTTTTACCAAAGCGAGAACAAGATGAATGCATCGGAAAAGTGCGAAGCAGCGGCAAAGCAGCTTAGTCTTAAAACTGAAAAATATCGTTGTGTGAGGTCTAAATGATTTCACGAATATTTATAATTTGCGATGCTTGCGAAGCCGGATACGGCAAAGGCATGGATAAACGAGAATGTAATAATCCCTACAAAGAGGGTACTGAATCCAACGAAGCCTGGACGATTTGCTACACCTTAGGGTACAAACGACGGCTAGAGTCTGAGCGAGATAAACAACCTGAATCCACTGCAGACCCTTGTCCAGGGTGTAGTGCACCAGGCGTTTGCCGTACACCTGCTTGTGGTAGATTGAAACTGCCTGAGAATCACCCACTTAGAAAGCACGCATGAAAAACTACCAATTCCGCACCAACTGGCGAGGCAAGCTAATCTTGCAGCGCCTACATACCGATCACGACCGTTGGGGTGACCTATGCTATGTGTGGCGAGATGCCACAACCCAAGACTTAAAGGATTATTATGCAGAACTATGTAAAATACAAAACGCACCTACTTGCCAAGAACTCCGACGCCGCTTCGATGCTGAGTGCGGCTAATAAGTTAGTGGGCAAAGAACGGGAAGTGATGTTGAAAAAGCTAGATGCACATTTACGTGATGTTGATCGCAGATACCAGGAACTATTAAAATGAAAATTATTGCAACAGAAACTCCAAAAACCCTTGAACAATATCAACTTGCCTTGGATGCTGCTTGGGTTGGCGGCATGGCATATGGCCGAGGAGAGGCTCAGCAAGAGCCTGTGGGCGTCAAGTTCAACGAAGGTTTGTGGCAAGAGCGAGAGGCCCGGATTACACAACTAGAAGCCGAACTTCTGTGGATGCAAGGCCACGAGTTAAAGCTGCAATTTGCTCTGGCGGCCGCTTCGCAAGCACTCGCAGAGCAGCCAGCACCCGTAGAGCAAGTGCCTGGTATGGCAGTGCAAGCGTTGGCTGGTGAAATTGTCGAAGCGTTGCTGGCAGACGCACAAGATGAGGGTTACGACCTATCGGCTGGCATGTTTGGCCGGAACTTTTCAACTCTTGTTCGGCGGTGGGCACAAGCCGAGTGGGCATCCCAGCAGCCAGCGCCCGTGCAAGGATGGAAGCTGGTTCCGGTTGAACCAACATCGGAAATGCTGTTGGCTGGGCGTGATGCTCACTATGAAGCCGAAAACAAGATTGACAGTCCAGAAGCGTGGGAGGCAGGAGGTTTCGCAAACAGATCTGTGCGTGTACGTCACACCTTTGCAGCCATGCTTGCAGCCGCCCCGCAGCCAGCACAGCGCAAGCCTCTGACGGATGATGAGATTTGGGACGCATACGTGAGGTCGCCCGTGTGTGTTAGTGACAGCTCTCTTTCCCACTTGTACGCTTTTGCCCGAGCCATCGAAGCCGCACACAACATCAAGGACTAAAATGAAACTAAAAGAATTACTAGACCAGGTTCCACGACTGCAAGACTGGGCAAATATCGGCCCACTACAACGAGCTGAGCTGGAACAGTTTGCGCAAGCACTACTCGACTCACAAACCACTGCAATTACTGCCGACGGTGTGCTAGTCAAACCAGGCACCAAAGTTTGGGTCTTCAGCAGCGTTGGTAGACCAACCAAAACCACAGTCATACCAACTGAAGCTGTCACAGACTACTACTTATTCGGCAACATTCCTGTCCAACACAGCTTTTCAACCAAGCAAGCTGCCGAAGACTACAGAAAGCACAACCAATGAAACAAACTCACCAAATTGCCTACAACTATTGTCAAGCCATGATTACTCAACGTGCTCGCGAAGATGCTGTTGGTAAGGCACTAGCTTACATTAACTCCGATAATCAAATCTTTGGCCTAGCTGATGCGGTTGAGGGTCCGTACACTGAACTAGTAGCCGAACTACTAGGCCCTGAGCTATTTGACTGGCTGATGTGGTGGATGTATGAAACGGAACATGGCACCAAACGCATGGGTTTTATCGTTGACGGTAAAGAATACGACCCTACACAGATGACCCTTTATAAATTCTTGGAGATTGTTGATGACAAAAGTTAAACTTTGCCGTGAATGTACACACAGCATCAAACAAACTCACAGTAGCTGGAAACTAAATTGTCAGAATCCAGAAGTTAATCGCCGTGACGCATATGCACTGGCCTATGCCGATTTCACAGGCAGTGACTGCATTGATGAACGCCGCAAAACCTGGTGGGCAGCTTGTGGTCAACAAGGTAAATTATGGGAGCAAAAAAGTGAGAATGCTTAAACTACAGCTTTACCCAGGCATAAACACCATCAAGCTCACCAGTCAAGACTGGAAGCTTCGCTACTTAAACGATCAGGATGGCAAGATCATGGGTTGGTTTGAAGTACTAGAAACCACCAACACAAATCCTTTTGAACACGAAGTGTACTTGGCACTAACTGGTGAAGAAATTCCAGAAGGTTACCAGTACACCTGCTCACACCAAATCCACGCAGGTAACGGATATTTTCTAATCCACGCATACGAATAAACATGAACACAAATCCAACACAATATTTAATCTGCAAGCTGCAGGAGGAAGCAGCTGAGGTAATTCAAGCGGTTTCAAAAATCAACCGTTTTGGTGAACAGAACCGTCACCCAGATCGCACTACTACCAACAAACAAGAACTTGTCGGAGAACTAGAAGATTTTCTTGCAATTCTCGGAGTTCTTGAGCAAATGGGCTGGATTGACTTGACCCTAAGTCGCAACAACATTGTTAACAAAGCACAAGCACTACTCAAGGGCTAATCCTGAAGCCTGGATATAAGAAAAATCTTGTAGCTACCTCCACTAAAAATCTAGGCATTGACAATATGCTGCCTAGTATGCTATAATTTAGTTATATTAAGAGATGATATAAACTTGGTGACAACCGAATTGAATAAAATTCTTGCTGTAGTCCCACCGCGGAGTTCCGGAGCGAGGGGGCGTGAGCAGCAGATATTTTTTCTGATTCGGGTAGTCAGACCAAGTTACCCGCTAAGTTGGGATTATTGTGTTTGGTGTTTTTAAAGCATATGCAAAAATATATCGATCAAAACTTTTGTCCCACCTCTCACCACCAGGCTCTAGATCGCCCAGATTTAGGGTCACACTAGCCTTTTGCTTGCTACAAAAGCAATACTATTACCAGAAACCTTATGTTAAAACTTAGAACACAGGATATTAAAGCGTATCCATTTGACGAGTACCAAAAACTCAACAAGACCCAGCTAGAAGCTGCAACCAAAGAACATTATATAAGCGCTCACAGTTCGTGGATGTTACCACAAATTGTAGCGCATTATGCTACTTGGACACCAGTGTTAGTTGAGGGTAAGATCGACCCTATGCTAACAGCCAAAAAGAATATTGTGACGCCCTGGGATATTGGGCTGTGGCGTGTTGCCTGCCAGCTCAAGCGCGGCAGCCTAGTTAAATTACAATCACGTCCAGAGTATGCCAATTATTCGGCACTGGTTCCACTAATCTTATGCGCACAGAAAAAATACAACGGTGTGGGTTATAATCAGTGGAATATTCAGGAAGGATGCCCGCTAGTAGACGAAGCCCTCTTAGAAGCTATGTTGTGGCGGGATGACGAGTGCTATAACTTAGGGTCAGAGCGAGTAATTGAAATTCGTACTCAGGGTTTGACTATTAAAAGTGGCCCTAAAATGGGTGAGGTACAGAAGCCTACTTCGCAATGGTGTCTAAAAGGCATCAAAGACACAGAGTATGCGAGCGTTCCTGCACTAGCAGCCACAATGTTGTCACAAATCTGGGTAGCACACCCTAGTCTACGATCGGAATACATGGTCTTAGACCCCTATGATTGGGATCGAATGCCTCCACCACTGGTAGGTGCAGAAATTTTTAAAACTCCTGACCCTAAATCGCCAAAACCGCCTAAATCGTACTCAGACGGTACAGATTTGCCTTGGTTGATGTAAGGAGATACAGTCATGAAATACACCAAAGAAATCATTGACCGTATGGTTGCCGACTACAAGGCTCAGGTGCCCGTTGGTGACATAGCTCGCCAGCTCGACCTACCAGAACGCAGCATTATTGCCAAGCTCAGCAGCCTCGGAGTCTACCAAAAAAAGACCTACCTTAACAAACGAGGCGAGGTGCCGGTTCGCAAAGCCGAACACATCGAGCGGATTGCTACCCTACTCGACTGCGATTTAGAATTGCTGGAATCGCTGGAAAAGGTCAACAAAGTTGTACTTAAATTGATTGAATCGCGCCTTTCTGTGCCAAACCCTGACCCTAAATCGACTTAATCGCACAAAATTGACCCTAAATCGACATAATTTAGGTTAATATGACAAAAGCCCACTAATCTCTAACGATTAGTGGGCTTTTTTGCGTGCTGTGAGTGGGATCAATTTGTGTAATTTGCTGCAGCTTAGGGTCAGAGATTTTTGAAAACCCACTTGACACAAGGTTTCGCACTGTGGTATAATGGCGCCGAGCGCTTTGGGCAAAACAAAAGCCCCACCGACCGCGAATCGTGTGGGGCTTTTGAACATTTCTGCTCGAGCAGGGGCTGATGTTTTTAGTTGCTCGCTTCAAGACTAAACCGCCAGGTACCACCTGGACTTACTGCTTGACCCTAAGATATAGCACCTTAGACACCTGTTAGGTTATGGGTGTTGTAGCTGATATCAGGTGAGACTTTGAGTATTGGTTCGGCACTGCTGCCCACCACATTTTTCACGACTTTGGGCTTTGTCGGCTTTCACAGTGTTGCGCACTGCTTTTAACGACTTGGGGGTCGGGCCACGAGTAACGGGGGCCATACCGGCTACGGTTTAGGGTCTGTGCGGGACAACGCTGTTTGAGTGGTTATGTCCAACTCTTTTCCACCACATCAGGGAGGCGACTTTACATTTAGTCCAAAACAGCGGCTTTTAACGACTTAGGGGTCGACTGGTTGAGGGTTAACGACTTGCCACAGCTTAGGGTCGGGTAATTATAAGTCTACCACTCTAGAGCCAAGACCATTTTACGCCGGTACCAGATAAGGCGACAGTTTATATAGTAACTGTTCACTAGCACTACTCATTACCACAGCACTACTAAGTTTATGTAGGATACCTTTGCTAGGAGATGCCGAAGCAATTGCCAACAAATTAATCTTACAACCAGTTTTCGTTATCGTGGGTTTTCGTCCTGACCCACAGTTGCAGCAATTGGAGTGTTGGGAATCACTCGCACAATTGACACGACACTGTGAGTTTCGCTGAAATTGCATCAGCTCATCAGAGGGTTGGTGGGCGACCACTAGAGATATTTCGGTGGTCATCAAGTTGTTATCCAACAATACGTTGGTCTCATAACGCCCATAATAAAATACTTTGCAAATTCTATTGTACGCTTTCGATCCACGTGGAAGACACTTAAGGCCCCTGCAGAGGCGGTCTTGCTGCACCTTCACGATTATTACACTAGCAACCTATGCCTAGTCAAAGTACTCTATTATGAGAGCTAAGGGCTGTGGCTCGGACTTCTCCACAATTAAGACGCTATCGGTACTGTAGTTCCCTGCCGCTGTCACCCAATCTATATATCTATTATACAGTAGTTTTACTATATAATCAAGTGAATAATTTAGACAGTCGTTGTAACCAGACTAGCCACACAGATGATTGCAATTCAATTGCTGTTTAGTGGGGTGGGCTGCTGTTACGGAACGGGCACCAACTGATATGATCGTTTGGTATTCATTAAGCCCTTCCCGACTGTCTAAGTATATATTATACTTGAATTTGCTGTGAGGATCAAGCCAATATTTCTTGACCCTCAACCACAGCCATCAGGCCATGTGTGCCACAAGTGCTTCCAGCACATCGTGGTTGGCTTTTTCAAGCGATTCAAACACTTCTGGAGCCACGCCGCAGGCCAGGGCAAGTTTGTCAACCAGCTCCGATTTACGCACGCGGGCTTGGCCTTGAGCACGGGTTTTAGCTTGGTACACGCCTTCACGTGCAAGCTTGGCCACTACTGAGCGAACAGTTTTGCCGAGTTTGTTGGCCAAAACTTCCACGGTCTCGCCAGCTTGGTAGCCTTGAACGAGTTCCTGAGTTTGTTCTGGTGTGTAATTAGTTTGAGTTGCTTTAGTCATCATATGTCCTTTAGTTGGTTTCTGCGCTGTTTAAGTAATAATTATATCAAGATTAGAATGGAACATCAAGAGCAGATTTTTCGTCTTGTGGGATAGTGCATTGGAAAATTTGCGACAGTTCGTGCTCCACAAATTCCGAATAGTATTCTGTGTCAAAATCTGCGAAAAAATCGGCTGTTGTCATGTGCTATTCCTTTCAATCAATAATGTATTATAACATTTTTCAAAAAAATTTTTCAAATTCAAAGATTTGCACTTGACACACTAAAGGATTCGCACTTATAATTTGGCGCGCACAACCGCTGAGATTTTGCACTTGTAAAGGATTTCCACTTTGGCGCAGGTGCACACCTGCTGAGTACCAAAGTACTCAATTACCCGATGGTCAGCGACCAGACCGTGCAGTCAAAAACTATACTGAGCAGTCACAAACTGCACCGTACAGTATAATTATGACCGGCCGGTTTTGGCGCAAGAATCGTGCCAAGTGGTCAAAAAACAACAGCAGATGTAACAGTTTGTAACAAGGCTTGACACGGGCCACAAAATTATGGTATAATTTTGGCGCAGCCAAAAGTAATACTTTTGTTTCTTATTTTTTCTGAAAACAAAAGTATTACAAAAGATAATGGGCAAAATAAAACCCCGACATAATCGGGGTTTATTTTAATATGTTTTGACAACAATATCTCGGGGATTATCTCGAATCGCTTTATCACGGTTTTTGAACCATTCAATATCAGATTCAGCATCTTTTAAGCAAAGGGCACGACCAATATCCCACCATATAAACCAGCGTTTAACTTGAATCGAATAAACTGATTCATATCTTGCGACTTTAACAATGCGGTATTTTGCCATTTTAATCCCCCAGTAATGCAGAACGTGGAATTTTAATCAGTTGATTAAGATAATCAATTTCCCATTCATAATGTTGAAAAATCTCATAATCATAATCTCCAGTAAAATCGCACATATAATCGGTTGCGATATTAATATATTCTGGACGAATTTTGTCAAATGTCCAGCCATTATAATCGCTTGGATTAATGCCAATTTGGGCAAATGTCAGAATCACGGGTTTATCAGCAAATGAGGGCAAATTGAAAAGCATTTAGTTTCCTTTAAAAATGGGGGTCTAGCCCCCATTATACATTAGATTGGCTTAGAATTTGCCAATGCGCCGAAAATCTTTTCCAATGCCGTTTTATTGGCTTTTGTAAGACTTTCGATTTCAGCCTCAGTCATTTTGAGAATCGCGCCGATTGCATCAGCATGAGCATCTTTTTTGACTACTGGAGCGCCAGTTTTGGAAACGTAGGTTTTAGCCACGTACACTTTTTCACGGCTCAATTTTGCCACCACCGACCGGACAGTTTTGCCCAGGCTTTCAGCGATTGCTTCCACGGTGACACCCGCCTGATAATCGGCCACCATTTGAGCGGATTGTTCTGGAGTGTAGTTGACAGTTTTGCTAGTCTTTTCAGCCATTTTGCTTTCCTTTGTTGTTGAAGATTCTATTATATCACGTTTTGAGCATTTGGCAAGAAAAAAGAAAATTTATTTTTTCTTGCCTTGTCAGACAATCCGATCATTGTCTGCCATAGGGTCTATTATACACGGGTTTTGCCAGTTTGGGCAAGCGCACAAAAATAAATGTAAAAATATTTCTGAGTACCTGGGTTTGCAGTAATATCTGAAAACAAAAGTACACAAAAATTTTTGGCGCGCACAATCAATTATACCACAAAAACCGTGATTTTTTAAAAAATAAATTGTAACAAAAACCAAATTATTTGCATTTTTTCCTTGACACGGGCACAAATTATGTGGTATAATATTGGCGCAGTTTTGAAAACAAAAGTATTCATTTTTGTGGTGAGTACTTTTGTTTTCAAAATGCCAAAAGCCCCACATGGGGCTTGGATTATCTTTTTAATACAATCAGCCATATTATGTATATTATTATCATAATGCACATAATACTGATAAAGTCTAGTATATATAATAATGTTTCAATCATTTTTTACCCCTGACTTTATAATATACAATTATTGAAATAAATATTATGTTTGCCGTATAATTAAATATCAGGGGCCAATGCCATTTTGGGATAATATAAACAATTGTAAATAATTCTCCCACGCCCCACATAATCAAAAATCCCCAAGTTAATCCATCAGAGTTTTTTGTTTTGTATGATTCTACGGCCTGAGGTAATCCGCAAAATGCCAATAAAATGCCACCAATCCAGCCAATAGTTTCCATTTGATATTCTCCAATTATTTAATGCCGTGAATCCGTTTGGTTTCTTTTATTGCTTCCAGAGTTTCCCAGTATGCCCTTGTAAAAGCATTAGGAATATAAAAACAAATGCACAAAATAAAATGTACAGGAACCAATAACATATTCAAGAAAAAATAAAAATACCGCATTTGATTATCTCCAAATAATCAGGGGTTATTAGCCCCTGATATTATTTATTTTGCAACAAACCAGTTTTTGGTTTGAAAATCGCGCCATGAATATGGTTTGATATTATCTTTCCAGTCACGTTTTTTGAGTATGCTTTTGAGAATAGGCAATTCAAAATCACGGGCATCTTCTAATGCGGTATGCGGTTCTTTGATAAACTCGCCATTAATAAAACCACAAACAATTTCCGCATTAGTTTGAAACGTCATATTACCATTTTGAGTAACTTTGTTAAATGCGTGATTATCAAGGGCAAATTGACGATATTGTTTTTTATTGCAAATATTGCCCACGGCGGCTTGCCACAAACAAAATTCTTGAGTAAAGCCAGATAAATCAATTCCAGTATTAAGGCATTTTGATTTATCAAATGCCAGATTATATGCAGTCAATTGTGGATTATATTTGCCAATGGCTTGATTAATCCATTTATTAATGGCATTAACTGAAGCCACCATGCGAATGCCATTATCTAACATATTAACATAGTTGGATTTACGTTTTTCCAAACCCGCATAACCCCAAATATCGTTGGCCGCCTTATCGTGGAATAATTCGTGAGTGCCATAATGCCCGGCAACTAAAACAGCGCATTGATTATAAATTTTGCCCTCACGGTCAACAATAATCATTGCAAAATCGGCCACGGTATCGGCCATTGTGGTTTCGGTGTCAAGAATACAGAAAAATTGTTTTTTAGCCATTTGGTTCTCACATTACCGGATACTGCCGGAATTCGCAGATTGTAGCGTTTTGCTCCAATGAATTAATTATATCAGGTTTTTGCGGAAAAACCAGAAAAACCCAAAATTATTTTAAAAAAAGTTGTTGTAAATTCCCAACAAGTTGGCACAGAAAAAAGTGCCATTTAGTACACCCAATGCCTTGTCACGTTTACAAAAGGCTACAATCAGCCACGAAAGTGAACCAAAAGTAAACAAAACATATCCAATTTTAAACATTGCGCTTGCAACTGCAAACGAACCCAAAATTGAAACAAAAGTACCAAACCAACTCAAGATATTAAGCATTTTTTGAAATCTCCATTGTATGATGCGGGTTAGCGTCAAGACCATATTGTACCATGATTTCACACCATTTTTCACCGTGACCACAAATTTTTTCAGATTCTCCGAAAAGATTATAATCCGCTTGGTGGATTATTTCATGCGGAAGTATTACATCAATCATATAATGGAAATATGATGTATTAGCTTTAAAGAATTTGTAACCCATTTGTATGCGGTTTTCTTTTTGAAAACACGCACCGGCACAACGCCAAAAATAAGGGTTAAGTTCTATTTTTGGTTCATTGTAGTGAACCAAAGGTGTATAAATTTCGCAAAGTGAATCCCAAATCATTACAGTTTCGAGTTTCAAGTGCTTTAATAAGGCTTTTTTGTCCATGCTGACATTGTACCACAAAATTGTGTTGCTTTTTAATCACACACGAAAAATAAGTTATACGAAAAAGCTTGACACGGCCTAAAATTATATGATATAATTTTGGCGCAAGTTTGCAAACCAAAGTATTCATTTTTGGTTTGCAAACAAAAGTAGTATTATTGAATATTACCAATATAATCATCGGCAGTATCTTTGCCTTGACCAATTAACAAAACAATATAAATCAAAACAGTTAAAACATAATATGGAACTGCCCAAAATGCTCTCCAGATTATAACGTGAGGCATATATATATATTGCCCAGAATATGTGATTTTATTATATCCCTTGATTTCAAGTTTGCCAAATTTCATTTGATTCTCCAATTAAAACGGAATATTATTATCTTGCGCCCACGCATAAAAAAGATTATGCCATTCTTTTGGAATGTCCATTCTTGGATAATCCATTTTGTGTTTATATTCAGCTTCACGGCGAATCGCTTTTAATTCATTAAGCCAGTATTCGCCAAAATGCCAATAATCATTTTCAGGGTGACTTGTAAAGAATCTTTTAAATGCAGGCAGTGCTTTATATTCAGCCACGCATTTATTATATTCAGTGATGGTATTATCGCGTTTAGTTTGACGGCGTTCAATTTCAGGAATAACAAAATCAAGAACGTGTTTTGGCAGCATTATATATTCTCCAGATTAATTTGATTATATAATCCCCGAAGGGATTATATATTAGTGACCTTGTTTGCTTGGGACATAAACCCCACGGATATTGAATCGGTCACAAACCGCTTTTAAATAAGTGGTATTATCCTCATAAAATGTAAATTCAGCATCTTTGAAATTCTTGAGATTAAAGAATTTAGCCAAACCAGCGATTTTCAATTTACCGCCTGAAGTAGTATCACCATCCATGCGTGAGATAATATAATCAGGCTCACCGAGAATATCACGAATAAATGTATTATCAGCTTCACGCAAAACACGGGCAGTAGCGATAATCACAAAAGTATTTTCATCTTGCAAATCACGGCGATATTGGCTAGCCAATGGCAATAATGAATCATCCATTGCGCGATATTCGTTTTCTCTCCAATAATTCAAATCAATACGTTCACCATTATCGTCAACGATTGTGCGGTATCTGTGCAAACTGCAAACAATAGTACCATCCATGTCGTAAATGCTAACTTTAGTAATCTTTGCCATTTTGAACCTCTGTTCTGTGTTGATGTATCAATTATACACGGATTTTCCCTGATTGTCCCCATGTTTCCCTAATTTCCACAAAATAAAGTGTAACAATTTTCTGCGACTGTTACAATTAAATTCGTTGTTTTTTCGCACAAACCCTTGACACCGGCCAATATTATGTGGTATAATATTGGCGCCAACTTGCAAACAAAAGTATTCATTTTTGTTTGCAAACCTTGGTTTCTATTCTTCGTCAATTCCATCAATATAAATTTCACGCAAACCAAAATCTTTTTCCATTTTGCGCGCATATTTAATAAACGCTGGCCCGTGAGTTTCGGTTAATTTCTTTTCCTCCTGCCACGCATGGATTAATTCATGGGCAATTAATACCTCAAAATCCCTTGTTGGATTTTTTGTATAAATAGTAATAACGTGCTCACACAGTTTGCCACGTTCTGTATATTCTGCCTCATATTCGGCATCACATTCAGAATTTTTACGGGGAATAATCCGGATTGTAACGGGCTTTTTTAATTTGAGATAATCAATAAATTGTTTCATTTCTTTATCCTTTTTACCATTGCCCACGGTGTACCGTCATCATCAAACCCAACAAAGCGAACATCCCATTTTTCTGGGTTTTTCAAGTATTCTTTTTCATAAATCTTTTTCATGTTATGCCCCTGTCATCATCTGAAAATAATCTTCAAATTCGCTATCTGTCCAAACCCAAGCAGGGCAACTATTCATGAGTGCGTCATAGTATGCGCCCGACATATTCCAAACAATGTATTGATTTGTGTTCATGATGCAATTATATCACAGAAAAAGTAGGGGCATAAAGCCCCTACAGTCTATCAGGTCTTTTCAGCCTTGATAAAGTCTGCAATCGCTTTCAATGCAGTTTTGTTTGCTTTGGTTAGCGATTCAACATCAGCTTCACCCAAGCCCAGTGCATCACCAATGTAATCGGCAACTGCATCCTTTTTAATTACTGTCTCGCCAGTCTTGGAAACATAAGTTTTAGCTTTATAAACCTTCTCGCGTGAGAGCTTGGCAACAACAGAGCGCACAGTTTTACCCAGTGCTTGGGCAATAGTCTCAACAGTTGTCCCGGCTTGGTAGTCAGCAACCATTTGTGCGGTTTGCTCGGGGGTGTAGTTCACAGTTTTAGCAGTCATTTTAAAATCTCCTGAAAGGTCAAGGTTAGGGAAAGGGTCAAGGCTTCATTACAAAAGCAAAGTATAACACGAACGGAAGGGCAATGCAACCCATGCACAGTGCCAAGTCCAAAAATTCTTTAATCTTATTCATACCAAACAGCTCCAATGATTTGATTGTCAATTATAACATAATAAGCAATGCAACGGCCAACTCGCGCAGAAAAATGTTTTTCATCTTGTTGCACAATGCTGTAGGCTGTAGGGTCACGGGCTTCGATCACCTTGCAGGCTTCTTTGTAGTCTTGTTTCGTTGTCATGTATGTATTATATCAAAGAATTCGCATCATGCAAGGATTTATGCAATTATTTTCTAGGGGTTTACCCTATGTAAACTTTCGTTCACAGACCGGGGGCGGTTAGTAGACTAAAGTTTACACATATGCTATGCCACCCACCCACACGCGGCCTATTTGAAATAAATCCGAAAACACCTACGGTGCCGTAACACACCGCAATCGACCCTAAGCCGCCCTAAACCGCCCAAGTCGTCCCCACTCTCCCACACCCACCTAAAATTCCCACTTGCCCCACCACCACCCCTCGTGCTATAATTGCCCCAAAGGATACACCTATGCAACAAAATCTACCCGCACAAACCATTCAAATTGCCCCCGAAGCCCTGGAAGTGGCCAATTGTTACCTGCAACTGCAAGATGCCAAAAAGGTTGCACACGAATTAGACTTGGCACCGGACTTGGTCGCCGAGATCTTAAAGCGCCGTGAGGTCAAGGCCTACATTGATGCGGTGTTCATGGACACAGGCTTCAACAACAAATTTCAAATGCGTGCTGCCATGGACGCACTACTCAAGCAAAAGTTCCAGGAACTGCACGAAGCCGGCACTGGGTCGACAAAAGATATTTCAGAGCTGCTAGCACTATCACATAAAATGAGCATGGACTTATTAGACCGTGAGATTCAGCTGGAAAAACTGCGTGCCCAACCTGGAGGCCCGCAAAAGCAAGTAAACGTGCAAATCAACGAAGGCTTGGATGGGTCAAAGTACTCTAGCCTAATTTCAAAATTGATTTCGGGAGATGGCGTTTAATGTTAACTATTTCACGTGGTGATGTTGAATCAGATCACATTGTTGAATTCCCTGCCGATCGCAGATTTATCAAGCTGCCAATCACCAACTATTTAAAGCTATTGGGCATCTGGGACACCATTAACCGCCCACAAATGGCACTGATCAATGCCGTCAACGACCCCAAGTATCGCTTTGTTTGCGCTGCACTAGCTCGTCGTTTGGGCAAAACTTATATTGCCAACGTTGTTGGACAACTTGTCAGCTTAGTACCCGGCTGCAATGTCTTAATCATGTCGCCAAACTATAACCTTAGTGGTATTAGTTTTGAGCTACAACGCAAATTAATCAAGCATTTTGACTTGGAAATTGTGCGTGATAACCTAAAAGACAAGATCATTGAATTGTCAAATGGGTCTACCATTCGTATGGGTTCGTTGAGTACTGTGGATTCATGTGTTGGTCGCAGCTACGACTTGATTATTTTTGATGAGGCCGCACTTGGTGAAGACGGTGAAGCTGCGTTTAACGTTGCGCTACGACCTACTCTAGACAAGCCAAACGCTAAAGCTATTTTTATCTCCACACCTCGTGGTCGCAACAACTGGTTTAGCCAATTTTGGAATCGCGGATTTGACCCTAACTTTCCAGAATGGGTTAGTTTACAAGCTGATTACACAGAAAACACTCGCATGGCTGAGTCGGATGTTGCCGAAGCTCGTCGTGCAATGAGCAAAGCTGAATTTGAACAAGAATATCTTGCCAGTTTCACAGTGTTTGAGGGTCAAATTTATTCGCTAGATGTAACCGATGTTTGTGAAGTGCCGGAGGGGTTATTGGGCGAAGCCATTGCTGGCTGTGACCCTGGCTATCGTGATTACACAGCGTTTGTGGTTATTGTTTATGACCAGGTAACGGATACTTTTTGGATTGTAGACGAGTACTTGAAAAATGAAGCCACCACTGCACAACACGCCGAATCTTTTCGCGAGCTATCGGCCAAGTGGGGTGTGGAAACAATATTTATTGACTCGGCTGCAGCACAGTTTGCCAGTGACCTTGCCTATATCTACGACCTGGCTTCAACCAAAGCCAAAAAGGACGTACTACCAGGCATTGCCTATGTGCAGACTTTAATCTCACAAGGTCGACTAAAAGTCGCACCACACTGTACACATTGCTTGGCAGTGTTTGACCAGTATCGCTGGGACACCAAAGAAGGGTTGCAAAAAGAGCGCCCAAAGCATGACGACTATTCTCACATGGCCGATGCTATTCGTTACGCACTTTACACATATACTTTGTAATTAAAAAGTCTGTCCCACCAGCCAAGCTTTTGCAATCGCTGCAGCTCAGTTTTGTGGTCAAAGTATCTGGTCTTGAACTCGTTGGTGAGTGCTAACAAATCCTTGTAGTCTTGGTCAATAATATAACCATTATCTTTGTAATTTTCTAGCGCACTTTCAGCTTCGAGTTTTGCTGTACTAGCATCACGAATACGCTGTTCGGCATTGGAGATAAGTTTCAAGTGGTCCCAAGTACACAAATTGAGTAGCTCGCGATTGTTGTTGATAAGTTCTGCAACTTCATCTGTGCGATCTAGCTTGGGATACGTGGTATTTAACATATCGCCGCACTTAAACTGGTCAATCAACCACTCTTCCATGATATCAATGTGATCTTGGTGACAATGGAAAATTGCCTCGGTTGTGGGTAGTCCACAACGATCATACTCTACTTGCATGGGTTTGGCAGCTTTACCAGTTGCGAACTTATTAAAATGCTGTTTCCAGCGTGTTTCGAGGTCAAGTGATTTGCCAATATAAAACTTGCCACTTGAAAAGGTTAGCCTATAGATTCCGGAAGCCATGTTTCTCCTAAAAATTCAATTATACTCGTTTTGGATTCTGAACTCAAGTTAAAATATATGACCTGCAACAAAAATTCTGGTATTGACTTTTTTCTACATACCATGTATAATACTAGTAATCTCAAGAGGTCCAATTAAAAAATGGCCAAGAACACAAATAAACGTATCCCAGTTAAGTGGGTTCGCGACCGAGCGAAGGCAGCATACGATAAAAAATCTCAGTGCTTTATCTGCGATACTGATAAAGACTTAGAACTGCATCATTTACATTCAATCACAATACTTTTAGAAACGTGGGCTGATAGAAAAGGTTACGATATATCAACTGACGAAGGCATTTTAGCTGTTCGTGATGAATTTATTGAAGAGCATAAAATAGAGTTATATGACAAGGTTTACACCCTATGTAATCCGCATCATGTAGCGCTACACGCCATTTATGGAAAAGCTCCTCAAGTAGGTTCCGAACCTAAACAGCAGCGATGGATTGAATTGCAGCGCGAAAAGCACGTTCATGGTGATAAAGCCGTACCAACCTCTACACACAACTCATTTTTCTCTAGGTTTATATAAGGGTAACACATGAGTTGGATCACCAAATCTCAAGACTGGATTCGCACAAAGCTGAATCCAGCACAGACGCGAATCGCACAAGATTCTGGTACACAAGTTGGCACAGACGCTAAAGTAACGTACTTTCAAAGTTTCCAGAAATTGGAATCAGTTAACCGCAGCGTAAGCATGTTGGTATCGGCCGCTAGTTCGTTAGATTACGATATCAAAGACAAAGTACATGACGGCGTAGTAGCTGGTATTCGTCAAAAGACGCTAAATACACTACTTAACTTCCGCCCTAACCCGTACCAATCAGCACAAGATTTCCGAACAGCATTGTTCACAGACTTTGTTCTAGAAGGCAACGCATTTGTACACTTCGACGGTGTATTTATGTATCACCTGCCAGCAGACAAGGTAGAAATCCTAACAGATGAAAAAACCTTTATCAAGGGTTTCCGTTACAACGGTTTTGTAGATTTCAAAGAGTCCGAAGTTTTTTACTTCAGAGACCTGGCCAGTGATAGCATCTATCGCGGCTCAAGCAGACTGCAATCAGCAGATCGCAGCATCAATTTGCTTTATTCAATGCAAAAGTTCCAAGAGAACTTCTTTGATAACGGTGCCGTGTTTGGACTAGTACTAACCACAGATAACACATTATCGCAAGTTGCCAAAGAAAAAACAATTGCTTACTGGTTGCAAAAGTACAACGTTAAAAACGGTGGAAAGCGTCCAGTTATCTTAGATTCGGGTTTAAAGCCACATCAGCTTGCCGAAACAAACTTCAAAGACATGGATTTTGATACCTCAATCAAAACTCATGCAGAAAAAATCATGCAAGCAATTGGTGTTCCGCCAATCTTGCTGCAAGGTGGTAACAACGCTAACATCTCGCCTAACTTACGTCTATTCTACTTGGAAACAGTACTTCCAATTAACCGTAAGTTTATTAGTGCAGTAGAGCGTTACTTTGGTTACGACGTAGAAGCTATTACTACAACAGTTAGTGCACTACAGCCAGAATTAAAAGACATTGCCGCGTACCATTCAACATTAGTAAATGGTGGTATTATTAGCCCTAACGAAGCCCGTACAGAGTTACGTTACGAGCCAAAAGCTGGCAACGATGATTTACGAATTCCTGCAAACATTGCAGGTTCAGCCGCAAATCCTAGTACTGGAGGACGACCCGCCTCCGCTAAGGAATAACACAAAGGGGTATTATGGTAGATAAAAATAAAGTACTGTTTTTTAGCAGTTCTTTTACAAAGAGTGAACCTCTACCAACTGCTGACGGCAAGATTGATTCAGTAACCATTGAAGGTTACGCATCAACCAACGACGTTGACAGACACGGCGATATTGTTCCAGCCAGTGTGTGGGAAGCGGGTATTAAGAATTACTTGAAAAATCCAGTAATTCTTGCGTACCACGACCACTCAGAGCCGGTTGGGCGAATGACAGATCACCGCGTCGATGAGAAAGGCTTGTATGTAAAAGCAAGAATTTCTGCAGCAGCTGAGGATGTTTTTAATCTTGTAAAAGACGGCGTGCTAACCGCCTTTAGCATTGGTTTCCGTATCGTTGATGCGGAATATAATTCAGCCTTAGAGCTGTTTGTTGTAAAAGAACTGGAACTACACGAAATATCAGTTGTGTCTGTGCCAGCTAATCAAAATACACTATTTAGTCTTTCTAAGGCGTTTTCAACGGCCGAAGAATTTAAAAGTTTCAAAATGCAATTTGCGACCCCAAGCGACTCAGCTAAAGGGCTAGAAGCCTCCGGTGATGCAAAAAGCGATAACACAAAGGAATTGGAAATGACTCCAGAAGAACTACAAAAAATGTTGGCCGCTGCCGCTGAGCAAGCCACTAAGTCCCTGCTAGCTGCTCAAGAAAAAGCTGCTGCTGAAAAAGCACTTGCTGACAAAGAAGCTGCTGACTTAGACGCAAAAATCAAGGTTGCTGTTGCTCTAGCAACACCAACCACAACTGGTGCTGAAGCGCTGCTAGCCGAAGTTGAAAAGCGTTTCGCTGCTCAAGCTGACGAAACTAAATCTGTTGTTGCAGGTCTAGAAGCTAGCCTAAAAGAGAAGGCTGCTGAATTAGAAGCTATTCAGAAATCACGTATGCAATTCACAGACGGCAAAGCCGGTGAAATGTCTTATGCTGACAAAGAAAAGGCTGTTATCTTAGCTAAGATGGCTGGTAAAGCTTTGGCTGACACTAAGTTTGGTGCCCAAATGATCCAAAAGTACGGTGCTCACCTGCCAAGCGCTACATGGGAACTAGAAGTTTCTACAAACATGGAAGCCGAAGTTCGCCGTCGTTTAGTTGTTGCTCCTAACCTGCGTGGTATCACTATGCAGACTAACGTGATGACTATTCCTGTGAACCCAGAAGCTGGTGTTGCTACATGGATGGCTAACACAGCTTTCGGTACTGCTGATTCTGCTGGTAGCAACGCTACACACGCATTGAAAGAGATTACTCTGAACGCGTATAAAGTAGCAACTAACGAATACGTTGCTTACGAAGAAGAAGAAGACAGCTTGCTGGCTATTATGCCTGTTATCCGTGACGCCATGGTTCGCCGTGTTGCTCGCGCTGTTGACCGTGCTATGCTACGTGGTGCAGGTTCCGGCAGTGACCCAGTTAAAGGTCTGGCCACTTACGACGCAGTAAGCGCCGTTACTCTAGATATCTCTGACGCTGCTAAAATGACAGTTGCAAAACTGCAAGCTATGCGTCGTGACCTAGGTGCATGGGGTCTAGATCCAGCAGAACTAGTTTACATCGTAAGCACAGAAGGTTACTACGACCTGCTAGAAGATACAAACTTCCTGACAGTAGACAAAGTTGGTCAACAAGCCACTCTGTTAACTGGTCAAATCGGTGCAGTTGGTAACACTCCAGTTATCGTAAGCGCTGAATTCGCTGACAAAGCAGCTGACGCCGTTGGCGCTATCTGTTTCAACCCAGGTAACTTCTTGGTTGGTAATCAGCGTGGTCTGCGTGTTGACACACAAGACCTAGTGGAAACACAGCGTCGTGTTATGGTAGCTAGCCTACGTACTGGCATGACTCAAGTTACAACTAACTTAGGCGGTGCAGTTTCCGCTCTACGTTACGTAGCGTAATTAATATGACAAGGAACTTCGGTTCCTTGTCTTTTATAAGGGCTTTGTGAGCCTTTATAAAAGACAGAAAGGGTACTATGGGTAAAAATCTCGTAACAAAATCCGAATATAAAACCTATGCAGGTATCTCTAGCACAAACCATGATGCAGAAATTGACTTACTAATTCCCAAAGTATCGGAACTAGTAAAAACATATTGCCGTCGCAGTTTTGTCGACGGTTTAGATGATATGCTTGTACAGCGCTCAAACGGCGGGTTTGAAAAAATCATATTAAAAGAAGGTCCTGTAACACAAATTGTGTCAGTTGAACAAAGCACAGACTTTGGACAAAACTACAAAGAACTCGCAGAGTTCACAGATTGGGTACTTGACGCAGAAGATAACACAATTACATCGCTAGGCCAACAAGGTTTTACACGCGCTGTTAACGGATATCAAGTAAGCTATTTTGCAGGATACGAAACAGTTCCTGAAGATTTAAAACTAGCTGTTCTAGACTTAGTTACTTATTATCGTAAAAATGATGCAAGCGTACACAACAATCGCACACCTGGGGGTGGCGGTAGCGTACAGCTTGAATACATCATGAACAATAACTTCCCTGCACACATTAAACGTGTGCTAGACCTGTACGTAGCGGATTATACATGAGTATAAAAGAGTTTAGCGAGGCTCTTAAATCGCCTGCTCTTAAAGCATGGTTCCAGCGACTGAGTACTGACAACATCTTAAAGATGGCTGCCAAAGATATACGAAAGAAAGAGTCTAGTAAGGAATTTAATTCATTCTATATTACTACAAAAACTGTTTCCGATATAATAGAAAAATTGTCGGGAGCCAAAGCCTCTCCAGAAAAAGTAACGGAAGTATTTACTAAGCTAGCTGGTGTAAAGTACGGAAAAGGTTCTGTGGGTAAGAGTATCACTGAACCATACGTAGAAGGCCAGGCATTGTATTATCCACGAATCAGTATGGGTAATATATCTACACTGTTAGATACTGGGTTTGAAGACGTTTTAGCTGAAGCCCGTAGCAGAGATCCTGAAATATCTATAAGTAATTTCTTTCAAAAAGGTCACGTTTTTGGTATATTCCCAAAAAAGTTAGCCTTAACGAAAAAATCACTGGCAAACAATACTACCTTAACTGATCAAGCACGCTCTTTATTAGTTGGGTTCTTAGAAGACTTAGAAAAACAATTAGAAGAAGAGGATTTAGCCACTTCTAATTTAAAAACACCTAAATACGGCCTATACGCAAAATATAAGAAAAGAGCTAGTAATTACTTAGTTGAAATGCAGCTAGTTGAAGATAACGAAGCTGCTGGAAGAGCTCAAGCAACCCTATCTAAAGCGGTACGAAAATACCTGAACCCAGGAGCTGTAACCTTTACTGCCGGCGGCATAAAGTTTACTGAAGGTGATGCCGAACAGCGCATACGTCGCTTAATGGAAGACAACGTAGAGAAGTTAGTAGGTACAAAAGGTTCTCCTTCTATGTTGGATTTAATAGAAGAGACTATCGTAAATGCTTTACGTGGCAAGCAAATAGCTTCAAGAGAGTACACTTCACAAAAAGTTGAAGTAGCAAAAACTAAAGCTGCCAAAATAAATACCTCAGCTGTAAATGGTCAGATTAAAAAGGACTTGGCTCAAGTACGTAAGCTTAAAGCTTCCGTAAAAGCAGTTCCTAAATTTCAGAAACCACAGCAAGAACCTCAAACTAATTTAACAAGCCTACAAAACCTTATAAACCGTCAACTTCAAGACGTTATAAGTGCTAACATGGGTGATGGAAATAGTCGTAACGTACTAAACTATCGCACCGGCCGCCTTGCGGCATCGGCGAAAGTTGAGAGCTTGTCAGAATCCCGAGCAGGTATGATAACAGCTTTTTATACCTATATGAAAAACCCTTATGCAACATTCTCGGATGGTGGTCAGCAACAAAACCCACGTTCACGTGACCCTAAATTGCTGATATCAAAGTCAATTCGTGAAATTGCCGAAACCCAAGTTGCAAACAGACTGAGAGCCGTTGCCATATGAGTCGTAGAACCTCAATTATAAAAGCCTTAGCTGAAAAATTCAAACTGCTAGACGGGCAAGCCCCTTATCAAACAAACTTGTCAAATAACGCTTACCCAAAACTAAAATTCTGGGATGAAGTCGAAGACTTCCCAAGTGTGTATTGTACCCCTGGCTCAGAACAGCGCGAGTACTTACCCGGCGACTTTGCTTGGGGATACTTAGGTGTAAGTGTAAAAGTTTATTGTCGCGGTGAAGAAGCACAAACTGAACTAGAGCAGCTACTAGAAGACTTAGAGCGTTGCATAGACGCTAACCGTGTGTTGGTTTACGATGAAACCAAGCATTACGAAACCACTGAAATATTAATTCAGTCTATAACCACAGATGAAGGGCTATTAGCCCCTTATGCGGTTGGAGAAATTAACTTACAAGTCCGTTACCAGATTATGTAAGCAATCGCGTCAAAGTTGCCGGCCACAGGTAAATATCTAGTATAAAGCAATACGACGCTAATCAAAAAAGGAAATGAAATATGTCATTTAATTTAATCCGTAATAGTCGTATGTTCTTTACGACTAACGTTAATGCTGAAACAGGTGTAGTAGCGGCCTCAGGGTTTTTACCAACTAATACCCGTGAAATTCAGGTTCTGGACGGCTTTAGCTTCTCACAAAATACAACTGCTGATACAGTTACCTTAAACGAAGCAGGTGCAGCTCCTGTTCGTGGCCAGCGTAGTTTTAACACTGCACTAGAGCCAGTTGACTTCAGCTTCTCAACTTATATGCGTCCTGCTGATGGCGGAACAAATATCACTTGTGAAGAATCTGTGCTGTGGAACGCGCTATTTGCCACAGACCCTATTGGTGGTACAAACCCAGCATGGTCAGAAGATACTTCAGCAGCAACATTGGTTGTAGCCAATTCACAATCACACCAACTACAAAAGTTTGGTATGATTATTGTTATTGACGGTGTTAGCTATGTTATCGATAACTGTGCTCTAGATACTGCTACTGTAGACTTCGGCTTAGACGCTATTGCTATGGTTGCTTGGGCTGGTAAAGGTGCTATCCTACGTCAACTAAGTGGTCTAACAGCTACTACAGGTGCTACAGTAACATTTGGTGGTGGTTTATCCGGTACTGCCAAAGGCAAGAATACAACAGCCCCATTTATTGCCAACAAACTGTCTACAATGACAATTGCTGGTGAAATTGGTGGAACTGGTACAGAGTACACTGTTGCTATTACTGGTGGTTCACTAACAATTGCCAACAACCTAACATACTTAACACCAGCTAACTTGGGTGTTGTAAACCGTCCGTTTACATACTTCACAGGTACTCGTGCTATTAGTGGTAGCTTAAATGCTTACCTACGTGCAGGAAGCACAAACACAGCAGGCTTACTAGCCGACATGCTGGCTGGTTCTACAACAGACGTTGACCCAGCTTTTGCTATTGAAATTCAAGTTGGTGGCGGTACAAACGCTACTCGCGTTGAGTTTGAAATGCCAGCAGCCGTGCTAACAATTCCAAGCGTAACCACAGAACAAGTTATTTCTACAACAATTAACTTTACTGCTCAAGGCTCTGCAAGCAGCGCATTTGATATTGGGGCAGCTAACGAACTAGAAGTTCGTTACTACACAACTAACGCTGCTTAATCAGCATTTAGTTTTTCAAGGTACCGGACTGATCCCCGGTACCGCTTTTTTCACTAATATAAGTATAACATGTCACTATCTTTAAAATCACTTTTAGTACCTTCAAAAGCCGTTGAAGTTGAATACCCAGGCATGCCTGGCTTTGTAGTTAACTTGGCTTTTTTAAGTCGCGAAACTCTACTAAACATTCGCAAAAAGTCCACAAAAACCACATTTAAAAATCGTCAGGCAGCAGAAGAGTTTAATGAAGACTTGTTCTTGCAGCTTTATGTCGAAAACGCTGTAAAAGGCTGGGGTGGTTTAAAACTAAGTTATTTAGAGCAATTAGCTCCTGTTGACCTAACTGGTCAAGACATGGAAGCAGAACTAGAGTACAGTGCAGAAAATGCCCTTTACTTGATGAAAAACTCTAGTAACTTTGATGGATTCATCAGTGAGCAGGTAACTGACCTGGGAAACTTTTCAACGAGCAGCTCACAGAAGTAAACCGACAGCTAGTAAGTTACATTCAAAACGGTGCTATTCACATGACCAAAGATTCGTACTTTGAAATGTGCGAAATGATGAATATGCCCGTTATCGAGTCTGAAATTCCGGTTGATTTTGAAGACTTTCCACTTGAATTGCAGCAAGCATTTGGTGTTTACCGTATGTTGCGAGATGAGTGGGATACTATGAATGGTCACTATTTAGGCAAAAGCTTAATAGGTATCAAAGACTTACTAGAAGCCACCGAAGTAGAGCCGCAAGAGCAAAAGTTTGTTACTATGTTAGTTCGTATGATTGATGATGTTCGATCAAACGAAATAAATAAACTAAAAGCACAAGAGCCCGCTAAGTAATATTAGCGGGCTTTTTTATGTTCAAAATTTTTTGGTTTGACATTTTGCCGCTTAACTGATATAATGATCACTAGTATAAACATACTCGAAAATTTTTCGCCACCAATCCAGCAAGGAGTATAGATGGCCAATCAAGTAAAAATAGACTTAAGTCTACAGGACGGTAGCGGTAGCATTAAAAAGCGTACCAGCGAAGTTCAGAACTTAAATAAAGAATTATCAAAATCTCAAACACTTAGCTCAAGCAAGGCCGTTAAATCGGCATATGCATCAACAAGTACAGAAAGTACTGCCTATGGTCAAGCTCGTGGTTCTATGAGTGCAACCGGAGCCAGTGGCCGTGATTTTGCAAACCAAGCTCAAGGTCTTGGTGGTTTAGTTCGCTTATACGCAACTTATGCTGCTAACTTATTTGCGGTAAGTGCTGCTTTTGGCGCGCTTCGTGAAGCCATGAATACCACCATGATGGTTCGTGGGCTGGATCAACTAGGTGCTGCCAGCGGCGTAGCCATGGGTGGTTTAGCCAAGCAGTTTGCTGCAGCCAGCGATGGTGCCATTAGCTTACGAGAAGCTATGGAAGCTACCGCAAAAGCTACTACTAGCGGATTAAGCAGCAAGCAGTTCATGGAGCTTGGACAAGTAGCCAAAGGTGCTAGTCAGGCTTTGGGTGTAAACATGAGTGATGCTGTTAGTCGTCTTACTCGCGGTATTACTAAGCTAGAACCAGAACTTTTGGACGAATTAGGTATCTTTACTAAAGTAGGTACCGCAACAGAACAATACGCACGCAGTGTTGGTAAAAGTGCTAGTGCACTAACTGATTTTGAAAGACGCCAAGCATTTGCCAACGCAGTTCTTGCAGAAGGCAGACAAAAGTTTAGCGAAATAGCTCAAGACAGCAACCCTTACGACAAGCTATTAGCTAGTTTAAAGAACGTAGGTCAGAGTATCCTAGAAACTGTAAACACAGTTGTAGGCCCAGTAGCTAAGTTACTTGCAGATAACACAGCTCTTATTGGTGTGGCAATTGCTGCAGCCGCTGTAAAGATAACACAGCAAGCACTACCAGCTTTAACTAGCTGGAGAAATGGCATGAAGCTAGCTGCAGAAGATGCTGCTAAGCGTGCACAAGAAATTAACACAAGTTTTGGTGAAGCGTTCGTTGAGCGTGCACAACAACGTGCAAAAGTTCCACAAATTCAGCAAGCTTTACGCGATGCCGAAGCAGAATTCAAGCAAGCAAAACGCCAGTTTGTAGAATTAGATAATATCTACAAAAAACCAAATGATACTTTACGCGCACTGCAAAGAGATAGACTACTATCTGAAAAAGAGCTAGTTGCTATCAAAAGCGACGTAACAAAGAAAACAAACGACAATACTTCAGCTAGTTTACAACACGCAGCTAGTTTAGTCAAAGTACAAATGGCACAACAAAAGATCTTGGACTTAACCAAAGATCTATCTTCCGCAAATGACTTAGTAGAGGCACAGGCAAGTAAAAGATCGCGCCGTGGAAGCGAAGAATGGCAGCGAGAACAAATCGTTATAGATTCACGTGCTAAAGCAGCAAAACTAAACCTGCTAAGTGGCGTTGGCGAGCGTGTAGAGCAACAAGGTATACGCCAAGGTCTTGGTGGTTTTTACTCCGAAACAATGGCCAGCAAAGATATTGGCAGAATTGACAAGTTCAAAACTGTAGTAACTGGTACTTTTGCCGGTATTGGTACAGCTGCAGGTATACTAGGCAAATCCTTGATGGGTGCTTTTATGTACCTGGAAATTGCACTTGTTGTATTTGGTGCACTTAATGCCTTGTTTTCTAAAAACGGTACTGCAGTAGATGCATTTAAAACCTCCGTGGATGGGCTAGGCGAAGCTACCAAAACAGCAACTAATGTTTTAGAGAAGTTTGGTAATACTCTTACTACTGAAAGCATAAACGCCAAAGCAAACGCATTTACAAACCTAACAGATAGTTTAGCATCCACAGCAAAAGCCCTAGGCACTGCAGATGCTTTAGCTAGTGGCTGGGATAGATTTATTGATGGTTTCAAAACAATTTGGGGTGGGGATTTAAGATCCGTTTTCTCCAAAGGCTTTACAGAATCAATCGCTTCAGCAATTGATTTAGCTCCAGAAGGGGAAATTAAGCAAGCACTTGAAGGTAAGCTAAAAGGTGCCCTCGGCACTACGGACTTAGGTCTAGAAGGTGTAGCTTCTGCTCTTGCTAAAGTCCCATCTAAAGACTTAGTACAAACTGCAAAAAATGTTAATGAAATAATTGCTCAAAGCTCAAAAATTCTTAAAAATAGTCAGGCACTTACACAGGATGTAAAAGAAACCGGAAAAGCCGCCGCAGATGCTTTCACTAGTTTTTCTACTAGCGTATTTGGTAGTTCACAGCTAGATACTTTCTTAATGTCCGCTACAAAAAATGTGTTTAGTCTTAAAAATGCTTTTAAGGACTCTACTGCAGCCGCTGCAGAATTTAAAAATATATTTACTGGTGCAACTAAGTTAGAGTTACTGCCACAAGAACAAGCCGTTCAACTACAGGCATTAGCTAATAATTACACTAATATGCAGTTTGGTTTAAAATCACAGATCAGTGACCTAGACAAAGCCAGAGCACGTATTGAAGAAATTAACCAACGACTTAAAACTTTTGGCTTACGCACAGGAGAGTCCGCCGGATTAGTTGCTGAAAGAGCATCACTACAACAGCAGATACCTAAGTTGCAGTTAGACGTTCGTCAAGCAGAATCTGGCTTAAAAGAAGTAGCAACACAGGCAGGAAAGATACTTGGAGAGGCAGTAGAAAAGCAAGTTGAGTTAGTTTTTGCACAAACTAAGCTGCGCATAGCTCAAATAGACATTGGTTTTAAGCAACAAGTACTACAAGCCGTTCCAGTTAAAACAGAAGCAAGTATACTAGAGAGTGCAAAATTAGCAAAAGATGCAATTAATGTAGAGTTTCAATTAAAGAAATCTAACGAAAATTTAGTAAACTCTATTGATTTACTTCGTATTCAGCTTGAGTTAACTGCTGCACAGGAAAAGCTAAAAGCTGCTGAAATGAGTGGTGGTCGAGAAGGTGGTCAAGCGCTACGCGATGCTGCACAAAAAGATGTGGACCGTATTACTGGTAAAATGTCCGCACTAAAATCAGGTAACGTAAGCGAATTACAAAAATATGTAAAAGAAGACCCAGCTGCGCAAAAAGCTATAATGAACATACAAAAAGTTCGTGAAGATAATGAAGCGCGACTTGCTAAAATAAAAGACATAAATATGAAAGCCTCATTAGAGTTGCTTGATAATGAGGATAAGCAGCTACGTGCCAAACTTCAAACAGAAATGAAGTTGGCAGAAATTGAGCAACAAAGATATCAAGATAGTAAAGTTAGTAGTGAGCTTAAAGCAAAAAGTGCAGAGCAGTTTACAAAAGATCAAGCAGCAAGACAGTTTGTTTTAGATAAAATGCCTGCAGAACTTCAGGCAGCGCAAGTACGTGTTCTAACTGATAAGTATAAGCTATCTCCAGAAGTTGCAAAACAAAGTCAGCAACAAATTGCCACAGAACTTGGACGTACAGCTGCAGTAAGCGGAGCTACAGGAACAGCTGCAAGTACTAAAGCAACTGCTAATGCAGAACTAGAGGCTCAAAAAGAGCGTTCAAGTATAGCCATTAATGAAGCCGAGATTCGTGCCCTTAAAGGCTTAGAAAACTTGGAGACGCAAAAACAACTAGTACAAAGTGAAAGAGATTCATTAGCCTTAGCTTCCGCTACAGGTTCGATGACTGAACAGCAGATAGTGGCAAAAACTAAGTCTTTGGCACTGCAAGATGCTGAAATAGAAAGATCAAAAACACTACTACAATTAGATAAGTCTAAGAATATTGAACTAGAAAATCTAAAAATAAAGCAAGAGCAGTTTGGTAAAACTCCTGAGTTAGAGCGTGAAATAGCCCTTATTGCAGAGCGCGATTCTGTTAGCAGAAGTGCTGCTGAAAGAGACTACCAAGATAAACTACGTGCTGCTGATATAACAGAGACTTTAGCTAGCAAACAGATAAAGTATGAAGAAGTATTTAAGAATTCTTTTGAAAATATGGCTGATGCTATACTTGAGTTTGCAAAAACAGGTAAGTTTAGTTTTAAAGACTTAGCTACATCTATGTTAGAGGACATCGCCCGCATAGAGCTACGCATGGCTACTAGTCAAATATGGTCTGCACTACGCCCAGGTATAAGCAGCTTTGTATCTAGCTTTTTAGGTGGCGGCACTTCTAGCGTTGGATCGGTTGGCACTGCCGCAACAATGAAACCTGGCGGCGGATATTTTGCACAAGGTGGCGCTTTTGATTACAGTATACAGGCTTTTGCCAAAGGCGGTGCGTTTACAAATCAAATTGTTGATTCACCAACACTATTCAAATTCGCCAAAGGTACTGGCTTAATGGGTGAAGCAGGTCCAGAAGCTATCATGCCACTAACCCGTGACGGCCAAGGTAATCTTGGTGTTCGCGCTGGTGTGAGCGGCGGTAACACAGAGGTGGTGGTTAATAATTACTCTACCGCACAAGCAGAGACAAAAGAAACCACAGACTCTCGCGGCAATCGTCGTATAGAGGTAACTATTGGTGACATGACTGCAGGTGAAATATCCCGTAGCGGTAGTGCTTCACAAAAAGCTGTGGGTAGTACTTTTGGATTACGTCCACAACTAATTAGGAGATAAAATATGGCCTATACTTACGTATGGCCAGCATCCTTACCACAGTCTCCGCAAAAAGGTTTTGCGGAGACTGGTGGAGTTCTTATACTAAGAACTCCCATGGATTCTGGGCCTGCCAAACAGCGTCGTCGTGGTCAACGTCCACAAGGTTTGCAAGTATCGTTTATAATGACTACTCAGCAAACGCAAACACTAGAGAGTTTTATTGAAGAAACCATCAAAGGAACTGCTCGTTTTGGTTTTACGCATCCACGTTTAAATACCACAGTAGAAGTCCGAATAGTACCTCAAGGCGACGGACAACTTTATACATTTACATACTTGGCTCCAGGTTACTGGACAGTATCACTACAGCTAGAAATACTACCATGAGTCGTCTAACTTCAATGTCACCTGCAGCCGTAAAGGCTATATTTTCGCCTGATTCTGATGCCGACCTAATTACACTACTAACTATTTATGATCCAATAAATGAATCGGAAGTAATAGCACGCCTAGCGGACGGGTATACTAAGCGTATTACTGAAACTGACACTGAAGTTACTTATGGTGTAACTAGTAATGGTAACGACTACATATTTTTACCTATGCAAATATCGCTACCAAGTGAAGACGAGGCACAGGCACCACGTTGCTCTATTATATTAAACGATGTAACGAGATACATTATACCTATAGTACGATCTATCACAGCCCCTCCTAGAATTAAATTAGAGCTAATATTAACAAAAAGCCCTGACACAGTAGAAGTATCCTTTGAATATTTTTATATAAACAATTTTACTTACAACGCCGAGTCTGTTACTGCTGATTTAGCTATGATTGATTATGAGCGTGAACCCTTCCCCATGCATGCATTTACCCCCAGATACTTTCCTGGAATGTTTTAAAGGAATATTATGAATTTTGAAAAATACATAGGTATACCTTTCCAAGAAAAGGGCAGAGATACTAGCGGAGTAGACTGCTGGGGTTTAGTTCGCTTAATCTACAAACAAGAATACAATATTAATTTACCTAGCTTTAGTGAAGACTATGAATTAAGCGATGACGCCAGAATCGGTGAATTATTTGCACAATACCAAGAAGGCTGGGAAACATTAAGTAGTCCAGAACCAGGTTGCGCAGTGCTGTTTAGAATGTTTGGTACTGAGTCACATATAGGTGTGGTAGTAGAAGGTCATAAATTTATTCACGTTCGTGAAGGTCGCGACAGTGTTATTGAGTCACTAGAAAGCCCTAAGTGGTCAAAGCGCATTGTTGGTTATTTTAAGTATTCCGAGAGTGCTGGCGTAGTATTAAACTCTATACCGCACCCACTAAAAACACAACAGTACGTAAGCACAGTAGTTCCAGGTACCAGAGTACTAGAGCTTGTACATAATATTTGTACAGAATACAACGTTCAGCCAGAATTAAAGAGTAGAATCAGTGTACTAATTAATGGTATAGTTGTACCACAAGAGGCTTGGGCAAAAACTACGATCAATCTAGGTGACGTTATAGAGTACAGGGCAGTACCTGGAAAAGAGGCACTTAGACTTGTAGCAATTGTTGCGTTAGCTTGGGTCGCCCCACAAATAGCTTTAAGTGCTTTAGGTACTACTACAGGAGCATATGTTGCTGCCGCACTTGGAGGGACCCCAATATTTCTAGCAGCTGCACAGGCAGGCGTCATGCTACTGGGCTCTGTTTTAATTAATGCTATTGCACCAATACGTCCACCTACTATGGGTAGTAGTATTGACCCTGGAAGTGCAGAACGTCAGCTAATGGTTAATGGCGGCTCCAACCAAGTTAATCCATACGGAGCAATCCCTGTGGTACTTGGTAAAGCACGTGTTACTCCACTACTTGGTTCGTTTAACTACTTGACTTATGAGAATGAGCGAGATAGCTACTTATCTATGCTTTTAGTATGGGGGTATGGCCCGCTAAGTATTGATGATGCTAGCTTTAAAATCGGCGATGTACCACTAACCAGCTATACAGACTATACAAAAATCACACTAGATCGCATTGCCGAGCCAACCGCAGAAACAAAAAGAAATTTTGATGCTATATACGGAAAAGATGTTACACAAGCAAATACTCAAATTGAATTAACCTGTGAAGGTAACCCTGAAATTAACTCAAGAACTGTTACCGGCACAGTTACAAACTATCCGGCAGGTGTAGACGAAGGGTCTGGACTACCATATCCAGCAGTCTCGCGCTTACAGTATAATTTTAGCGACAATGCTGGGTGGGTCATTGGTCAACAAGCTACGATAGTTTTTACGGTTCCATCAGGTCATGCAGGATGGAATCTTTCTACTAATCAATTATCTAATGTTGCTGTAACTAATACCAGTAGTACAGTTAAAACAGTATCATTTAATATAGACGATGTATCGGATATACCCACTTCAAGCATAACATTAGAAATAGCACAGGAAAACTTAAGTGGTTCGTATGTTATAACAGCAGAAGGGGTAATCCCAGGACCTTGGACCGAAGCTGCTACCACGGTTGAGACCAGTGCAGATACAGGACTACCAGTACCAGTCAATTCAGTTACATTAGCACTACATTTTCCACAGGGTTTACGTCGAATTGCAACTAAGGGAGAGGGTGCAGGTAACTCGTACTATACCAATGTTAAGTTCAGAGCAGAATACTCCACAGATGCTGGAACTACTTGGTCATTATTAGAAACTTTTTACGTAGGTAATGACACTGTTAAAAAAGATGGATTTACCTACACAAGAACTTATGGTAATTTAAATTACGATCAAATGATTGTAAGAGTACGCCGAGAGACAGGAGATAATACTGAAGACAACCCAAACTACAGGTACTATTTTACTTCTGTTCTTCAAAACGTAACTTTCTTGCGTAATGCAACCCCTGCAGTTGATCCACTCGGTACAAAAATAGCAAAAACTGCATTTAAGATAAAAGCCACTGACCAACTTAGTGGTAGTATACAAGGTATTAGTGCAGTTGTACAGACCTGGTGTAAGAAGTGGAACGGTTCGCAGTGGGTAAATGGTGCTACAAGCAATCCAGCAGCGCTAATGCGTTATGTACTAGAACATCCAGCCAACCCACGAAAAGTTACTAATGCCGATTCACAGATTAACTTAGATCAGCTACAGTATTTTTACGAGTATTGCGAATCACATGGATTCGAATATAATGGAATACTTGGTACAGCACGCGGTGTTTTAGAGGTAGTACGCGATATTTGTGCCGCAGGCAGAGCTAGTCCGGCACTTGTAGATGGTAAGTGGACAGTGGTAATCGACGAGCCAAGAGATAACGTTGTGCAGCACTTTACACCGCACAATAGTTGGAATTTTGAAGGCACTAAAGCTTTACCAAAACGTCCGGACGGTTTAAGAATTAACTACTACGATCAAGATAGCGACTATCAAGAAGCCGAGATTATTGTTTATGACACCGGCAAGAATTCGGGTAATGCTAGCTTATTTGAAAGTATCACATTACCTGGTGTAACTAAAAAATCTTTGGTAATTGACCATGCAAAGTGGCACATGGCACAAATGAAACTGCGCCCAGAAGTTTATACGCTAAACTCCGATATTGAGTATTTGGTATGTAACCGAGGCGATCGTGTTAAAGTAATGCACGATGTACCTATGTGGGGCCTAGGCTCAGGCAGAGTTAAGAATATTTTATCAAGTACTCAGATTGAACTAGATGAAGCCGTACCAATGCAGCCGGGTGTGTCCCACACCATTCGTTTTAGAACTAGCACTGGAGCTTCTGTTACAAAAACCCTTGTAAATGTAAGCGAAGCCGGTGAGTATAACGTAGTTGATCTTACTACGCCTATTATTAACAGTGAAATAGCTGCAGAGGACTTGTTTTTGTTTGGTACCCTAAACCAAGAAGCACAAGACTTAATAGTTTTAAGCATAGAGCCTTCAAGTAATAATAGTGCTCGCTTAACACTGGTTGACTATGGAGTTACCAAAGACTACAACATATTCCCAGACTACTTAGACATGAGTGAACAGCTAGTATTTGAATCACAAATTACGCTGCCTCCTGTGTTACAGCTTAGTACATTTGGAAACAAGGTGCCTCAGTTAACTGGTTTAACCAGTGATGAGTCTGCAATGGATATTGTTGCTCAAATTTACAACATTAACCTAACTTACTTTAATGCAGGCGAGCTACCTACTAGCACACACTCGGTAGAAATTCAATATGATTTGGCTTCTTCAGATAGCAGTGTTAACCTTAGATCAATTTTTGTAGAGTACCAAAAAGGTTCTACAATTATTCCTAATGTTTCTGTTGGTGTAGCTTATCGCATCAGACTTCGTTACGTATCCAAAGACGGTACTTCTGGTGTGTGGACTCAATGGCAAAACCACACAGTTCAAGGACTCACAGTTAATAATAACACTGTACAAACTATTGAAGTTACAAGAGTTGGTAAGTACTTGCGAGTTAAATGCTTAGTAGACTCCTTACCCAATACATTTAAATATTTCAAAGTAAAAGTATTTAAAGATTCTGGTAGCGGAGACTTTTGGACAAATACAGATCCAAGTATATTTGTAGGGTTAACACAAACAGACTTTATAGATATTGATTTAATGCAGTTCGCATCTCCTAGAATCAGCGAAGCTGGTACAAAATACAGAGTTGCTTGTAGAGTTGTAGATATATCCGACAATGAAAGCCTAACCAGCGCTGTTGGGTCTATAACCTTACAAACCATAATACCATAAGGATAAAATGGCAGCACAATTATTTCCAACAGTAAAAGGGCTCCAGCTAGTAGTTTCCACTCCGGTGGATTCTACTACTGGGCTTATAAGAGACGACCTTGTTGGAATTAAGGTTTGGTACAGTACCACTGTACCAAATTTTAATACAGAAACACAAGGTACTCTTGCCTATGAAGGCGATGGTTTAAACGTACTTATACCAAACCTAAATCCAAGCACAACATACTATGTAAAGTATGCGCTACTATCCTTTTTGGATGAGTCTGTTTACGATGACTCAGAAACACTATCCGGTATACCCTTAAGCGGAGTAACTGTAGACGTTCGTAACTCTAATGCAGTTACTGTAGTTCCTGCTACTTGGGATGGTACAGTAACATCTTTTGAAGGCACAGGTACTACACTACGCGTATATGAAGCTAGCAGTGAGCTAGTATACGACGGTGTTGGTACCACAGCTGGAACGTGGAAAGTAACTACTGGTTTCACAAACATATCTGTGCCTGTGGGTTATATTACGGATAGTGGGACTTACTTAACTACCGCAAATATCACAGGTTTAAGTGAAGACAAAGGATCTGTTTCTTTTACTATTACTGGCACAAGCTTTTCAGGCGATTTCTTTACTGTAGTAACCACACAAACTATTGCCAAATCGCGTATGTCTGCAGCCCCTTCTGTGGACATAAATGGCATTGCTAAGTTTAATACAAGTTATGATGGTAGTAGTTACACACCACCAAACTTTGAGGTAAGCGCAAGTATTGCCAATATAGAGTCACCTACGTACTTGTGGTCGGTAACAGGAGCTAATACTTCTAGCCCACTAACAAACTCCACGCTAACAATTACTCCTAGTTCTGATTTAATCAGTGTAACACTAACAGTAGATGGGGTGAATTTACTTGAGCCAATCTCCAAAACCATCCAAACAGCCGCTAGTTACGATGGTACTCCCGGACCCTCAATTGATATAAGCGGAATAACTGGATTCAATCGTAATGTAGCCGGTGTGATTCTTCCTGCTACTGCCGCGTTAACAGCAGTAACTGCTTATGTTTCAAACCCTGTGTACGCCTGGACAGTTACAAATGGTAGTTTAAGTGCCACAAACACACAATCTGTAGTGTTAACGCCCACAGCAACAAATCCAATTACCGTTACACTAACAGTAACAGGCTCTAACCTAAGTGCTCCGCTGCAAAAGCAAGTAAAGATGACGGTTACGCAAGATGGTGCGACTGGACAGGCCGGTGCAAGCGGAACAATGGCTGCGTTTCCAACTATCTATCAGTGGACAACAACCAGCACACCTCCCACACGCCCAACAACCCCCAGCACGTATACTTGGTCAACTGGAGCTTACACAGCGCCTAGTGGTTGGTCAACTAGTGCACCAAGTAACACCACTGCAGGCAGCTATTTGTGGTCAATAACTGTGCCATTAGTAGTATCAGCAACTACCACAACCAGTACCTTAGACTGGACCAGTACTGGCTTTGCTATTAAGTCTGTTGCCTACAATGGCGCAAATGGTACAAGTGGCACAAGTGGAAGTGCAACATTTGTAATCATACGTAGTGCTAACGATAGTGGAGTTCCTACTAACGCAGAAGTTACATCAGCTATTGGGCGTACTCCTATAGCTGGGGATATTGCTACTATTACTTACAACAACTTTAATGCAAGTATTGTTTACAAGTACACAACATCATGGGCACAGTTTGCTAGCTATATTACTGGTAGTTTAATTGTTGAAGATACAATTACTGCAGCCAACATGGCAACCGGTACAATCACTGCTGAAAGTGGTGTTATTGGTAGCATTAATGCAGATACAATTACTGCTGGTACTATTACTGGCCGTACTTATCAAACTACTTCAGATGTTACCGCTTCTAGACGTATTACTATTAATGATACTGATAATAACCAATTACAGCTAACCGGTGCACTTGGTACTACACCAGAAACATACGGCAGATTAGCGAACATAGGTGAAGTCAGTACAGAATATATTCAGTACATTAGTGGACTAACAGTAACTACACCAGCCATCGGCGAATTTGGTCGCATAGATTCTAAACGTATTGGAGTACTAGCCAGATCTTATCAAGCACCTGCAATTTACGTTGAAACTAAAGAGTCGGTTGGTATTCAGATTAGCAACCAAACCAATAACTACCCTAACCCAGGCGTCGTGGGTGCAGGTTTATCTTATGGTATAGCAATTCAAAGTTCTAATGTAGGTATTTCTATTATTGGAACAGGCTATTTTGACGGACCTACCAGTAAGGACATTTGGTACGGTATCGACATTTCAGCTTGGGGCGGTTACTTTTCTAACCCGACTAATGCTGCGGCTAAAAATCAGGGTTTTGGTATTAATATTGGTAAGCCTAAAAAGTCTGATACAAACGGCTGGGGCTTTTTGATGGAAGACAGGATTTCTAATGGCGGATATGCTAATGGATATGGTTTTGCACGTATAGGTGGTACAGCAGAAGATGGTCGAGGTATTTGTTTTAGTAGGGATGGTTATGAACTAATATCTGCTCGTGGCAGCACACTAAGCAGTGGCATACCTGATGGAACTTTAATAACATCTGATACTTCATATACTTCGCTTAGTAGTGGAGTTCTTACTGTAAATAGATCATGGCTTGCAATTACCAAAGGTGAATTGCGTATTGACGTTAATAGTTCTGGAGTAGTGCCAAACTATCTAGATTCCCCTTCAAATAGCATTGTCAGACACCCAACAAGCCCTACCTCTGTTAATGCTCTTGGAGCATACCCAGGACTGTACATCTGTTCTACAATAATACCTGCTAATAGGTATAATAGTACTCTTCCTACGCTATCAACAGGACTTACAGGAATTACAGTTGATAGTGAAGTGTATGGCTATGTTTCCAAGAACTGCTTATACGGTACGTATATGCAGGGTAATACTTATGACCATTATGCTTCAGGCAACGGAGTAAACTACGGTCCGTTTACCGGCTCACACGACGGTTTGGTACTAAAAGGTACTACTATTCTAGCCGGGGACATTGTAGTTGACTCAGAACTAGTTATCATAAAAAATACATCAAACAGTATCTTTATTAACAAAGTTTCAAATACAGCCCTGGACAAGCGCGCAGTTGGTGTATACGTAATGAATATTGAGTATGATATTTATACTATGCCAGCAGCAATGGAGAACTTAAGTGAAACGCAAAAAACCGAATACGTTAAAGCTTACGACCGCATTGCTTTTAATGCTGTTGGTGAAGGTGTTATAAACGTTTGTAGTGAAGGTGGTAATATTGAAGCAGGTGATTTAATTTGTACTTCTAATACCCCTGGCAAAGGTATGCGTCAACCAGATGATTTGGTACGCAACTATACTGTTGCACGCGCACGTAACGGTGTTGTGTGGGAAGCAGGAGATACTTCACCAAAGCAAGTAGCTTGTATTTACTTGTGCGGATAACAATTTTTACTAGCTGATAAAAATACCCAGGACTAAACACCCTGGGTATTTTTTTGCATTGACAAAACTTTGGTCTTATGTTATAATAGTACAAAATATTTCAAGGCATTGTAATTTCAGTTCACTAAATACCTATTGCCTAGTATCCCATAAATAAACCTAAACCGTATCAACCAGTACTGGCTACCGCTAGTTTTAAATGGAGGCCCTAAGATGCTAGGTGTCGTAACAGATAATTTTATCCAAGTGCTAGGGGCCTCGGCTCTGGCAATAATTACTCTTTTCATTGGCTTACAGAAGTTACTAAAAGAGTGGAAAAGTACCAGTGCAGAGACCAGTGTTATAACACTCATGCACACAGAGCTAGAACGCATGAGTACTCAGAATTCTGCACTAAGTGTAGAGTTGGGTAGACTACACACGGAAGTAATTAATTTGAATCAACAATTACAAAAACTTTCTATAGAAAATCAACGACTGCAAGTTGAAGTAGGTGCTCTTACTAATCAAGTACGCAAGTTCAAATCACTATCAGATGAAAAGAAAGGCGACTAATAATGCAGCCAATAAAACTAAATTTAAAGATTTATGAAGGTAGTACTTTTACACAAGTATTGCGTTGGGAGTCGTCTACAAAAGTATACGCACCGATTACAAATATTGCAAAAAGTGCTCCAGTAGTAATTACCTCAGCCAACCACGGATTACCTGTTGGTTGGAGAACACGTGTTACCAACGTGCTAGGTATGAAAGAGATCAATAACTCTGAAACTTATCACACAGTTACTGAAACTACCAGTAACACAGTTACCCTAAACCAGATCAATTCACTAGCCTATACAGCTTATGCTAGCGGTGGCGTGCTTGAATACAATCAGCCTGTTGATTTGACCAACTATACTGCACGTATGCAATTACGTGCTAAATTAAATAGTCCTGATGTATTGCATACACTAACCACTGAAAACTCAGGGATCGTGTTCGATAATACTGCAAAAACAATTACACTTACTATTCCAAGCAACATAACAGAAGCTTTTGATTTTGTTAGTGCTGTTTATAACCTTGAGCTTATAAAAGACGCGCAAGTTATAAACTTCGCAACAGGAAATATCAGCCTACAGCGTGAGGTTACACGATAATGGACTCACTAGTTATAGCATCACAAGAGCAAGCAGTTGTTGTAGATTCGGGTGCTAGCGGTACCGTAGTTACTGAATCGGACGGTAGCTTCGTAGTAGTTACAGGCATAATGGGGCCCGCCGGACAGGATGGAATAACGGATCTTTCCCAAGCCCAAGACTTGGACTTAACTGGATTGTCAGACGGGTCTTTGTTAGTATACAACTCATCTTCTTCTAAGTGGCAAGCCACGCAACGATTGGACAAGCAGATCTTAGAAGCAGGACAATTTTAATTAAGGAATAATAATGGCAAGTATTATTAAGATCAAACGATCAGAGGTTAGTGGTAACCCTCAAGTACTAGGTGCCGGTGAGTTAGCTTACAGCGCACTAGCAGACAACGGGTCCAACGGCGGAGATCGACTATACATCGGTATGGGTACCGAAACAGATGGTAATGCAGTAAATCACGTCGTAATTGGTGGTAAATATTTCACCGATCAGATTATTGCAGCTACTGCAAACAACACCGCAAGCGCACTCGTACGTCGCGATGCAAGTGGTAATTTCGCAGCTAATATAATTACTGCTGCACTAGCAGGTAACGCAACAACAGCGGGCAGCTGGTTAACAGCACGTTCAATCGCCCTAACAGGTGACGCCACAGCAACCTGGGCTAGCATTGATGGTAGCGCAAATGCCACCACAGCACTTACGCTAGCAACAGTTAACTCAAATGTAGGTACTTATGGTAGTACTACACAGATTCCAGTTGTAACAGTTAACGCAAAAGGCTTAGTTACAGGTGTAACAACAGCCAATATCTCCACAGCCCTAAGCATTGCTGGCGGTACTGGTACTGATACAGTTACCTTAGGTACGGACACTTTGACATTTGCTGGCGGTACTGGCGTAACAACCACGGTAACCGATAACCAAGTAAGTTTTGCAATTGGTCAGGCTGTTAACACAACTTCTAACGTAACATTCAACAACGTAACTGTTAATGGTACGCTAAACTCAGACGATATTAGTGCTACTAATATTAGTGTAGACGGTAACGCTACTATTACAGGTAACTTAACTGTACAAGGTACAACTACCACAGTTAACTCAACAGCCGTTGCCATCAGCGATATTAATCTTACCTTGGCTAAAGACGCTGCAAATGCTACTGAAGCTAACGGCGCCGGATTAACAGTTGCAGGTGCTGGCGCTACACTTACCTATACAAGTACCAATGACCGCTGGAACCTAAACAAAGATTTAGTAGTTGCCAATGTATATGCCGCATTAGTTGGTAACGCAGATACTTCTACTAAACTAGCAACTGCACGCAGTATTGCGGCAACAGGTGATGCAAGTTGGAGCGTTAACTTTGATGGCAGTGCAGACGCTAGTTCAGCTATTACACTGGCCACAGTTAATTCAAATACTGGAAGTTTTGGTAGTGGTACAAGTGTACCGACCTTTACAGTAAACGCAAAAGGTCTAATTACTGCAGCCTCTAGTACAGCTATCCCTACAGCTACTACTAGCGTACTTGGTTTAGCCAAATTTGATTCTACATATTTCTCAGTTACAGCAGGTCTGGTTGCACTAGCAACTGTTGACGGCGGAACTTACTAAAATTAACACCTGCTTATATAAGCACAAAGGGTAGCCATATGGCAGAAATCAAGATAAAGCGCAGTAATGTGCCAGGAAAGGCCCCAGCTGTTGGGGATTTAGTACTCGGAGAACTTGCCATCAATACATACGATGGTAAGTTATTTTTAAAACGCAATGATGGTACTGAAACCATTGTTGAGATTGGTGGCAATACTGGTTCGGGTGTTACCGTGGGTACCACGCCTCCAGAATCTCCTCAAGATAATGCACTATGGTGGGACTCCAGCTCCGGAACGCTTAAAATTTATTATAATGACGGAAGCTCCTCTCAGTGGGTAGATACCAACTCAAGTGAAAAAAGCGCGGCTGTTACTGCTGAAGCTGCTACAAGTGTATACTCAAATCAATACGTTGTATCTGGTACAACTACTGATAACACTGAAACCGAGATCTTTATTGATGGTGTACTAAATCAGCGTATGCCTGTTGCCTTAGACACTGTTTGTGCATACACAGTAGATATTGTTGCAAAAAGAACAGATGTTCCTGGTGACGTGGCGATGTTCACTCTAAAAAGCTTGGCAAGAAATGACAATGGCACGGTATCGGATGTTGGTAATATATACGAAGTAGTAGTAGCTCGCACAGACATAAATTTAAACGTAGATATACGCGCCAATGATACAGCAAATGCTTTTGGTATATATGTTACAGGTGTTACCGGTAAGGCGTTTACTTGGAAAGCCGTCGTTAGTACGGTAGAGGTATAATATGACTAGACGAACACGTAGTTTCCTCATTGATAATACTGTGGGAAAAATATTTACAAACGTACAGACTACAGCTGGAGCAGGTGCTGATAAGCTGATTGCAGGCACTAAACTTTTAGTAAGAACTATTGCGGCCGCAGCTAGAGTTCAGGCAGTACCAACACTAAACCTAGGCGGTGGATTAGGTATCCTACTCAGTCCCAATAACGCAATTCTTACCAGAATAGACATTGGTGCCGCTACAGCACCTGGCGGACAGCCTCTTATAATTTCTGCACGTATTGGTACAAGTTTTGCTAGCTCAGTAGAGTTTGGAACATATCAGCTACCTATGAATGCAAAAAGTGCTGGGTACGTTGTTGCCAAGCAATTTCAGCCTGGTGAATATTTGTATGTAAATATACTACAAACAGGCACACTTCGCAGAGCCGCAGGTCTGTCGGTACGTTTTAGCTATTACGCAGGATAATTTATGAACCAAGAACAAATTAATAAATACTTCGGAGCACACGTAATCTATCAATTTACTGGCACTGCCGAAGAGCTTTTAAGTGTTTTAAGTGGTCAAAATGTCAATTACATAACCACAAATTACACTAACTATTTTATCACGGACACAGTTCCGCCTGCTGACAGCCGCATTACGGTTTTTGCAGATAACACACAAGGAACAAACTAATGTACGCAAAACTTGTAGTAGGGCCATCAATTATCAGTGCTGTTAGAGCGATGCGTGACATTGGTCGATTAATCACTTCTGAAGCCCCAAGCCTTGATCTGGTTACAGCATTTAACAAAACTTCGTCTATTATCGTAGACCCTACTCCAGCAGGTTGGACATATGTTGGTGGACTAAACGCCGCTGATCAGCCGTCAATTGCTGCTGTAGGATCTGCCGCAGACACTACTTCTCCGTATGGATACACAACTGATAGTCCTTACAACCTAGGATTCTCGGCTCCATGCTTAAACCAACCGTCGCGATTAAAATACGCAGTACTCACTCTTTGTTGGCGAGGTGCCCCTGCGGCTGCGTATACTTTTGCACTCACGGCGGCTGCTGGCATCACAGCAACCGGTACTACTACCAACGAAGGCCCTCGTGTTGCTGCTGGTTCTGCTGAAGGTATTGGCGAAACCAACAGTTTAACAATTTGTAGTGCGGCAAATGCCATCTTTCACGTTATTGCTACCCCAAGACACATCACCATTATCGTTGAAGGTATTGTAATTTCGGGCTTAAACGCCGTGTGGGAAACAACCAGTACAGATGTTCACGAGTTCTATAACCGCGCCCCAGTTGTCCAATATTCTCATTCGACTTCATCGGCTACCTCTCGATTTGCGATTATTTCACCAACCAGCTACACGCTTACACAGTCACCAGGCTGGATGGCTGCCGCGATTGCAGTAACGAACGTCAACACAGGCACTTTCTACGGAACGTATGATCTCACTGAAGCGTCTACTGCGAATCTTGGCAACTTTGCGCAAGCGTCGACAACCTATCGTAACAACTCCATTAGTGCAACAGGAGCACCTAAATATCAGATTGGGCCGGTCTACTTTCAGGTCGGAGAGCTTGGTTATCCAACACAATTTGTAACAGGTGTTGTACCCATCTACTGGACAAAAGCCAACCTTGGAACTACTGGTGATGAAGTTGAGGTTGGTGGAGATTCGTACACATTCTTTAACTGTGGTGCTGGTTTTGGCGTAATTATGAAAACGGATTAATATGGCACTATTAGCACTGACTATACAAAGTAATGATATAGCTCTTTGGGGTACCTTTGAGCTAATCAAACAAAACTTATCTGCAAGTGCAATCAAGCGTTTAAAGATTGCACTAGACCCACTAATTGATCCAAGCGTTAATAATCCAGAGACGGCTTATTCCCTTGAATAACAAAAATAGGAATATTAAATGACTGCATTGAATTTCCCCTCAAATCCAGTACTAGACCAAGTTTATACAGCAGGCGGAAAGGCTTGGAAGTTCAATGGTGTTTCATGGACTTCCGTATCACTAGCAGACCCAGTATCTAGTTTTAATACTAGAACCGGAGATGTTACACTAGAATCTGGCGATGTTACTGGTGCACTAGGGTTTACTCCATATAACTCTACAAATCCAGCTGGATATACAACTAACACCGGCGATGTAGTAGGGCCAGTTTCCTCAACAGATAACTCACTTGTTAGATTTGATACTACAACAGGTAAACTTGTTCAAAATTCCACTGTTACACTAGACGATACCGGCAGTTTAGCAGGTATTTTATCAGAACAGTTCGACACAACTACTACACCTCCAACAGTAGTAGAAGGAACACTTGCTTGGGACAGCGGAAATGGTACACTTGAATCAGGTCTAAAAGGTGGTACAGTAACTTATAAGCTAGGTCAGCAAGAATTTGCCCGAGTTTATAACGGCAGCGGCTCTGCAATGACCAAAGGCCAGGTTGTTTATATAACCGGAGCACAAGGTAACCGAGTAGATGTACGCCTTGCCAGAGCAAACGCAGAATCAACTTCTGCCGGCACTATTGGTTTTGTTACCGAAGCTATTGCAAATGGTTCCGAAGGCTTTGTTCAGGTATCTGGAACACTTCCAAAATTAGATACTTCTGCACTAACAGCCGGAGCTGCATTATATTTATCAGCAGCAACAGCAGGTGCGTATACAACTACCAGACCAGCTGCTCCAAATCACACAGTTATATTGGGCTGGGTTGAGCGTGTTCACGCCAATGCTGGCTCAATCTACGTAAAAGTTGATAATGGTTATGAATTAGATGAACTACACAATGTACTAATTTCATCTGTGACCGGCGGCAATGTACTTAGTTACGACAGTGCAGCTGGTGTTTGGAAAAACGGCGGTATCTCTGGTACTACCATAGATAATACAGTTATTGGTGGCACCACTCCAGCAGCCATAACGGGTACTGACGTTGTAGCCACTGGTAACTTAAAGAGTTTAAACTCTATTAATGACGAAGGTGGAGAACTCTTTTTAGCAAAACCACAGACCAACAACTCGATTGCTGGTAGTGGCGTAGTAGTAGACATTTACCAAAACAAGATCCGAATTTTTGAGCAAGGTTCTCCAAATCGTGGTGCTTATATTGACCTAACAGCTGCTGGTAATAGTGTTAGTTCTAATCTACTTTCGGTTGGCACAACATATACTGCAGGTGACGGCCTTTCACTAAATGCTGGTGTTTTTGCTGCTGACTCAACAGTTTTACGCTCAAGCGGTTCTTATGCAGACCCTGCTTGGCTTACCTCTGTTAACTACTCAAAGCTAACAGGTACTGTACCAACCTGGAATCAAAATACCACTGGCTCAGCCGGAAGTGTGGCGTGGAGTGGTATTACTAGCAAACCAACTACTCTTGCCGGTTACGGCATCACAGATGCTGCTGCTGCTATTCATACACACCAGTATTTTCCACTAACCGGCGGTACCCTACAAGGACCGTTAACGGTTTCTAGTCTCCGTATTCCTTCTGCTAATACTTTAGCTTCTGGAATAAACTGGTATAGTAGCACATCTAAGACATGGACTGAATACTACGCAGACTATGGTGGCCAAACCGGCTGCGGTCCAAGTGGGAATATCACATCAGCCTCCGGTTGGAATGTTTATGGTGCCGCACTTCACTCATTTATTGATGACGACGGTATGGGCTACAACGGGTGGGTATGGGAAACCGGAACTTCTATCGGCCAGCCGTCGGCAGTAGCAGAACTATCGAGCTATGGTGTTTTTACTGCCGCTAGTTTTAACGCCAATACGGATATGAGCATTGCTGGGCAAGTAGTACTACATGCCCTCAACTATAATAGTTATGCACTACCAATAAGTGGAGGTACATTAACTGGTGATGTAACGCTTTCAGGTGGAACAGCCAACGGAGTTACCTACCTCAATGGCTCCAAAGTACTGACCTCTGGTAGTGCTCTAACGTTCAATGGAACAAATCTGGGTGTTGGTACTGCCTCTACTGCTGGCAAGGTTCACGCGTATGGTACAAGCGGTGCAACTACCATTATGGCAGAAGGTGCTGTTAACAGCAGCAGCTACGGTCGCCTTGAAATGCGCGGTCGTCCTGCTGGTGCTGGCCAGTCTGCTGGATATATCGTTGCTGCCTCTACTGCTGGCGGTCAAGCCGCAACCAACATTGGTGGGATTGATTTTGCACAAGCGGGAGCTTCTGGCAATGCCAGCTTTATGGCGTTCTCAACGCATAACGGCACTTCGCTTACTGAAAAAATGCGGCTAGATCCATTTGGCAACCTCGCCTTGGGACGTACTCCCGACACATGGACAACTTATAGTGCTTTCCAGTTAGGTGCTCAATCTTCTTTGGCTGGTAGCGCGTCTTATGTATTACTGTCTCAAAACTTCCGATATGACGGAACTGACAGATACATTGCCACTGGTACTGCAAGTCAGTATTACCAAGGAGCTGGAAGTCATGTCTGGAGAGCAGCAGCATCCGGCACAGCAGGCGCTGCCATCTCGTTTACTTCAACGATGACATTGAGTGCTGTCGGCGCTCTGAACACGGCTGGTGCAATTACCCAGAACGGCAGCCAAGTTTTGACTGCTGGCAACTACAACAGCTACGCACTGCCTTTGAGTGGAGGTACGTTGAGTGGCAACCTGAGTCTCAACTCTGGGTCAGTCATCAATTTGGGTGGTCAGTCGGACACGGTCGGGTACAACGCCACAGCTGGTCTCGGCACTTACATCAAAGGAACAAGTGGCACCTACGTCTATGGCGGCGGGTCGTTCTACGACGGAACGACTCACCGTACGCTTCTGCACGCAGGCAACTACACCAGCTACAACGGCATCATCCGAGCGTTGGGTGCTGCATCAACCAGCATCGACTGGAATGACCTGGGGAACAGCTATCAGAACAGCTTGATCCAAGTAACGCCCACAAACTTTACAAGCACCACAAACGGTCCGACCGCCGCCTCATACCAGTACGGCACATTACTTAACCTCAGCACCGGTTCAAGCTCTAGCCGCTCGCAAGTCTATATCAGCCACAACGGTAACGATCTGATCTTCCGTGGCGGCTGGGATGGTGCGGCCTGGACAACGTGGAACAAGGTTCTGACTAACCAGAACTACACCAGCTACAGCCCCTCTCTAACAGGCACCGGCGCATCTGGCACATGGGGAATCTCCGTCACTGGTAGCGCAGGCTCGGTGGCATGGACGAACGTGAGCGGCAGGCCTACAGCCGTGTCGTCGTTCACCAACGATAGCGGTTATGTCACCAGCGCTTCACTGAGTGGCTACTTGCCTACAAGCGGCGGTTCCATGACAGGGGCCATCAGTCTGGGCTCGCTATTCAACCTCCCCACAAACAGTGGCGAGGCGAAGATCGGACGTGCGTCGAATCTGGCCGCAGGCATTATGACCGTGCAGCTTGGTGGTGGTAACACCAACTCGTACTTTGAAATCGCTGATTGGCAGTGGAACTCAGTCAGGATTCTTGTTGCAGGTACAAATGCATTTACATACAAGGGTAACAACGTACTTCATGCGGGTAATTACAGCACTTACTACACTGACAGAATTGTTGATACTGCTGGAAATTACCTGAAAGTCACCTCTCCTAATAACCTGGAGTACTTCTCCAATACCGCTACTATCAAAGATTTGTACTTACAGTATGGGGGCAATGCAAGTTCGCTTCGCGGCCCTAGTGGAAATATTGTTTTACACGCCGGTAATGCCAGCAGCTACTCCCTACCTATTGTTGGAGGCACGGTATCTGGTCAAATTGGGTTCAGCGTTAGCAACTTTCTTCTTTTTAATGCAAATACAGGCACTGCCCTATTAGGTTGTAACCAAAATAGGGCTACAGGTACATTAAGTGTAAGGCTTGGCGGAACTAATGCAAGCCAAGTATTTGAGGTAATAGATAATACTACAAGTGCTAATACGATCTTTAGTGTTGGTACAAATGAGTTTATTTATAATGGTCGCCCGATTTTTGCTGCGCGAGCCTGGGTAAACTTCAATGGCACTGGCACCGTAGCAATCCGAGCTTCTGGTAACGTGTCCAGTATCACAGATGGTGGCGTTGGAACGTATACCGTGAACTTCACAACAGCCATGCCGGACACTAACTACGTCGCGCTGTCTGTGGCCAACGAAGGCACCTCGGTTACGTCGCGGGAATCGCAGTTTGGTGCCCAGACCACTGCCGGGGTAGGCATTCTTACACGCAGCTTTGCAGCGGGCGTAAACGCAGGCGCTTTAGCCGACATTAGCTTAATTCATGCAGCAATTTTTAGATAAGGTACATTTATGACCAAACGAATCATATATCAAACAGATGAAGGGGGAGTAGCTATAATCATTCCAGCGCCGGAAGTCCTTAATCAATATGGTATTGAAGCCATTGCGCTTAAAGATGTGCCGGCAGGCAAGCCATTCAAAATAGTAGACGTAGACAGTATTCCCAGCGACCGAACCTTTCGATCGGCCTGGGAAATTGACCAGGCTATACTAACTGATGGCTTCGGTGCAGCGTCTAGTGAATTTCCGGAGATAAATCAGTGATCCTCATAAATATCAATAAAGCAAAAGACATTGCACATGAAATAAGGCGAGCTGCTCGTGCCGAAGAATTCAAGCCGTACGATGAGATTATTGCTAAACAGATACCTGGTACTAGTGCACTAAATGCTGAAGCTGCACGACAAGCAGTACGCGACAAGTACGCTAGTATGCAGGCTGCAATTGATTCAGCAAACTCGGTATCAGAACTCAAAGCTGTAATGCCAGCTATTACCACTTAACCTAACCCGGAGACATTAATGTCCGCAACTTTTACAATCAAAATCACAGGTCTTCGTACCCAAACTGTTAACGGCATTGAAAATGCAGTTAAGCAAGTAGATTGGACACTAATCGGCACCGAAGCCGGTCAAGTGTTTGAACTACCCCAAAGCACTGTAGTGCCCGACCCTCAATCGGAGGGATTTATTCCACTTCAAAACTTAACTGAAGCGCAGGTTATTGCGTGGGTTGAAGCACATGATACGCGCATCCCAAGTATTCAGGCACATATTCAAAGTGTGCTTGATCGTGAAGTGGCCAAGGCACAGCTAGCGCCTGTTGCAATGCCTTGGGCACCTGTGGAACCTGCCGCAGAAGCTCCAGCACCTTAAACCACTAAAGGCGGCAATACGCCGCTTTTAGTCAAGGAATCAAAAATGTTTTTTATTTTTAAAATTATTCCAGACTGGTTTTGGTTGTTGCTGTTGGGCAGCGCAATAATCGCTGTTTTCTTGAGCAGTTTGCCTCAATTAAAAACGTATGCGTTAATTATCAAAAGTTTGGCTTATACAACCATAGCCGCAACAATTTTTATTTTGGGTATGCTTTATTGTGATAATGCCTGGAAATCTGCCGCACAAGAGCTGCAGGCCAAAGTCACCGCACTAGAACAACAATCACAGGTTGTAAACACCGAAATAAAAGAACGAGTAGTCACAAAAGTGCAAGTGGTTAAAACTCGTGGGCAAGATGTGGTCCAATACATAGACCGCGAAGTTGTCAAAAGTGACGGAACCTGTGTGATTTCTCCAGAGTTTGTTCAAGCACACAATCGTGCAGCAGAGGCACCAAAATGAAACTACTAGCACTATTATTAGCCTTAGGTTTAACGGCTTGCTCAACAGTTGTGCCAGTAACTGCAAAGTTTCCACCAGCTCCAGGTACATTAGTGCAAGAGCGTTGTGTAGACTTAAAGCAGCTAGAACAAGACCCTAAACTGAGCCAAGTGGCCAAAACCGTAACCACCAACTATACCGAATACTACATATGTGCTGCCAAATTGGAAGCCTGGCAGCGTTGGTATAGTGAACAAAAAACCCTTTATGAAAGCTTGAAATAATGGAATTATCTCTGCAACAACTGCAACAACTACTTCCAAAGAATCCGTATGTCAAGCAGTGGCATAATGCTCTAGCGCAGCTGCTTCCGGAATACGAAATCAATACAGCTCAGCGTATTGCTGCCTTTGTTGCACAGTGCGCACATGAGTCAGGTGGGTTTACTGCGCTAAAGGAAAACTTAAACTACAAAGCTGTTACCCTTCGTAAAATCTTTCCCAAGTATTTTACCACGGATGCAATGGCACAAGAGTATGCAAGTATGCCCAACAAACAGCAAGCAATTGCCAACTTAGTATATGCCAATCGTATGGGCAATGGCGGTCCTGAAACTGGTGATGGTTACCGTTATTGCGGTCGTGGATTGATTCAGCTAACTGGAAAAGACAACTATTCGTGGTTTGCAGCTAGTTTAAATATTACTGTTGAAGAGGCCGCTGAATACTTGGAAACCTTTGAAGGTGCTGCTCAAAGTGCTTGCTGGTTCTGGGAAACAAACAACCTAAATCAGTGGGCTGATCGTGGTGATATCTTAACACTAACCAAGCGTATCAATGGCGGTACTATTGGCCTTGATGATCGAATCAAGCACTACAACCATGCGTTACACGTACTAGGAGCATAACTTGCTAAAGCAACTTATCTTAGCGGTTTCACTACTAGTCACAGGTACAGTACATGCACAAGATGTAAACACAAACAGTACTGTGACCAGTCGTAGTGACAGTACTGTTAAATCGCCTCCAGCCAGTGCTATAAGCCCTACCATAAACACAGCTAATACTGATTTGTGTACTGTGGGTGTAGCTGGTGCTGTACAAACCCAAATCTTGGGTATTAGTGCTGGAGCTACTGTAATTGACCTTAACTGCGAACGCTTAAAGCTATCAAAAACGCTTTATGACATGGGCATGAAGGTAGCAGCAGTTTCAACACTTTGTCAAGATCGACGTGTGTTTGATGCAATGATGATGGCTGGTACTCCTTGTCCTTATGACGGAGCTATTGGTTCTGAGGCTCGTGCAGCTTGGAAAGCCAATGAAGCACAACAGCCTGGTATTAAACAAAACACTCAAGGAACAAGCAATGAGACTAAAACACTATTTGGTGCTGGTGGTTTGCTTGCTTTGCTGCTCTTACTCTTACTCTGAAACATTTAATGCTCAAACAAAAAATGCTGCAGATCAAGGATTAACTTGGGCAATGACGCAAGTACTACCACAGTACACAGGACTAACGGTTAATGCTGTTAGCTATCGCTATACTGCTGTAAAACTTGCGCCAGATCCACTACTAGTAACAGTTGAAAATGCCAACACCACAAACACAGGCTATGTGTTTAGATCACAAGATGATTGGACAGGTAGACCTGGGAATACTCTAACACGAACTGTTGCAGTAGACAATATACCTGTTAACTTGTGGGGTCCTGGTAGGATTTCAACTGCGGGCATAGGCAGTATACAAGACCCACAGGTATTTTATAGTTATAGGTATGACACTTGTTTTGATAGTACTACCACTGACCCAAGCTGCCCAAACTACAAAGTCTCCTTGCCTAATATTCAGGCTAATTTACAAACAGAGTTGCCAGAAACTAAACTGGTCTCAGAAACTGAAGATACACAAGCAACCTTTAAGCAGCTATTTGAGTCTGAACAACTAAAAAAGCCACAGCTTTTAAAAAAGTCTGCAACAAATTCGTTAGCCGACTTAACAGTTTCCCGTGCGCTAGAGTCAGCTAATACACTACCGGTTTCTTATAGCCGAGCATTATTTGGAGGAGTTTATTCCGACAGCGTAAAGCTAGTAGATAAACGACTGCCAGATTCCAAGAATAGCTTAAGACTTAATTATAGTCAAGAGCTGTTGCACACAAGGATGATTAACCAACAATATAATCAAGGAATAAAAAATGATTAAATCTTTATTACTAACCCTGGCACTGTGCTTTAGTGCACAAGCCGCAGAAGTGCCTATTCGTGGCATGGTTTCATCTAAGTGTGTTATTAACACCGACACACCCGGAGTATATGGTAACCCAGGCCCTGGTATGCTAAGTACCGAGCGTACTGATGGTGGTGTTACTCCTGTTATCAGATACGATGTTGTAGAAGCAGGTTTCTACAAAGCACTAATCACAGTACCAAGTGCATTTACTTCTAGCCCAGCACTAACGGATTCAGTTACTTGGGTAGGTAGTGTGGCGGTCAGCAAGGTTACTGATGCAGGTATGTCTGCGTATACAAATACCAAGCGAGTGTACAACAACACAACTGAAATTGACCTAAGTGTGCCTGGCACAGTATGGTTCAGTGCTACTTCCAAAGCACAGTACGGCTATAATAAGTCGTTTCCAGCAGGTGAGTATAAGGCAGTTGTTTTAGCCGAGTGTATTGCCCTGTAATACTATGCGTGCTATAATTATAGCTGGATTGATGTGGGTGTGTGGTTTAGCACACTCACATCAGTTTACACCAACCTACCCTCAGTTTGAGCAATCGTTTGTTGACGGTGTTGTTCAAACAAAAATGGAACTGTTTAATAAACGCTCAGAGGTTGAGTACTACGAACTAGGAGTATTTACTGAAAACTGGGAACCAATAAGTTTTGCAGCTGAAAGTAAGATCATACACATAAAGTACTTGGAAACCAAAAAGATAAGCGTATATGTTAAAAGCTCTGATCTCAAAAAAGTAGTGTACATTTGCACCGAATCACGTCTTAGACGTGAAGATGTAAAAGATACAGTAATTTCCTCAAAAATATGTTCTAAAGTTAAATAATGATTAGATTAATATATTGTGGTATTTTACTGCTGTTTGCCACAGGTTTAGCACACGCACAGGCCAACTCATTAAATTTGTCGCTACCAGGTAGCTCAGGTAGTTATCAAAGTGATAGCTTCCGTGCAGATGGTCTTGACTGTTCAATGGCAATAGGTTCCAGCACTAATGTAGAGTTTGGTGTTGTGGGCGTTATAAACAGTAATCCAAATACTGTTAGTACTAGTCCAGTTAATCAAGCCAGAGATATTGGAGTATACGGCAGGATTACTATACCAATAGGTGCACCACGAGAGCGCCTAGATTGCAATGAACTCTACCAGCTTGAGCTACGGAAAAAGCGTATTGAAGTTCAACGTCTGGAACGGGAACTAAATAATCTCAAAAGCTTGCGTTTTGAGAATACACCTAAGTAAGGAGACTTATGTCAAACTTAGACAAAAAAGTAGAGGAACTAGAAGCTGCTACTAAAAAATATGCTAGTAAGGATACTGTTATTAGTATCGGCGGTTACGAGTTTACTCCTGCTAAATTAATGGTAGCGTTTACACTTGCTAGCTCATTGCTGGGAGGTTTATACGGAGCCTTTGAAGTATACAAAGACTATCAAGGCATGAAGAAAAAGATAGCAGAGTACGTAAGTCCTGATCTATCGGATTTTGATAAGCGTTTGGCTGTGATCGAAGAAAACTCTACTAAAACCACTGACTATACTCGTGACATAAAAAACGACTTAAAAACAGATATTCGTCGTAATGAAAGTGTAGTAGAGCAAGTAGAGCGTGCAGTAAAAGTAGCACAGCGTGAAACAGACCAAGACTTAAAACTTGTTGCCAAGAATGTTGAGCAATCAATACAGCGTACTCGTGATGATATGGATAAGTTAAAGCGAGATACAGATAACAAGATTGAGAAGTTAGCCAGCTCGGTAGACTCAAAAATACAAAAAGCAATAGATAATCCACTAGCAGGAAAGTAATATGAACGATTTAAGAATGGTAAAGTGGTTGGCGTTTTTGCTACTACTACCAATTGGATTAGCGGTTTTTGGTGGCGACCGCTTTAGATATCCATGTCAAGACCCAACAAACTGGGATAAGCCTATGTGCCAAAAACCACAATGTGATGTAACACGTACCTGTCCAGAGCATGTTTTCAAAGGCCAGCGTGATCCGCGTTTAGGTGCTCCAGAAGAGCCTCAAAATGTACTAGCCAAACAACAACTAAATCAATCTACTCCAGGGTGCCCTAATGTCAAATAATAGTTTTATCTATACCGACGAGCAGTTAATGGCTCGTCTTAAGTTCTTTATTGGTGTATGTTTAGCCCTTACACTAACAGGAATTGTTTTTGTTGTTTTGTATAGCTTGATATTTGTAACACAACCACTAAACGCAATCAGTCCAATCGACCAAAAGTTTTTTGAATTAATTGTGCCAATTGCTACATTTTTAACTGGTACATTATCAGGAATTATGTTGGCGGGTGGAAGTAAGGAAGAAGTAGATGCATCAATTGCACTAATGAAACAAGCACAAGACAACGCGGCAGCTGCTGCTAAAACCAGCTACGTGCCGCCTGTAGTTAAGCAAGAACCATCATTCTCACCGGGATTTTCTACAACCCCAGGATTCAATGGTACATCGGCGCAGGCTGAAATTCGTATGGTCAATGGAAAGCCTGCTCCACAACCAGCCCCACAACCGGAGATTTAAATGAAACGATTATTTTATTCAGTATTAGTAGTTTTAGGTATGTTTGTACTTAGCTACAATCATCCAGCATTTGCAGCTGAAACTAAAAAGGTTTGTATTGACCAAACTGATGCTAAAACCAAAAAGACCAAGCAAGTATGTAAGCAAGTAAAAATTCACGAAAAGCTTGAAGGTACAAAAGTACCGGACAAAAAGGCTAAGTAAATTTTTATTTGACATATTTTTTGTAGGGTGGTATAATTTACACTTACACCCTACTTTATAACCCAACAAGGAAGTACATGGCAAGAAATAGTGGTAAAAACCATCGCACCTTTCCAGCAAAGAAGTCTAGTAATCGCCCTTCGCAAGAGGAAAAATCTAGGCTGCGCAGTGAGAAACACGCTGGACTAAGCGAACCTGTCCCTCAACGTAATTATACCTTTAAAGAAGTTCAGCCACTAAACTTCGTTCAAGGTGAATATCTAGACGCTATTAAAAACAACGACGTTATATTTGGTATAGGCTCTGCTGGTACTGGTAAAACATTTATTGCAGCTAGTTATGCTGCATCGGAGTTATTTCACAAGCGAATAGATAAAGTTATCCTAACACGACCTAATATTGAAACTGGCCGTGGATTAGGATTCCTACCAGGTACTTTAGAAGAGAAATACGCACCGTACTTACTGCCTTTTGACTCAATCTTTACAAAAGCGCTTGGAAAAGGTTTTTACGAATATTGCTTGAAGTCAAAAGACATTGACCCTACTCCACTAGGGTTTTTGCGAGGTACAACATTTGATAATTGCATTGTGTTAGTTGACGAGGCACAAAACTGTACTCGTGAAGAAATGAAAATGCTTTTATCGCGTATTGGTAAAAATTGTAAAATGATCTTTTCAGGAGACACTGAGCAATCAGATATTCCAGATTCAGGATTAGAAGATGCCGTAGATCGGCTAGAAGGTATCGACGGAATCGAGGTTATCGAATTCCTAGATGAAGATATTGTACGTAGTAAAATGTGTAAGCAGATTATTATGGCTTATAGGAATTAATATGGCAGATACACTACCAGTAGCACTACGCTACAAAGACTTAAATTTAGCAAACCATTTGGTGTGCATTGAACGTGCCAATCTTGGTCCTGCTGACCCACGTCAACCCAGCGTACTCTATTGGGGTGATAAAATGAGTTTGTGGAACGTACCAGAAGGTGTAGCACGCACTCGACTTTGTATGAATTGCGCTCACTATGATAATAGTCCAGAAATCATGAGCGCACTACCAGCATCACCCGGTGCCCAACTAAAGGCCAGCGAACTGCCAGTAACTCCCAAATGGGCAGATATTGCAGGTATGCCTAGTGCAGTATGTACTCTTTGGTCAATTACTTGCAGTGCACTACGCACTTGTGATGATTGGGAAGACCCTACAATGGATCCAGATAATGCAAATGTATCTTTTGTAACTCCCACGAAAGATGAGGAATAATATGGCAGAAACATATACACCTACAGAAGGCATGGCTACAGCAGCCAAACGTGCCCTAAAGTGGAAAGACGAAGGTAAGCCAGGAGGTACACTAGTTGGGCTAGCTCGTGCTAATCAACTAAAAGATCGTGATCCACTAACTGGAACAACCGTACTACGAATGTATAGCTTCTTCTCTCGTCATGAAGTAGACAAAAAAGCCACTGGATTTAACAGTGGTGAAGAAGGTTTTCCAAGCAAAGGACGCGTGGCATGGGACTTGTGGGGTGGCGATGGTGGTTACACCTGGAGCACTCAAAAGCGCGATCAAATCATGCGTGAGCGAACGGATGCCAAAGACTTGGTATTTGCAGCTAACTTACTGGAGTCTTCGGACGGATAAAGAAAAAGCCCCGTATAGCAATATACGGGGCTTTTTGTTTGGCTAAACCTTAGGCTGGTGTAGCCAAGTCTTGCATAGTTGGCTCGGACTTTGGAATTTGAGCTTCTGCTTGTTGTCGAATCTTTTGCGTCATAGGATTGCAGATTTTACCCGGCAATTCCTGTAATGCTGCTAAAATAGCATTGACTTCGTCAATAGATAGATCAGATAAGGTGAATTTAATGTCGTTCATAATTTAATTGGGTTTATTTAATCGGGCAAGCGCCTGTGGCACATTCAGCATCAGTGATTTCATCAAAGCTGTTTGTGTTGTTAAGATCAACTGTAGTTAAAGTTTTTACATATTCCATGTAAGCTTCTTCTGTAGTAACTTCTTGTGGCAAGTACAAGTAACCAAGGTCTTTGGCAGTTTTAGTTGGGTCTGTGCGGTAGATGAAACTCACACCAACATAGCAATCCCAATTGTCTAACAACCACTCAATGATTCCAGGAACTTCGCTTGGATCGTAACTGATAGTTACCGACGTGTTTTGCTGGTTCCAAGATGTTTGTAGCAGCTTGTAACGCTCAAGTTGTACAATTGCTGACTCAAGATTAACTTCTTTTCCAGCTACTTTGTCGAATGGAACTCCATCCCACATCACCGGAAACGTAACAAGCACTCCAGAATCATCAACAGGATGATTAATAACACGGTAACCCGCTTCACGTAGTTTCTCAACCACCGGGTCATGCTTACTAAATTGAACATTGTTGAAAATGTACTTTCCTAGTGGTTTGTGAACACCTTCTGTGGTATCCATGATCTTTGACAAGGTGCCTGATGGCTTGATACAAGTAACGTTTTTAGGTGCTGGTAAGCCAAGTTCTTGAGCCATACCAATAGCAGCACCAGTAGCAGTACGCTTCAAGTATTCGTAATCATAGCTACCCATGTCTGGACGCATTGCAATACCTGTTAAGCCAACTCCGCAAAGACGCAAGAAGTAATTGTTAAGATGCCAAGACTCTTGAAGAATTCCGTCCTGCAGGTTAACGCAGGTTTGACGATAGTTTGCACGGGCTGCAAGTCTAATCGCTGCGTGTAAACCCGCTGTGTCGCCCTTGAACTTAGCAATATCAGTTTCTGTTAAGTTACAGAACGCTTTGTTGCCTAGCAAAATCTCAACACAAGGGTTTGCGCCTTTGAACCATGGAGCGCGACGTAGTGCTTCAACTTCATTGATAAAGCCCGGCTCTGATCCACCTGCTTCAATCATCATGCCAAAGATACGCTCTAAGTCAGATTTTAGTGGCTTCTTTTTAAATACCAAGCTATTGTTAGACTGTGTGCGATGTGCATTGTTGTGCAACCACCAGTCTTTCTTGGCTACTGCAAACTCCTGCCATTCAGGTTGGTCATAATCAAACAGCGCAATTTCAGCACTTCTGCGAGAGCTAAGAATAGTACCCAAGTGGTTAACGATATCCAAAATATCCATACGGGTAAGTAAGCTGTCTGCACGGCCATTAAGAATATTGGCAATAGCAATATAAGCAGTGCTAATAGCCGCATCGCCACTAGAAATCCATCCATAACCTTTTAGCCTTTCACCAGCAGGTCGCAGCTGACTAAAGTCAAGCACAAGAGTATCAGCAGGATACTTACCCGCAAGCAGCTTACCAATAGACTTTGCCCAAGCCTCTGCGCTGTCTCCAACTGTGATTGTCCAAGTCTTGGTGTCAGCATCAAACGTTTCGGTATTATGTTCATTACCACCTTTTTCAGTACGAGTACTACGCACTACTCGAATATTTTTAATTGGCTTTGAGAATCCGTTTAGTGTTCCAACAATTGGCTTGAACCCAACACCACAACCTTGTAACAACAACCATAGTACATCAACTACGTCATAGATTGTTTCAACGTGTGTAAAGCTGCAATTAAATTGCGATGCTTCACGAGTTTTAGCAACATTAGTTCCACCAAGCCAAAGCGTACGACCACTCATCAATACTTTGCGATCTAGCATTAGCTGTTCAAGATCATAAAGCTCTGCATACTCTTGGTCATTGAGTTCGCGCCCTGCTGCTCGTTCCCACAACCACTCTTGGTGATCGATAACGCGAGCTACCGTTTCTTGCCATGTTTCAAATTGTTTTCCGTCGTCTGAAGTTGGGCGATTATATGTACGACGTGTAATTACCTGCGCTCGTGTTGATGGTGTGTTCATCTAATTCCTTAAGTTCTACAGTATGGCAGCGATACAATACGTACGCCACCATCAGGTTGTTTTTGTTGTTCAGCTAATTTTTCACTTAGCTCTAGGCAAGCATAATATGCTTTGCGATTTTCGTTAGCGGTATAATGCAAACTACTTACTAATATAATGAGTATAGCTACTACAGCTACTAACACGTACTTTAATTCTTGCATTTAAGTTCCAGTACTGCCGAAACCGCCAGCACCTCTTGCAGTATCGTTCCAAATATCCTTAAACTCAGGCAGCAAAACTGGCATAATCACCAGCTGAGCAATACGGTCGCCGTGCTCGATTTTATAAGGGTCTTCTGAAATATTTTTTAGCAAAACTTTTAAATTTCCACGATAATCGGAGTCAATTACACCAACACTATGTGGGATTGTAATGCCTCTTTTCCCTTGCGAGCTGCGATTGAAAATAAAGCCTCCGTAGCCTTCTGGAATTTTGATCGCTATACCCGTATCCACAAGTTTTTGTTCGCCGGGATAGATTTCAATACAAGGGTATTCACCTTCTGGAAGCCATGCAAAAAGGTCAGCACCAGCATCTGTTGGGTGAGCTCGTTTGGGCAGGTGGGCTCCAGATTGTACTTGACATTCTAGTTGCTGTCTGATTACACAATCACGATTGTGATCGTATTTTGGGTTAATGTTAAAAAAGTTGCTCATTTAAGGTAAATTTCTAGTGTTTCGTTGATTGTTTTGAGGTTTTCTTCGCCAATGGCTTCGGCACAATGTGTAACCAAATCCATTAGCTGGTAGTTGAGTAGCAACAAATCTTTACACTTGTTTAAGTTTTGAATATAAACATACTTACCAGGAATTGGAATACTAGCAGCAATGTCATAGGCTGTGCCATACTGCTTGACCAACTCAATTGCACGTTTGGGGCCAACCTTGTCAACGCCTAGTACATTATCGCCACTATCTCCCATCAAACACTTAATGCTGATGTAGTCTTCTGGATCAAAGTCATAGTGGTCATTCCAGTTGTCAATGGTAACCTCCTTGCGTGTAACATAGGAGAATCGTGATACGCCTGGGCCAACCAACAAATCCCAGTCTCGATCACTAGAGATCAACCAAATATCGTCAGTGCTGAGTTTAGACTTTTGTGACACAATGTATGCGGCAATGTCATCAGCCTCAACGCCCTGAAACTTTAGCACTGGATAGCTTGTGGTTTCTTCGATTTGTTTGATTGTGGCTAAGAAGTCTTCAAAAAAGATTTCAAAAGCAGCGCGTTCAGCGTCTGTTTGTTCAGCTTGTTTGTCTTTGCGGTTTTGCTTGTATTCAGGGCTAAGTGCCTTGCGATAGGTGGAACTACCTTGATCGCAAGCAATAATAACGTGCGAAGCTTTATAAGATTTTTTAAGACTGTCTACTGTGCGAATGTAGTCTAATGCGAAGTCAGTAGCTCCACTATGCTTATAGCGAAAAGCCAAGTTTAGTGCGTCTACAATCAAAAGTGTATTATTGGTTGCAGTAGCTTGTTTAAATGTAATACTCATTGGTTATATTCTTGTGGTTAAGTGTATATTATACACTGTTAACCTTATTAAATCAAGTTACAAATTCAGGTTGCTCATACTTTAACCAATCCTCTAGGAGTGCTACATAGAACTCATGAGTTTCGTGATTGTAGTAAATGCATCGGTAGTTTTGCGAATTAGGCATATCGTCAAAAGCCACAAATACTTTGCTTCTGTTAAACTTGAATATTAAAAGCGGTTTCTTTTCTACTTGTTTGCCTTGACGTGTAGTTTGTTCCCAAAATTCCACTAGTTGCGGAGTTTTTGAAGTTAACAGATGCGAAGTAAGGTGGTCTTCTGCGTAACCTTTGACTTCCACACACCATAGATTAGTTCGCCCAGGCACATAAAGATCGCCTTTTAGCAAATGTTTAGGGTCTAAGGCACCACTTCCAGGTACTCGCTCCCACCCTAAACCGGTATGTTTCTTTAAAAGATCACGTACTGTGGTTTCAGTACGTGCTCCTTTAGCTCTAGCGTCTACGACCATTATGCACGCGGTGTTTTACGTACAGGTTGTACGATAGGCTTGGTAGCCTTGGCGGCAGGTACTGGCTCTGTGGGTGTGGCTGGCTCAGTAGCTGGTGGTGTGGTGGCTTTGCTGGGTTGAAAATCAACCGTTTTTACCTCCAGCTCATCAACACTATACATGATGCTACCAGACTCAGCTTCCATACTGTCTAGTTCGGCTTGTGTTACCACCATGTTCTGTGTTACTGGTTGACGAACACCATTGCGTTCGATAGTAGGCTTAATAGCGCTAATTCGTTCTATTTTAATCATTTTATACCTCAATTTGTGATATGTTATTGCTTTTCACCACGTTTACTTTTTCTAGCAGTGGGTGGCTAAAGCCATGAGACACTAAAAAGGTATTTAAGTGCTCTTCCCGCAATAAAACTTCAATTAAACGCTCTTTGCCATCTACGTCTAATGTCTCAACCGTCTCGTCCAGAATCAATAAGTTAATTCTAGAACTAGATAAAGTTTGCATTAGTTTACGTATAGCTAAAAGCGTTGCTACGTTTACTCTAGCACGTTCGCCTCCCGACAGTGCTAACATTTCAATATCTTTGCCGTTATCTGTGATAACAACGTTTAACTTATCGCTTGCGTTTACTCGGAAAGCAATTTGGAATCTTCCATCAGATAAGTCTACCAAGTATTTGTTAGTGATTTCTTCCAAGTCTTTTACCAAGCATTCGATCTTGTAGGCAACCAAACCTGTTGTTGAAAAAGTTTTAGTCAACACGTTAATAATACTCATGCGCTCTGAAAGCTCATGCAGCTTAACTGAGTAGTTTTCTAACTCCTCATTCATTTCGACCATTTGCTTGGAAACAATCTCAACTTTGGCATTATGTGCGCTTGCTGATAGGTTACGCTTTTCAGCTTGAGCAATAGCTTCTTTTAAGGCAACAATAGACTTTTGTAGTCCAATAAACTTAGATTCTAGTTCATTTTTGTCTAGCAAATCTGTTTGGATACTATCATCAATTAGTGCATGGTAACGCTCCCACTCTTCTTTTGATTTGTTGGCAGTATCCCAGGCTTGCAGCTTTTTGGAAATAGCACTACGCAATTCTTCAAGTTCCATTAACCTGTTAGCAATGCGAGTACTACTGGCTTGCGCAGATTCTTGAATTTTTGTTTGTTCTGCAATCAATTCAGCAATTTTGGCTTCATCAATTTCTTGCAAACAAGTCGGGCACGTTCCGTGCAAAGCACTGATCTTTTTGGTAAATGCTTGCGAATCGCGAATGGTTTTTGACAATTCCACAGATTGGGTGGTTAGTGCACCAGCTTCTGTTTGCAACGGCTTAGGGTCTTCAGTTGGCTTTTCTGGAATAGGAAATAACTTGATTTTTGCTTGTACTTGCCGATAAGTATTGTTTTGAGTAATCTTTTTATTGATAAACTCCAAGCTTTTTAGTTGTTTGTCTACTTCTGTGGATTCAGTTATTAGTGCATCGTCCACCACGGGAACCTCGCAATATTCTTTTAGCGTTAGGTCAGTACCCGAGTACTTGTTTAGCCAAGCATTAACTGTGTTAACTTGTGCCTGAACTTGTGCAATATCTTTGCTGAGTTCTTGCGCTGTTTCTTTGAAAACTTCTTGTGCCTGTGTATACTTGCCTAAATTTAAAATCTCAATCAAGAACTTTTTACGAGCTGTATCAGGAGCAGTTAAAAACTCTAGGCTACTAGAGCTACTTTGGTAAACAATCTGTGAGAATGTTTTGTGATCAAAGCCTAGAATTTCTTCTATGTTCTTGTAAGTTTGTGTACTAGTGTGTGCACTAATATCCGCACCGTCTTTGTATAATTTAACAGTTTGTGTACTACCACGAACAGTTACAATCTTGTACTCAGTACCATCTTTGTCTAATACCAGCTCAATTGTATAAGACTTGGCTTTAACATAGCGGTTAATAATGTCTGCCTTTTTAATAGACTTGGAGTTCTTGTTAAAAAGTACTTCTTCTAAGATCAGTGCAATAGAGCTTTTGCCGTGACCATTCTTACCTACAAGTTGTGTAAGAGGTGCAGCAGCAAAGTCAATCTTGTTGTCTGCACCGTAACTGAAAGCGTTAGACCATGCTAGTGTTTTTATTGTTATCATCTGCTAGTTTCTTTTTTAGCTCTTGCAATCCGCCCACATATTCACCATTGAGAAAAATCTGCGGAACGCTACGAGCGTGTGGAACTTTTTCAATCAAGTCTTTTTTGGTAAAACCGTTAATGCCTAGCATTTTTTCAGTATACTGAACTCCAAAGTTGTCTAGCATACGTTTGGCTTCGGTACAAGCAGGGCAGTTAGTTTGTGACCATACTTCGGCAGTTGAGTTACGTAAGTTTTTCAGCATGATTTTGCATCTCCTGTAGAACCTTATCAATAGTTGGTTCTGGTAGTTCTAATATATAAGTCAAGTATTCTTTGACTTCAGCGTCCAGCGACATTTCAGGGTCTAGCATTAGTGCAGAATCTGTGTCGCGTTTAATAACTTTTGAAGCAATTAACTCTGAATCTTGCAATTCTCCGAGTTCTTGCATATCGCCTTGCACCTCATAGATTGTGTGGTCAAAGGAGGTGGCATTGGCGGAGGTGGCGGCCTCTTCGGCAGTGATTGTTTTCTTGATGAGCTGCGGTAAGTTGAATTTCCGCCACTCATGACTGAGATTATCAGCATCAAGGATAATAGCGCCAGTGTCGACTCTGCTTCGGTGAAAGCTAGTAGTATAAGGGCTGCCAGGATAAAGAATATTGCGCTGAGAGTTTTCATATGAGTGCAAGTCACCTGCCAAGACTATGTCCCAGCGGTTAAAAATATCCAAGTCTACTTCTGGTTTAACGTGTGGAGGAATCTCTGCACGAACGTGAGTGCATAAGATACGCCCAGAGAACTCACGACCATACTTTTCAAAATCTTTGAGCTTGTTGTACGGAATAATGTCTAAATCAAACCCAACATTCTCGTAGTAGTCATCCACTAGACGTACCAGCGGGTTTAGTCGGTGTGTGGACTTTTTGAGATTTGACAAGAAAGTGGTATCTTTCTTTAACATTTCATGATTGCCTGGATAGATTAAGGTGGGCTTTTTAAAACTCTCAACAAAGTCAAAGTAAAGCTCTACTTCGTCCATTGTTGGTAATCGGTCGAATACATCACCACCAACAATTACCAAATCAGCATCGGCCTGCATTTCAGCAAACTGCTCACAAAACATCTTAAATCTATTACGCGCCCAGTCTACTGGAACATTCTTCTGACCTAGCTTAATGTGTACGTCAGCTGTAAATAGTATTTTCATTGTGTATAAGATAAGAAAGCCCGTTAAACCTTTTAGATCTAACGGGCTATTGGTATATTAACCTAGTTCTTTAACTGCTTCTTGAGCGGCATCGTCGCCAGCTTCGTCATCAGTATTAGAGGTAATCTTTTCCAACAATGCCAATACTTCGGCTTCGGTTGGACGAGGGTACTTTTCGTCAATGTTTTTAGCAGCCTGAGCTACTTCGCGTTCTTCTGGTGTAAGAGCACGTTTTTTGCACTTTAGTGGCTTAAGATCGTAGCTGATGTTAAAAGCCAATGGGCCTGTTTTAACACGGTTGAATACAATGTCAAAGCCTTCGTCAAAATCTGTTGGGTCAAGTTCCAGGTCAGCTGCTGTTGAAACAATTTGTTCAAACAGTTTCTTTTTCAAGTTCAGCGCCTTAACTTTACCGTCTTTGGGGTCAATACAGTTAACTGTGTAGCTCCAAGAACACTTCAGGTCTGGAAAGTATGTTGGGACATGATCTTTTTCCAGATTATCAAACTTTTCTTTGTCACGACTGAAAGCCAAGCACTCGATTGGAATGTCTTTGTTGTTGCTGCCCTTAACCCAGTAGATATAGCGGGGAAGAACTCCGCCAACCAATCGCACTGTGTTTTCGCCGTCTTTGTATTCGTATGCCTCAACTTTGTTAGATTGAGCCTTGCCTTTGGTGTTTTTAAATGAAATTGCCATTTTTAGTTGCTTTCGTATTTGAAATATATTTTGTTTTGTGTTATTGTGAGCAGAGGATTAGTTTGTAGTAGGCTGGTATCGATATCCTTAAAGTAACTTAAGTCTAGGTAAGTAACGCGATATAATTTGTATAAACTGTAATCGCGTCGTCCTGCTAATCTTATGTATTGCGCTTTGTGTGCAATATCTGCTGTGTCAGTAAAAAGCTGATAGGCATTTAGTAAGAAGCTGTGTCCTGATAAGTTTTTGAGTGTAACTCTATCACGATGGTTTTTAGGTATTAGCTTTCTGCCAAAATGCCGCTCAAGCATACTTAACATTAGTTTAGGGTCACATTGAGATTCTGCTTCCAGTAATTCTAAGTTGAAAAAGAGTGCCATATCTTGAACTCAGACTATATTATATCATAATGACCAAGTGCTGACAAGTGTAAATTTGTCATACCGTTACTATCTTCCAGCCTTTACGCAAATAAAGCGCAAGGCGATCATTGTTTTGTTTTTTATCGGCAAAACCGGCAAAGTTAATATCTACAACTAGCGGCTCTAGTTTGCCCTCGTGCATACGCTGTACGCGACCAACGACCTGTTCTAGTAAACTATCGTTTGACATTGGTACTGCTAAGATTACACAACTGAGGCTGTTAACAGAAATGCCTTCTGAGAAGATTTGCCTTGAGCCTGCAATAGCTTTTTTCTCTCCACTGAGGATTTGCTCTTTGACGAGTTTTCGTTCTTCAAACTCGGTGTCGCCTGTAACAAGCGCGCAATCTTCACCAACATATTCTTTAACTTTCTGTAGGAATTCTACTCTGTCTGCAAGGATTAGTACTTGATGCCCAGCTTCAATGTGCATCATGGTTAAACCAGCAATAAACTGCTGATAGTTCTCGCTAGAACATAAGTCCGTGATCTTATCAACCCAAGTTGCTCCAGGCTTTAGTGTAATACCAGACTTAACAATGTGCACTGTTGGAGTCATGGTATTAGACTGCGGTGGTTTGTAAACAACCGGCCCAAAGTAATCACGGAAAAGTATGTGCTTGCCGTCTTTGCGAATCATTGTGCCACTTAAGGCAATGCGGTAACGGGCGTGGAAAACGTCCACTGTTTGTGCAAATGTAGTGGCAGGACAGTGGTGGGCTTCGTCCAAGATAATAGTCCCAAACTCCTTAGCCAGCTCCGGCGCAACTTTGGATAAGGTTTGGATATTGGCAACTGTGATAAAGTGGTCGGTGTGGTCCATTCGTCCACCACCAATAACTCCGCACTGCGTCCCGAATAAGACTTCGATTTCTTCACACCACTGGTCTCGTAAGGCTGCGGTGTGGGTAATAACAAGAGTTTTTTGTCCGAACTTGTGTGCAAGGTGTAAGGCTGTAAAAGTCTTTCCCCATCCCACAAGGGCATTGATAAAGCAGGTATCGTCGATTGGGTCATAAACGACTTGCTGTTCGGGTCGTAAACCGAATTTAGGTGTTGGGAATGGAACATCCTCAAGTACTCGTTTATCAATGATTTCATAGTCTTCCGGTATTAAGTCTAGGCGACCTTGCGGAATTGACAAGATACCTTTAGGTAGCACCTTATAGTTCTTGATAGTTTCAATGGTAGCAAATTGCTTGCTACCAGTGTCTTTTTTGATTTTATAAGTAAGTTCTTTGATAACTGTTTTGGTATGTTCTACACCAGGATTATCCATGTATATTCGGTTTGATATTACTGCTTTGGCCATGCTACCCTTATACCGATGTACCAAAGATCAACTCTAGCAAACCAATCACCTTCATGTAATCCAAAGCCTAGTCGTAACATTCTGTTAAGTTTATCTAAGCTAAGTTTTGTTATTTTCATACCATTCTCCAACTATCTGGCTTAACTGTTTCGCAAAAGCCATAAAAAATAAATCCCATACCAAGTTTTAGTACTCGGGCAAAGTGCTGATGTTCACTAGGACGTTGCAGTGATTTGAATCGGCTTGAAATGCCCACCAATTCAACCACACACCCTAGACCATCCGCAGGTAAAACTTGTTTGATTGGTTTTGTTTGCAGTTTGGCGCGAGTATTTTTTTCGTATTGAAATACTCTGCCACTGCTATCAACAAACCAAGTTGTTGATTTTGCAAGTTTTACTAAGTCTGCTAAAAAGTAGATGGCTGTGCGAATTGGAAACAAATTTTCGTCCTGGCTTTTAAGCTGTAGTCGACGTAACCCAAGTGTTTTACCACTTAGGTTAGCGTCGTCTACAATTCGTAAGGTTACACTCTCGGTATTAGCTTCATCAACATAGTGCGTGTGATAAAACACTAAGCCATCATGTTGCTCAGGTTTGCGCTCACCCAGCCTGAACACGGGCCAAACTATCTCCGATAATTTCGTATGTTTCGACAAAATGTCCAAAGCTATAGTCCTCTCCAATATCTTGATCCACACCGATTGGGGTGTTTGGAATCTCGCACCCCCACTGGTGTTGAGTGTTACGCTTTAGGATCTCGCAGTATTCCACCACATCTTCGTCTTTTACTAGCGCAACAATCGAGTCATGAACCAACATAAAGATTTTAGCATCTAGCCCTTTTGCTGCCACTTCATTAGCTGTTCGCATAGCTCCAAGTAAGTTAACATCACTGGCAAGGCTTTGAACTTCGGCGTTGATTCCAGAACGCACTTCGTGGGCTGCAATGCCTTTATCTGCGCTAAAGACATTAGGTAGTCGGCGTTTCCGGCCAAAGAATGAGTATGTGTAACCATTAGTTTCAATAAAACGTTTGCGATCATCAAGCCATTTCTTTAGCTTGCTGAACTTTGTAAAGTATTGTTTAATATCATCACGAGCTTGTTCAACTGGATAGCTTTCACCATCTGGCAGACCTTTGGTAACAGTGGCCGCTACTTTGTTAGCTCCGGAACCGTACAAAATACCGAATGAAATAGCCTTAGCACTCTGACGCATACTTCCAAACAGCTTTTTAACATCCTCAACAGCACATGGTAGCGAGAACACCATTTTGGCAATCGTTGAGTGAAAGTCACCGCCTGAGCTGAAAACTTCTTGTAGATTCTTATCACCCGATAACACAGCCGCATAATACATTTCGGCTGTGGTCAAATCCTGCGATACGATTTTATAGCCAGCTGGAGCCTGAATACAACCTTTGATAATAGGGTCGTCGCGAGGTATTTGCTGAGCATTGAACTTCCCAGAACTACTAAGACGACCACTAGTAGTAAAGATAAGGTTAAAATTTGTACGAATACGACCATCGCGGTCAATTTCCGGTAAAATCTTTGAAATATAGGTGTTTTGAATTTTGCCAAGTTGTCGTACCTTTAAAATCGCCGCTGGTAGTGGATGTTCTTCGGACAACTCGCCAAGCACTTCTGCGTCAGTTGAGACGGCTCCGGTAGCAGTTTTCTTACCAGTGGGATTAAGTCCCAGATAATCAAAAAGCACAACACGAAGCTGCATAACTGAGTTAGGGTTGAAGATTTTACCCGAATCTTTTTCATATTGCTTGACAGCTTCAAAACTATAAACAACCTTTTTGGCTTCTTCAATCTCGTAGTCCAAGTACTTGCTGGCAGCAGCCATGCGCTCTGTGCTCATGGGAATACCAACTTCTTCCATATCCATCAAGAACAGTGTACCTGGAATCAGGATTTCTTCATAAACTTTACGCAGTTTGTCATTAGCTCGTACAATGGGCCAGAACTTATGGAAAAGGTCGTATGTAACGGCTGTGTCAATCGAAGCGTAACGACTAATAGTGTCGAACGGAATAAGGTCATAGGTAAAGTCATCCTGCAACATACCATTGGCAGCACAGTATGCCTTTTTATAGTCATCTAGTTCCGAATCGTAATCACCGTAGTTTGTGTACTTTAGGGCCAGCGGCTTCAAACCATGACTATCAGTCTCGTCTAGCACGTAGTGCATAACCATTGTGTCATGTACACGATCACGAGGGAAGTCGATATCAAGGTGATACTTAATCATCTTAAAGTCAAACTTCATGTTGTGAAACACTGTGTAAAACTCACGGGCAATCTTACGCATCAAGTCTAGGCACACGTCGTCTAGACAATCAGTTAAAATATATCGACCATGCTGAGTTTTATAACTCATAGAAACGCCTAACACATAACCATCGCGTGGGTACAGACAAGTTGTTTCCGTATCCCAAGCAACATAGCCTTGGGCGTTTTCTAGCACTTCGCGCAAGAAACGCTTGGCTTCGGCAGTATCATCAATGCCTTTAAAATCACCCTGAATATTGGGTTTTAGCTGGCCTTTGATATATTTGTGAATACGGTCTACAGCACGCTGAAAGTCAGGCTTACCTTCTGGCTTAAAACTCAACATAGCTGGATTAGAGATAGCAATGAACTTGTCATTAACAAGCTGTCCGGCCATGTTTGTAACCGACGTAATCTTTGCGTACTCTTTGGCAGCCTCTGAACCAACCAAGATAACAAAGTCGTATTCAGTAAGGTCAACTTCTAGATCAACGTCTTTTTTCAGCAACTTAGTAATTGGCACTGAACTCATGTGAAAATGGTCGAACTCAAACTCAAAGTAGTCTGAGTAACGAGTGCGGTTCGGTGCTTTATCAATAACTGCAATTTTCATTTATAATTCCTTGTGATACTTTATTATAGCGTATCTAAGCTAACATTTCAAGTTTATTTATTAACATACTCTGCGATTGATCGAACGTTTTCTTGATCGAGATCACCAGGGTCTGTGCCGTCAGGTAAGTCAACAATTTCTGTGATAAAACCCTCCGCTTCTAGCAGTGGCTTTAAGTTTTTTGCGGCACTACGACCTGCATCATCACCATCAAACAGCAAGTAAACGTGTGTGATGCCTTGTGCTCTGAATGGCAACAGCTTTTGTTTTGTGTCGTTTTGAAGTGTGTTAGTACCAAAAGCACACACAACATTCTCACAACCGTTGTCGTATAAGTTCAACATATCAAACAAGCCCTCAACAATTACCATTGATGAGTAACCACTAGGTAAATGTGCTGGGTAAAGCGGAATCTTTACACCTTGAGGATAGTTGATATATCTGGGATTGCCGTTGGACATTGTGTGTCGGCCAACAAACACTTGCGTTTTATTGGTAATATCTTTGATTGGAAAGATAATACGGTCTTGTAGCTTTTCTACTTGATTTGTATAAAAAGCCCCAAAGTGTTTGAGGGTTGCAGGACTAACACCACGAAACTGTTTTGTCCAAGGTGTGTAGCCTTGTGGCAAGTCTAGTTCTTGACCAAACTTTTTAAGTGCATCCAGCTTTTCTTTTAATGCCAGAATCTTCATTGGTACTAGGTTGGTGAACACACCATAGTATTTGAAAAGATTTGTTTTAAACCCGCAGGCAAAGCAATGGGCTACGCCCGTTACTTTGTCTACTCGAAAGCTAGGGTTGGAGTCTTGATGGTCTGGATTTAAACATTTGATAAGATAGTCGCGACCCGAAACACTAAACTTCAGGTCGTTTTTCTGGATAAGTTCTAGTACTGGGTCGCTCATGTTTTTACAATGTCTCCGTTACATAGTTGGTGTAACATATAGTGTGGTATTAGATATGGGTGTTCTACATACGCTTTGTTACACATTTCACAGATTGACCAAGTACCGGCCCTACGAAATTCAGGACAGGGTACTTGGCCCATTAATTTATCAAAAGCCGCTTCTTCACAAGAAAGCAGTGCCCTAAATCCTAAATTATACTTCATATTATGTGTTTATTTTGTAGAAGTTCTTGCAAGCTAACCATCCGTTTTGAAAGGCCAGCAGCTCTTTCCATACTGGATGTTCGGGATGATCGTGAATATTTACAGGAAATTCGGGATTATCTCGGCTAAACCAAAAATCAGCACTAATATACGCCATTTCAGCATCGTCTAGGACTTCCCGTAATTCGTTTGTGTTGTACATTATGCGTTCCAAGGTAAGTCAGCACCAGCATCCGATACTGGTGGAGCATCGTCTTGTGCTTTCTTACCGGCTTTCTTTATCGTCTCTTTAGCTTGTGGGCGATCCACGCTCTGTGGGCTGATGCGTAGACTATCCCAGTCAATCGGGCACGTAAATGCCATTTCCTTGCCCCCACGAATTTTTGTCGTCTCAAAACTGATCGCATTAGTTTCTTTGTCATGCGCTTCCATAGTAAGGGCAATATCCGCTGCGTCCAAGATACCTTTCGCAAAGCGGGCTTCCCCGTCCTTATCAATCTGATACGGGCTGACCATGACGATTTCATACTTACGTGCAAGGTTTTTGAGTTTCTTTGAAACTTCGATTTGTGGTTTCCAATCATACTGATCGTTACCTTCTAGGACAATTTGGTTCAAGTAATCTACCACTACTAGTTTGAGTTTATCGCCGAACTTTGCTTTGGCTTTGCCAATGTGCAAGTCGATACTGCTTAGGGTCAAGTCACGGTCGTCAACAATAATCATTTGATTATCAGGCTTTAGACTGCAACTACGTACCAGCATTTCTTCAAACTTAAAGCGATCACGATGACGCAAAAACTCTGAAACTAAGTCTTCACCACCAACAAACATTTCTGCACGAGCTTTTACAACTCGTAATAGTTCGTCATCAGTTAGTTTGTGTTGCTTTAGGTTCTGCAAATTAACATTAGCTAAGATACTTAGATTACGCTCCATCGTTTCTTTAGCAGTCATCTCAATTGAGAAATAAATGCTTGAGTTGCCAGATTCGTACTGATTAATAAACAAGTTGCTACTAGCAATAGATTTACCAGAGCCCCGCTTACCTCCAATGAGAATAAGTTCCTGGCGAGCAACACCGCCAAGAACACTGTCAAAGCTATTGTTAAGTCCAAGATATACACGTTCTTTCTCCAAGTCTTCTGGATGCTGAAACATCATCATATCAGCCATGGTAAAGACTTTTTCACTTGTGTGTGTCTTTTCCTCAATAGTCAGCGCAATTGTCGCTAGACTTTCTTTTATTTCGTTTGTATCGTAGAGTGGTAGTTTATCTACGAATTTATCTAGTAATTTTACCGTTTCATTCTGAGTGTATTGGTCGATTAACGCATCCAATGCTACTTCAGCAGAAACGTCTGGTACCTCGGTTAACCGGAGAGTCGCCAGAGTTTTAGACGCCGGACCCTCCCTTAAGGTTAGCTCAAGATCGTCAAATGACGGTATAGCGCTGTACTTCTCGTAGTACTTATTAACGACGCTATACAAGGAAGAGTACGCAGGGTCTAAGAATACCAACTTCAGCTTTGCCCAGATATCTAGGTTACGCTCAGTTAATAATTTGTTTAAGACTACTGCACTAGTATCCAAGTTACCCTACTTTCGATTCGTTGTCTATTAGAACTTGATCTACGATTTCGGTTACTTTATACATAACTTCGTCCCGTAGCTTTTTAATATCTTGTTGATAAGATGCACCACTATCGTATAACAAACTAAGCTGCTCATGCGTAATAAGCTGCTGTAGTCCAAAATAGATGTGGTCATAGGCCATAGTAGATTCTGGTGTAATCTCTACCTGTGCTGCCTTGCCATAATTATGCACAGCCTGTTTTACGACTTCTTCCATCGTGAAAGACTCGTTATCATGGTATGTAATAGTTACTTTCATACTATGAACTCCTTAAACAGAAAAAGCCCGGGAGCTTTATGGGACTCCCGGGCTAATTGGTTAAACCAAATTAAGCGGCTGCTTTGGCTTCGGCCTTAGCTTTTTTAGCTGCACCGTCATAGTCAGCAACTTTGATACCACGGCGAGTCAGCAAAGTACGCAGACCACGTTCTGTTTTATCAACAGCAGCTGCAATTTCAGCAACAGTCATAGTGTGAATCGCTGTACCCAGTGCAGTCACTGCATCAACAGATTCTTTAGCATGAGATTCTTTTTGTGCGGGAATCTTGGCAATCTGACCCTTACGTGTCAAGCTCAGAGCCTTACCACGAACTGAAGCAACAGTCTTGTTCAACTTGCTGGCAATATCTTCGATAAAGCTACCAGCTTCTGCCATTTTCACAAAAGTGGCTTCTTCGGCTTCAGTGTAAGTGCGAGCAACTTCCACTTTTTCTGCTGGCTTCACTGAACCAGTCAGTTCCAAAGCAAGCAATTTACCTTGGATTTGTTTTGCCGAGAACTTGCCACCAGCAAAGTTTTCAGCGATTTCTTTGTAAGTCAAGTTACCGGCATTTGCTTGCACGAAATCAGCGAGATCAGCGCCTTCGTCAGCAGTAAATGCGGAAGTTTTTTCCTTGGCAAGACTAGCAACTTCACGGTCTAGTTGACGCAGCTTAGAAGCGATACTACGAGTAGTTTTACCAAGTTGTTCAGCAGCACGCTCAACAGACTCAACGCTAACAGGGCTTTGTGATCCAACGATGTTCATCAGTTGGTCAACAGCTTCATCGGACCAGTTTTTAGTAGCTTTTTCAGTCATTTTTGTTTTCTTTCAAGAAAGTATTTAGGTTTGTTATAATTGGGATGCCGAGGGATTCGGCTTTTTTGCGTTTTGTACTAGCTTTATCTTCTTCATCAACCAAATAGTCTGTGGTTTTTGTTACAGACTCTACTGCTTTGTATCCAGCAGCTTCCAGAGCTTGATATGCTTCTGCTTTGTTTTTGTAAGAAGATAACTTTCCAGTGATACAAACAGTTTTAGAATTATTGTTACTGTTTGATGTGGAATTTCGATTAGATTTGAAAGAGAACGGCAAAAACTCTCGCAAATCAGGGAAATCTGTTTCTAGCCAAGTAATTAGGTTTTCGGTAACTTTGTCACCTAAACCAGCGGCTTTGCACGTTTCGTATGTGATTTCGTCGATATGTTCAACTACATCACAAATTTTCTTAGAAGCCGTTTGACCAACCAGAGTAATCGAGAAACTTGCTAGCACTGTGGCTAGATCAGCCGATTTGGCTCGTTCGATTTCATCAAGTAGTTTTGCGGCAGTTTTTTCACTACCTAGGGCTTCTGAGACTGTTTCCAAATCAAGATAAAACAGCTCAGTCAAATCTTGCAGGTCAAGTTTTTCAACTGACTTTGGGCCCATACCTTTGATGCCTAGTGTCTTGCAGAAGTGTTCAACTTTTTTGGTAAGCTGAGCACCGCAAGCTGTGTTGCGACAAAACAATTGATCGTTGACCAATTCAAGTTTGTAGCTACAGCAGGGGCAGGTTGTTGGGATTTCGATCTTCATGTTGTTTTATCAATTTGTAGACTATATTATATCTGATTGGGGATGCTTTGACAAGTGTAAATTTTTATTGCTCAAGCATCAACTTTATGCAAAATGCAAGGAATGATTTCACCGGCTCTGATAACAGCAACTGTGTCACCAATACGCAGGTCTAGCATTTCAATAAACCCTGGGTTATTTAGCGTAGCTCGTGAAACAAGAGCGTCACCAATATACACAGGCTCCAGAATAGCAACCGGGGATACTTTACCCGACTTGCCAACTTGCCACTCAACTGCCAAAAGTTTTGTTTCCACATGGGCTGCTCGTTCTTTTTTAGCATACGCACCACGCGGATGCTTGGCCGTATACCCCATTTCGTAGAACTCTTTATTGTTATTGACTCGGAAGACAATACCATCACACGGAAATATTTTGTCGAGGTCTGGTTCATTGATTACGCTAAAACCTGCTGATTTTAGCAGCTCCATGTCTTTGTTAAAAGTATCTGATAGGCTAGGTTGCACACCATAAGCAAAGAAGCTAAGTGCACGTGACCGAAACTCAGCAACATCTTTTAGGTTAAGAGCACCTGCTGCGTAGTTACGAGCATTTTCGATATTAAGTGGGGCTGCAATCTCACCAGTGATCTGGTGTACGCCCTGAAAGGACACTGTTTGTGGAACAATAGGATTGCCCAAGAATTTGTCAGTAACAATCTGACCTTCTACACCATCCCCACGGGTAAGAACTCGAACAAGATTACCATCAACATAAAGTAGGCTAAGAGCTGCCCCATCCAGCTTAACACTAGTAGAAATAGATCGAACGCCTTGGAGAGGTCTGGTACCTTCATCTTCATAGTATTTTTGCAACGAGTACATTTGGTACAAGTGTCGTTCAGTTTTGGAATTTTGCTTAGTACCCACAGCACCATAACCCACACTTTCAGCAAGCGCATCAAACTGTGCATCTGTGATGAATGGTGAGCCTGCATAATAAGCGGCTGAAGCCGAATCTAAATATTGTGTAATTTTGTTCATAGATATTATTATAACAGTTTAGGGTCACAGAAACAAGTTAGGATTTTAGCCGCTCACTGTAGTGTTTGATAATTTCTTCACCTTCAGCCACACTGCAAATTTCAAACAGGCCATCTAGAAGTGCATAGATGTTTTCAGTGCTGGCCGGAATACTCACACCCTCACGACTAGGAACCCAATCCCCTTCGTAACTTAAAAAGAACTTACGAAGCTGAATATAGGTTGTGTCACGAAAATCATTTACGGCTAGTCGAACCTGAAAACCTTTGTCCATGTTTTCTTCGATTGTTTTTGAGTAGAGTATATTCTCGTCCATAAGTTTTGGTACATTCCATAGGTTGATAGGCCCAAAGTATAGATCTGGCCACGTAATCTTTATCATGTATAATTATTGGGGTTTTGGCGCAGATATAATTTTAAGCAGGTTTTCGGGTGTTGCTTCTACTGCCCAACGCACTACAACCCAATCCTGTATACAGTTGTGTGCGCTGATGTTTTTGTTAACGTCAAGCCCGTGTGCTTTGTTGTAAGCAATACCCTGACGATGCCAAGTATCCCAATACTCGGCAATAATAGCATCCTCAGAGTATACCATCCACACAGGCTCATTTGTTGTACCAACAGGTTCAGCAAATAGCCAGTGTCTCATTTTACATCTTTCTCTTTGGAGTTGTCGATGCCTTCTTGAATATACCCATCAAGACGTTGTTCAATAATAGTTAGAACTTTGCTTGACAGTTGCTGAACTTTTTCATTCTCGGCAACTCGCTGGGCGGCATAAGCACCTACCATTGTATACGCTGTTTTCTGACTAGGTAAAAGCACTGATATAAACGAGCAAAATAATCCAATACCAAACCATATTTTAATACGCTTCCATATCCAAGGTTTTTTGCTGTCACCGTATTGATCGGATAAGTAGATAAGTAGGCCAAGGCAAGCAAATGCCGATAGTGCAATCAACAACCCTAGTAGTATTTTAATGCTACTAATGGTACTGATCGCGTATACTAGTAGTGCTAAGTCCATGGTATTCCTTACTTGCCAACGTTGACGTTGGTACCTGCACCGATCACCAAAGTGTTACCTTTGAATGTTGCAATAGCTTTGGCAGTTTCAAAAGCTGCTTCAGCTTGTTTCATACGAGCTTGAGCATCCATGTACTGAATAGCACCTGCGTTTTGTGCCAGTGCCGCAATTCGTCGGGCTTCTGCTTCGGCAGTCTTAACTTCAACTTCCTTTTGCTTCAACTCATTCTTAGAACGAACCAAGTCATTTGCACTAGCAACAACTGTATCGCTTGGTTGCACATTACGAATCATAACCTGATTGATAGTAATCGAGCCATCCAGTTTTTCTTCAGCAAGGTTACGAGTGATTTCTTCCTTGATGTAGTTCTCCATTTCAGTGCGGTTGTCTGCCATGTCCAGGGCTTCGTACTTTCGTGCTGCTTTGTAAATTGCATTGCGAGAATTTTGTACAATGTAGTTGTACATCACGTAAGTATCGCCTCTGAACTCAGCATGAAAGCTTTTGTTCTTAGTGGAATACAATTCAGCAACAGCTTGTGGATTGATGTTGTAAACAACCACAGCGTCCAAGTCCTTCATTGTAGAGTTATCCTTGGCAACTGGACTCATATTTTCCAGCGTGACGTTGACATCTTTGGTTGGAAAAGTCAACACATCGCCAATAATAGTTTGGTTCATGCTGCCTGGCAACAATTCACCTGGCTGTACTTGTTTGTAAGCGTCAACACGAACACCAACCTCGCCAGTTTCAATACGAGTGCAAGCACTGGTCAGTGCAACAGCGGCGATAACAGCAGAAATTTTAAAGATATTTTTCATTTAGAACAGTTGTGTGATAGCAAAAAGAATTAAAAGGGAAGCTGTGGCTGCCGCCCCAACTTTAAAAGCAAGTTTGTACTCATTAAGACTAAACTTGCTAACCGAATGGTAAACAAAAGCCACTAGTAGTGCTACTAGTGCAAAAACAATGATTATTTTAATCAAATCCGTACTCCTAGATCACGAAGATGTTGTAGGCTGGCAAGCTCATAGTGTTCCTGCCATGCTGACTGCAACCACTTGTCTGACAACAAGAAGATGCGGTAGATATATCCGTACTTTTCAGTGAGCTTTTCAGACTCAACTAGCGCAGTCGAGTCGTACTTGGTTGAGTAAACTACTTCGCCAACTTTGAAACGATCACGCTGAGCACCGTCTGGAACCATTTCAGGATTGAAATAGCTTGACCCAGGCACACGAATTGGCACTGAGTTTTCTTCTAGAATACGCTTGATAAATGTGGGACTGCGATATGTCATCTTGGAGATAGCGTCCACAGTTTCACCACTTAAGTACTCTGAGATAATAAAAACAATATCATCTTTGGTAGCAGGCTTGCCTCGCAGTTCAGCTTTGCGTTGCGCGGTACGCGCCTGCTTTTGCTTGAACTCCTCAATAATTGCACCAAGACGAGTTGTATTATATGACATACCAAGAATCTGACAAGCGTCCTTCTTGGTAATAGGCTTGACACCTTCTTCCTGAGGCTCAAGTAGGCGGATAACTCGACTAATGTTAGCTGGAGTCATCAATTCTTCTTCACTAGCAGATTTCTTGCGTGTTGCCATATTATACCTCGTTTGTGTAGTCAACTATTAATTGTGCCAAAGCCAACCCCTTATCTGTAAGGGGGCGATTTGTCTTCCCTGGGTCTTTGTCTACTATCAAGCCCATTTTATGGAGCTTATTAGCACTAGCGGCATCAGTACTGAAAATACCCAGTTTAGGATTTTTGGTCATAACATAGTGATCCATGAGAGTCGAAATATCTGTTGGAGTAAATTTCATACTGATTCCTTAAAAGATAAAGGCGGCACTGGGCCGCCTTGGATTACTTGAGTACTGACAGGAAGTACACTGCGGCTTTGCCGGTGAGTTTAGACAAAATGTCTTCGTCAACTGGCTTGCCTGCGTCTTCGATAGCGGCTTTCAAGTCTGCAATAGCAGATTCTTTTGATACGCGTGCTGGCTTGTCGCCAGATGCAGCAGTTTTAGTCTTGCTGGTAGATGCTGCGCCAGGGTCTTTCTTGACATAAACGCCAGCTTGCACCAGCACCATACGCACGCCGTTTGGAGACATTTCGATTTCTTCGGCAATGTCTTTGATGATTTCAGTAGAGTTTTCGGGAGTTGGGCCTGCGGCTTCGTATTTTTCAATAACCGATGCTTTGAGTTCGTCTGTCCAAGTTGCTGCCATGATATGTTCTTTCTGTGATTTAAATAAGTATTATACAGCGTATAGCTGTGTGATTCAAGTTTGAGTTTTTAGACGAATTCCGTAGTAACATTGGTCATGCGACTGGGAACAAAACGTCGGTAGTTGTGTGACAAATCAAAGTCAGCATACAGAGCCATACGTTGATTGTACATGGTATCTTCCAAGGCTTTGAGTTTTTGAACAAACTCAGCATATGCGTCCATGTCCAGCTCAGATACGTCGATACCTTCGATGTGCTCAGTGGGAGTAACCAGTTCCACCAGAGTACGTTGTGATACGTCACCGTTGGGTTTTGTGTATGTAAATTCTTTGATTTTCATGTGTTGGCCTTTGTTGTCTGTCTAAGTATATATTATACAGCGATCAGCTAATGCGTTCAACTGGAGATTTCTTGATCTGTTTTCAGCATTTCTGTTCTTAGACCAACTTCAAACTGTAGTGCCATAGCTGAGTTAAACATTGGAAATACCAGTAGTGGAGCTATTACAGCAGAAATAACAAAATAAATACTCAAACTGAGTTTTGGATACTCTGTAAATGAGTTGACAATACCCGCCGCTTTTGCTTCTTGAAGAATTGGCCAAAACCAGAAATAGCAAGTTGCAAGAGATAGGCTACACGCAAATAGCAAGTAGTAGCCAATCAATTCCATGTTTTGCCTTCGCGCATGAATGCCCGCGCCCCAATGCTAAAGTCAACTTTGCCCTTGGGCAAGTTATCAAAGATTTTGGTACTTGGAGTTTGAAGCGCCGCTTGCTGCACCTTAGGGTTAGTGCTAAACAACTCTTTGGGAGCGCGACCAGTAAACTCTTTGAACAGCTTAGCCAAGCGAATATCACTGTGCGACCACTGAGAAGTAACAGGTGCTTTACGCTTTGAACCAACTTCCAGCAATGCGTTTTCGATTTGTTTGTTGTTGGGCTGTTGCTTAAACAGTTTAGTCAAACGACGCTTACGGTTTGCTTGTGTACGAGATACGCCTTGAGGTACTGCTGCTGGCGTGGCTGGTGCTTTAGATTTTGTTGCCATTACATTAGCTTTCTGATTCTATATTGTTTTGATTCGGGGGACGTTTCGACTAACTCTACGGCCTTGGCTGTTGCTAAGAATTCCAGTACTTGGAAAGCTTCGCCGTAGGTTTGTACTACCACGGAAGGTTCGTTTACTATTGTACTTACTTGTTTTAGTAGTTGCAAAGTTACGTCTTGATACTCAGTAGTAAGCAGCTCGTTTAATAGCTTCTTGAACGGATTCTGGGCGGTGTTTGACTTGGTAATTATCCACATCGGCTTCTGAGTCGCTTTCTACGTATGTTGTGATTTCTTTGGCAAATTTGATTTCACCTGCAATACGCAGGACTTCTTCAAGAGCTACAATAAGTTCTGGTATACTATCAATGGCAATGGGCATATAGCGTTCAGCGCCGTCAGTGATAGCTACTTCGTCAGTACCGCCTGGATTAGTACCATACTCTAGTTGATTGTAGTAGAAGTTACCACGAACATCTGGGCCAAAAAGACCTTGTTCACCAAACATATCGACGTCAGCGGCTGTAACTTGGGCAAAATTAATTTTCATGTGTTTTTAAAGTTAGTTTGTGTTGTTAAAGAATAATTATATCAAAAAGTAATAAAGATTTCAAGTGAATATTTTTACAAACAAAAAAGCCCCTCCACGACGAGGGGCTTGTAAAAGTGGTGCGCCGAGCAGGACTTGAACCCGCGACCAACCGATTATGAGTCGGCTGCTCTAACCAACTGAGCTATCAGCGCGTTTTTTCTACTAAATCTTTGTATCCCCGATCACTGGGATGGATATTATCTTTAGTGGGGTATTTGATCGGCAGTACCACGTCTTGATACATTTCAGCAACTTCGTTTACATATTGCTGAATACGTTCAATGGGTACTTCACTGCCCTTTAAATTACCGTGTGGAAGAATCCAGTAAACTCTGTCAGCTTGAACTAGTTCACGCATATTTTCCAACTCACGACGAGTTTTAACATATTTGTGGTCATTACTACCCAAACTAATAATTACTGTTTTTGCAGATAAATTCTTAGTTAGGTATTTGTTATTCCACTGCCAAGTGTTAATTCCTCCTTTTGAATATGAGGCACACTCTGGACGCTTGGCACTAACACCAACAGCAATCGAATCTCCTAAGATTAAGCACTCTAGCATTTAGTCCTCGAAAATAACGTAATCTTCTTTGCCTACGCCACACTCAGGGCACTCAAAGTCATCAGGCAAAGTGTCCCAAGCACCTTCGGTGGCTTCATCGTGAACGTGGTCACATACTACACAAATATATGTCATTTTACTGTTTCCCAAACTTGTTGATATGCTTCTGCGTGGCGTTGCTCCACGCGCTTGAGTGCTGCAAAGCGTTTTTCAGCTTTTTGTAGAACCTTGATAAAGGCTTCTGCGTGCTCACGAGATTCCTGTGTTTGGTTACGAGCTTCTTGTGCAACTTCGTAATTACCTTCACGAATTGCCTTAGCTTCAAACAATGGATACATCTCTGTGTATTCGTAGGTTTCGCCTTCAATGGCTTTTTCCAAACAAACTTTTGTACTAGGCTTGCCAATTAATAGTTCTAAGTGACCCCAAGCGTGCTTTAGTTCTTGGCTTGCAGTATGCTCAAAGTGGTCAGCTACTTCTGAATAACCTTCTTCACGAGCAATTTTGGCAAAATACATATACTTTGTATAGGCCATGGATTCACCGGCTAAGGCACTCTCCAGGTTTTGTAATGTTACCGACATTGTTTTTTAACCTCTTCTAGAGAAATAGGGGTATAGTTAATACGTTCCATCGAAACATTAAAATAACGACGGTCTGGAATTTGTGATAGCGGCATCTTTACCACGTTTGAGTGTAGGTGTCCATGCACATTTAATCCCCAGCGAGCTAAGCTCTCTGAGTGAATTGGTATATGGGTCATGATTAGACCCTCAAACTGATGACTACCACGAACGTCTTTGAAATGTGCTGCGTACGCAGATAGTTTGCACAAGTCGTGGTTGCCTTTGATTAAAATTTTCTCACCATTCATGCGATATAGAATATCTAGTGCACTAGTCTTGGAACTCATGGTTACGTCACCTAAAAAGTACACTTTGTCACCTGGGCGTACCACTGAGTTGTGACAATTAACAATATGTTCATTCATGTGACTAACTGACTCAAACTCGCGTAAGGCAGTGCCATCGTCACGTTTGAATGTTAGAATATTAGCGTGGTCAATATGGTGGTCGCTAGCAAAAAATATATTAGCCATTAGTATAAGCTCCAGCTAGTGTCCTTACCAACGCGGTGGCCGTCGTGTTCATCTGGATTGTAGTCTTCAAAATAGCCTTCGATGTTGTCGGAGTAGGACTCGTCATCTTCATCAAAGTCTTCAGTATCCACATATTCCTCACGTGGATAGATGCCGTACATTTCGGCATGGTCTTTAGCTCGTTCCCAGCATAGTGCGTACAACTCGTCGTCAGTTGCAGTATCTGAGACTTCCCAAAACTCATGTGAGTCCATGCCAACGTAGCCAGTATGTAAAAACAATACAATTTTACGCATATAATTCCTTAGATTGAAACACTAGTTGGTTGTGGCACAGTCATTTCAGCACCTTGCAGCTGCACATAAACAAATGTCTTACCTGGATACATTTTAGCCAGGCGTTTGCACTCACTACGAGCTTGTGTTGCTGAATATTGCACAGTTGGAATAGCAGCAAAGCTAAGTCCAGTTGCTGGCTGAAAGCTACCAATAATAAACTGTTTGTTACGCACTGTGTCGTGCATTGTGGCTTGATTTGTGATTTTTGTTGTGTTCATGATTTGATGTAATTCGTGTATTGAGTTAATGTCGATGTTGTGGTACTTTGTTAAGTCTGCCACAAATTCTGCCATTGTTAATATTTTATCTGGATTCATAATGCAGAAATCCCCTAAAGAAGTATATATTATACCGTCTTTAGGGGATTTGTTCAAGTGTAAATTTATGTAGTTTAGGGTCAAGGGTAACCCCAATTGCCGCATCCCCTGGAGACTCCTGTACATCGAGTTAGTCCTTAGCGGTTTTAATTGGTACATCCTGACGGGTTTGAACCGCCGACCCGCTCCGTGTAAAAGAGCCGCTCTACCGCTGAGCTAAGGATGCAAATTGGAGCGGGGTACGAGGATCGAACTCGTCTCACTAGCTTGGAAGGCTAGAGCACAGCCACTATACCAACCCCGCGCTGTTTGATTTTTTCTAGTATTTCTAGTTTTTGTTCGTCTGATAGCTTGTACCAGTCTGTTAATTCTGCTGGAGTTCGTTTACATCCCACACAAACTCCGTCCTCTATCTTGCACAGTTTTACACAAGGAGATTCCACACTCATGGGTTTAACATTTGTGGTACACATTCACTACCAGCGCCTTGTGCGCCTGGTTTACCAATCATGTCAGCATAGTCTGAAACCATTGTAACGTAGTTGTAACCTTGTTTGCGTAACAAGTCTACATATATCAATGTTTTATCTAATTGAGCAATTTCAGTACTTTTTGCTTCGCCGTAGTTGTCTGTCCAGTAAACTTTATACATTTTGATTTTGGCCAGTTTGGCGCAATGGTAATTGTGGTGCGGGCAGAGAGAATCGAACTCTCGACAAGACGTTGGCAACGTCCTATTTTACCATTAAACTATGCACGCATTAAAATGGAACATCATCTTCAAAAGATGTGTCATAGTCTTGACGACTGGCAATTTCTGCCAAGTATTCGTATTTGTTGCCATCCATGTATGGGGCAACTTCTTCGGCTTCGTGAATCTTCCAGCGAGCAAAGCTAGCCTGCTCTTGAATAAGCTCAATAGCCTCGGTTTGAAACTTAACGTAACCAGAACGTTCCGCCCAGATTAAGTATTCGTAATGATCTTGGGCTACATCGCACACTCGACAACCTTTTAGCTTGCCAAAAGTGATTGTGTCAGTTATCCCCAGTTTAGGGTCTTTGATGTTTTTAAATGAAATAGCCATAAGAAAGCACACTGTGGCTGCCGGACTCAAACCAGCTTGATTTAATGGATGTGCCACACCAAGTGTGCTGTCTTATGGCGGAAAGCAGAGGAGTCGAACCCCATCCCATTTCTGAGAACCTGGTTTTCAAGGCCAGTCGCAGGACCATCCCCGCTGCATTACTTTCCAAGGACACACATCTCATGCATCTAGTATTTCGTTTTATATACGCGCATAACACTTACTGCGCTGCGATTTATTCGGCTTCTGTGGCCTGTGCTTCAGCTTCACGCTGTGCTTGCATAGCTGTTAGACGACGGACAACTTCTTCAGAACCCATCCAAATGTCTTTGTTGTGCATCATTGAGGAGATTTCTTCAGGTGTCAAAAAGCCTTGATACACTTCAGTCATGAAGTTTTCTGACCAAGTACGCTCAAACTGTAGCTGATCGTACATTTCACCGCCTTTGCCAAATGTTCCAGCACTATAGTTGTGGAACATAAACAAGCTATGTGGGGTTACTTCTTGTGAGTGACCGTGTAGGAAAATCATGGTAGCTGCACTCATACAAGCGCCTTCTACACTGCACACAACGGTAGCATCTGTGTCCGACATTACACGCAAGAACTGCAGCGTGGTAAATAAATCACCACCAGGACTGTTGATGTAAATACGAATTGTATCAGTTGCCGATGCGTTACGAATAACGTCAAACCATTCAATGTATTCTTCAGCGTCGCCAATAGGCCCCGACAAATAAAACTCATGAACGTGTGCGACTGGCTTGGTAAAATTGTTTGAGTATTTGTCCGACTGAAACAATTTAGGGTCGAGAATATTAGACTTCATAAGTTCCTTAAATTAGGGCCAGTATTCTGTTACGAGGAACTGGCCAAACCCTAGGCGGCTGTTAGGCTACCAATGCGAACTGTGTATCGTTTGCGTTTATTTTTGTTTTGCTGTTACGGCCAGGAATCCCCAACCCTACGGCTGTCGCATTGCCGAGTTGTCTACTTGTTTACTCTTTGCCCTGTCGAAACCATGGCAGGCCCATCATAATCAGTCTGTATCTCCGTTGACCCAGTCAACTGTCCAAATTGCCGCTTCTTTAGTTGCTTCCCAACTATCAGAATCAAACAACCAGTTAACTAATCTTTGCCACATACAAACTCCTTATGGTGGACCTGGCGGGAGTCGAACCCGCGTCCAGAACCTGTTTCTGTCCGCTTCATACAACCATATATAAGTACACCCCGCTAAAGCCCTCAGAGGTTTCTTTCATTTAGGACGTGTACTTATATATGGTGCCGGTTGCATGAATCGAACACGCGACCTTCTCGTTACAAGGGAGCTGCTCTACCAACTGAGCTAAACCGGCATTGGGCAGGTTTTTTATAGAAACCTCTCTAAAAAACTATCAACTGTGAGCTTACACCATTAGCGTTGACCTTTTGGTAGCCAATATTATTTTAAGCCATCATGGACTTTGGCTAAGCTGGAGTAGGTGACAGGACTCGAACCTGCATTGAACGGATTTGCAATCCGACGCGTAGCCGTTCCGCCACACCTACGTTAAATTTGTTTACGACGAATACAACCTTCAAAGTTGTCCCATAGTCGCTCAAACTTCATTTGATACATTTGTTTGAGTCCGATCAAATAGTTTTGCTTGGCATCTTCATCCAACTTATCCCACTGATCTAGCATTAGCTGAATGTCATCACAAACATTCCAGCATTGCATGATATTTTGTTCTAGGTCGAAGCGGTCTGACATTTTAGTTAGCCAATACAAATTTTAATCGGTCAGCAGCATAGCTTGCTGCAAAAGCGTTGGGTTTTACTTGTGCATCAACGTTACAAGTACCTTTGATATAACCAATAGCTTGTTGAACAACACAGCTAGAAC